CAACTCACACACCCGTGAGGGTGTGACGCAAAAACGAATAAATTTGCATACCCTATTGGAATTTCAACTCACACACCCGTGAGGGTGTGACCGCCGTCAAGAATGGGCATGCAACCCTCAACAAGATTTCAACTCATTTGGTATCAGCGCATTTTATTGCGTATTATAGCCACTTTCAAGCATATAAAGTATTGCTTGGTGTGTCGAAAGTGTGTCTATGGGAAAATATGCTTTTTGAAAAACACACCACTTTGAAACAGTTGCTGAAAAACACACCATCACACAAAAAACACACCATCAGAGGTGTGTCGAAGTTTCACGAACAATAATAATAATTGGGATAAGACACACCTGCCAAATCACCTTACCAAATCTTGAGACTGATTCATTCACTGGTTCTGGTATATCTGCATATCTATATTTTTAAGCAAAAAAATAAGAGACCACCGAAGTGATCCCTTATCTTATTATTTTGTTGTTTGTTTAAGCATCCATGAATGGAGCTCATCTTCAATTATAAGTATTTTTCTTCCGACCTTAAATGATGGGAAATCCCGTCTGTGACACAGATCATATGCTATATTTATTGAACAATTCAGATATTCTGATAATTGTTTTGGTGTAATTACTTTTGGCTTATACATATTCGCCGCCTTGTTGGACTGTAGCAATCTATTATTCCTCGTCAAGATCATCAAGGACTTCCTTGATACCAACAAGTCCGGCGTATCCACTGCCGCTGCCATCGGTAATAATTGTCTTGACATTGGGATTGATTTTTTCAACAGCCTTCATCTGGACATCGAGCTTCTTATCTTCAAAATATTCAGCAGTGAAAGATTTCTGCTTTTCGAGCTCCGCTTCTTTCTGAAGTCTTGCAACCTCAACGTCGGCTTCGGCGACCTTTATTTTATTTTCAGCAACGATAAGCTCAGCCTCGGCTGCCTTCTGCTTCTCATATGCAGCTGCATCAGCTTCATTCTGGCGACGGACAAGTTCTTTTTCAGATTCTGCCTTCTGCTGATCCACGATCATCTGATTGGTCTCATCCTGCTTCTCTCTTGCAAGCTTAGCAAGCTCAACCTCGTTCATCGCATTTGTCTTCTCGTCAATTTTAGTCTGAATGTCCGCAGGAAGTGAAAGTGTGCCGATCTCAAAGCGCACAAGCTCAACGCCGTATGTATTAAGAAGTGTATCGGCGAGTATTTCAGCTGTTTCGGTCTGTATCTGAGAGCGAGAAGACTGGATATCATATACAGAATAATTCTGAGTGATAACCGAAAGCTTACCCTTGGCGAGACCGTAGATGTCATCATCGACAATGCTGTCGAACTTCTTGGTACCGAAGTTCTTAATAATTGAACCGATATCTCTGGGCTTCACTGAAATATAGATGTCGGCCTCAATATTCTTACCCTCCTTGGTACCAACGGTCATTGACCAGTCTTCCTTACTGTCGTTTTCGGCGATACCTGTCCAGTTACGGGTAACGATAGTGGTGGGATACTTAAGAACTTCCTGAGTTATAGGATTGATCCAGACGAGACCAGTAAGCTGAGCGTCTATTACCGACGTGCCTTCGATGGTATTTGGTGCCCCGTTTTTAATTGTGCGGTCATACTTGTAGCCGACATAGCCTGCACCAATATTAGTGGTGCATACTGCGAAGCCGATGATACCTACGACCAGAACAATGGCGAGGACAACTGTTGTGATAATTCCCTTATTCATTTTTACATTACTCCTTTTGATTTTAATTAAAGAACCCTTTATCGGGTTTATTGTTTCTATTTTCTTGCTTTTTTCTCCTGTAGTAATCAATAATCAGAATGATTATCTTAGCTACAATGAATATAAGCAGAACGAAGATGAGAAGTCTCATCATTTTGTAGTGCTACCGAAGCCGCCATTTCTGATACCGTCGGCGTCATCGTCTTCGATCATAAAATACTGCTGGATTATACCCTGTGCAAAAGCTTCGCCGGCTTTGACGAGTACGGTTTTACCTTCGTGGGTATCGTTGGTGATCTTGGCAAATATATGTCCCTCATTATCCGAACCGCTGTAATCACTGTCGATGATGCCTAAAGTGTTGTCAAGCTGCAGGCGGTACTTGAATCCAAGTCCGCTTCTGGGATAAATGGCAAGGAACTTGTCGTTATCGAGCAGCACTCTTATGCCGGTGGGAATCTTTATTGATTCACCGGCCTCAAGCTTAAACGCATATGGAGCATAGAAATCATAGCCTGCGGAGCCTGATGTGGCACGCTTTGGCAGCTTCAACTGGTCGTACAGCGCTATGTATGCTTCCTCGGTAAGACCGGGAGCACAATTCTTAACATCCTTTAAAAACTGACTTGCTGATATTTTTTCAAATTTCATGATTTCTCTCCTTTTTTATTGCCACAGACTTGGAAGTAAGTCCATAAATATTATCTTGTTATTGGACACACATTCAATCCGTTATCCTTGAGATATTCAATCATCTCATTTGCCGGAAGGCGCTTTATTAAATCCTGCAAAGTATAAATTTCATGTTTTAGATATTCGGTAGTTATTTCGCACGAAACAAAGTTCTTATTGGAAAACTTCGCCCAACCCCATTTTAAAGGTAACTCCGAATATTTATCGCCAAATTTTGATTTTTCCCACGGGAACATGCAGTCGAAACAAGGATATGAACATCTTTGAATAAATTCGTCATATGATGTAATACACTCTGTTTTGGCAGGCTGCATTTCTGTGTAGTACCATCTGCCCCCATAACCACAATACTGGTCAAGCTTTTGTCGGATCTCATGTTCTTCTTTTCTTATCGTTAAAATAAGGGTATAGTATGTTTGTACTATCTGTTTCATTATTTTTTACCTTCTTTATATCTGGCCAATCGACGAATTGGTTAAACCAAGGAGGTGGATTATTCAGTGAATTCCTAAAGGTTTCCACGAAGACTTTATCAAGAATATCATCAATGATTTCACTGTAATCCACTATATCACCTCTTTGTTAAGCGCCTCATAATTTTTCAATAGTTACAATGCAGCTCTTTTTAAGTAAGCCTTTCTTTCTAATATGTTTTAGGGCATATTGAGGACGATCATTAATTGAAACAACCACTACCTTATCCATTGCAGGATTATAAAGTAAATAGTCCCCTATTTTGATTTTAGCATACGGTCTGAAATATTCGTCAAAGCTGCCAATCACTACTTCGCCTGATTTCTGTGGTAGTTTAATCATCGATATCCACCGTTACTTGTATATCATCGTAAAAATCCTTAATGATAGTTGACAGTTCCTCATGTTTTTCTGCAGGAACAAGCATCAGCACACGATTAAAAACATCTTTGAGTTTAAAAATTATAACAATCGTTGCGCAGCCTTCCCCTTGAATTCTGCCTTCTCTTAATCCGATAACGAAAGCGCCGATACATATTGCAACGGTTACTATACCAACAATAACATAAGTCATTTCATTCATCCTTTCAGATAATCAATATAGTGTTCAAGCTCCATTGGTTTTGGTGATTTCTTTTTTGTTTTCACCAATTTATTACCTTGAACTTCACATAAAAAATAAACATCTCTAAGGGCAGAAGATGTAATGGCATGAGTTTGCATGCCATTACATATATATACCGCCCAGATAATTTCTCCTTTGGGAGCTACGAGCATATGACATCAATCCTTTCCAATATTGCTTAACTTATTTATATAATAGCATATTATATCCAATATGTCAAGGGAATTTGGAAATTATTTTAGTCACAGAAAAGGACTACTTTGTTTTGCTTGAAGCTTTTTTGAATATCAATAACACGTTGATTGCTTGAACCGGCAAATGCTAACGATATATCTCTTTTATCTTTTTCATATTTACCGTCAACAAGAATATTACAGCATCTAACAATATCAAGTGGAGATATGCTGTTCGTATTGGCTCTTTTGTTTTCTCTGTCATTATTTAAAATCTCTTCCCAAGTATAACCTGTATAGAGCCAGATTTTTTTGTTTGGAAATTTTTCTTTAACCGTTTTAACAATTTGATAAACAGTTTCAAGATTTTGTGATTCAAGAGGATGTCCCCCGGAAAGAGTTAATCGAGAGATGTATGGTTTATTGAGAACGTCGAGGAGTTCCTGCATCGTATCTTCTGTAAATGATTGTCCTACACTGAAATCCCAAGTTTGAGGATTATGACAGCCGTGGCAGTGGCAGTTGCACCCCGATACCCAGAGTACAACTCCTATGCCTGTGCCGTTAGCAGTATCACATTTATCTATACTTATATATTTCATTCATGCTTTACTCTCATTTTAACTTCTTGCTGTTTGCCTTTATTAAATGCCTCTGTATAATCGCCTGTAAGGTACCCAGTTACTCTGCGAAGTCTGCGAATATTAGGACACCCACACATAGGACACGCATTGTTTATTTCATCGGTGTAACCACAATCGGTACACATATCATTTGGAACGTTGATAGCAAAATATGGAATGTCCTTATCCATAGCATAATTAACGATTTCTTCAAGAGCTTCAAGATTATGTTTCACGGAGCTATTCAGTTCTATATAATCAATACATCCTGCGCTTGAGTAACCCGTGAGCTGTGATTCAATATCAATTTTTTCAAACGGACTCATCTTCTTCCATACAGGAACGTGCATTGAATTTGTGAAAAAGTCTTTATCTGAAACATTAGGAATTTCACCATATCTTGCTTTAAATTTCTGCATAGCTGTGTAACAAAGATTTTCTGCTGGGCTGAAATAGACACCGAAATTAAGTTTATATTGTTCCTTAAATTCAGAGCATCTGTCTTTAAACAGCTTTTCTATTCTTTTGGCAAGTTTCATACCCTCTTCGGTTGTATGATCACAGCCGATAAGAATTTGAAGTGTTTCTGCAAGACCAAGCTGACCGATGGCGAGTGTTCCGTGCTTTAAAGCACTGCGGATATCCTTGCCATCATATCCAGCCATTACATTGTTTTCATACATAAACTTTGCTGACTTGGGATTCTGGGAACAAATCCATTCAAAACGTTCAATGAGCATATCTTTGGCTTCATGAATTTTCAAATCAAGCTTGTATAAAAAAGTTTCAATTAAATTATTTTTAGAATATGCGTCGCTCCCCTGAAGTTCTCTCTTTGACTCCATAGCAAGAGTTGGCATAATAATTGTTACGGGGCATATATTACCACGGCCATCTTTGAGTTGTCCGAAACCGTTTATATCCCAACCATTAGCTGTTCGACAGCCCATAGTGCTAAAATACGTTTTGGGGTCATTTCTGTCATAACCCTCATTTCCGCTCCAATCTACATTTGCATAATTGGGATAAAGTCTCTGAGCTGTAGATTTAAGAGCAAGTTGGAATAAATCGTAATTCGAATCACCTTTTTCACGATTTACACCTTTCATACACTGGAATATACCGCAGGGAAAAATACTTGTCTTATGTAATTTACCAATGCCTTTGATAGATATGTCAAGCAAGGCTTTAATTACAAGTCTACCCTCTGGAAGAGTGCAAGTTCCGTAATTGATGCTTGTAAAAGGCAGTTGATTTCCTGAGCGACTTTGAAGTGTATTGAGATTATGGTACATACCTTCAACCGCCTGATATGTTTCTTTTATGGTCATGTCCATTGCATATTTATTAGCTTTAGGAAAACGTTTATAAAGTTCATCTTCAATAGACATATTATTGGTAATGTAACCATTATCAAAATCTTCTGTACCTAATTCTTCTATATAGATTATCCCATCTTTATAATGCTTATAAAAACTCTTTCTAACATAAGGTATCATAGTCCAATCTAAATGACTGGCTGAAACTCCACCAAACTGTTGTAATGACTGTAACTGAAATATAACTGCCACAAGTTGAAACGCTGTACTTACTGACTGTGCTGGTCTAACGTCAGTCTGTCTTGTATTAAAGCCATTTGCAAGCAAATCATCAAAAGGAACGGTTAAACAATTATGGTCTCCCACAGCATAATGGGAAAGGTCGTGTATGTAAATTTCATTGTTAAGGTGATTATTCCTCGCCATATCTGACATACAATAATCAAGAGCATAACGTTTCATTACAAGGTCGGCAGTTTCACCTATTCTACCACCAAAAGAATGCTCATCGACATTAGCATTTTGATTCTGTACGTTTTCAGCAGTAATCTTTTCTTTAATATCAGACATAAGCTGTTTATACTCATCTCTTGCCATAGCTCGTCTGTATCTATATGTAATATATGCCTTTGCAACTATCCCATCATATTTAATGAGAGCATTTTCAACAATGTCCTGTATCTGTTCAACAGTAATCTCAATCATAAAATGTATCTTACTTAAAACAAAATCAGTTATTGTTTCAGCATCTGTCTGATTCGTCTTATAGTCAGGATAAACCTCTTCATAAGCTTTCAATACAGCATTGTAAATCTTATTCTTATTAAATGGGACTTTATCCCCGTTTCTTTTTACAACTATCATTTAATCACCCTTTCTAATACGTTTATAGTCCGAAACAACAACAACATCTAAGGGGCCCGAATATGTACTCTCATCAATCTCTCCCTACTTTAGGCAATACTTTCATTATACAATCTTGGCACAACTGTTCTCCATCTAATTCTCTGAGATCTTCTGGAAGCATTTCTTCTTCACAGCGATCACAATACCAATGAGGAGAGCTATAATAAGGACAGCCGGAATATAAACATGGCAGTCCGCAGTCCACGCAATCATTTTCATATACTTTCATTAGCTATTACCTCTTATACCTGATTATCTTACCATTTTCCATGGCTACATCTATATACTGAGGGTATTCGCCATCGTTCTTATATGAATTGAACTTATACGCCTTTATCGTAACAGGAAGATAATGACTGTCTTCGCAAACTTTACACTCAGTTTCTGACTTATAAACTGTATTACAGATTTCGCACTGGAACTGGCTTAATGTTTTCATTGGTTATCACCGTCCTTAAATATAATTTCATACATCACATCATTGTGGTATTCCCCATATCTGTCTCTGTAAGCATCGGTAAAAATAAACTTTTTACCGTTATACCTTTTACAAAACTTGTCATAATGACGTTCGACAGGATTACCACCAACCATCCGCCATTCAATACGATGGGGTTTATAATCTTTGATAATATGTCTCATTTCTCGCAGAACGTCTTTGCCGATAGTGGAGTTGTTTTTATCAAATGAATATAAACCAAAGTTACTAATACTTCTGTTGTGCATATCGTATGTATAACAAAAGTAGCCGATGACTTTGCTATTATCGTTATCATCAAGGATAGCATATCTATAATCCCAGCCATCGAATTTATCGGGTATTTCTGGAAGTTCAAAACCGTTCCAGCCCGAATAATAAGTCATTTCGTCATCGTATATGTGTTTCTTTAAGCCATTAAGAACTGCTTCCTTATGAAGCATTGCAGGTTCAAGCATTTATGTATCACACTCCTCTTTAAACTATATCAAACATATTTAATCCATTCGGGATTTACCTCAAGTCTTATCTTGCTTCTCCTACGATACCTTTTGTGTTTACGAGTATTTTTCTGTATGTATGTTCCGTTAGAACACTTATGACCTTTCTTAATATCGCAAAAAGCTTCAAAAACAGGACTGTATGCTTGTTTTATAATATAACCACATTGAGGACAATACCCATTCTGTTCAACAGTTATTATTGAACCCCAGTATTCTTCATCATAAGCGTTATAAGCATATTTACTGCTTTTGCATATTGGACATTTATCTCGTTTATTCATTGCATCACCTTTCAATAAAATGTTTATTTGCTTGATAGAAATTTTCGATTTGCATCAAAATATCTTGCTCTGAGATGTTCTGTATAGCATCTTTGGCAACTTTCTTCTGAGATTGTCTTGTCTCCCTTAGTAATCGTATTGCAATACCACGGACAAGCCGAACCGTAGCAATCACAAAATTCTGTCTTGGAAATACCGTCAGTAGTTTCCGTTATTGTTCTATATGGACACTTCATAAATTATCCCTCCATTTATATCTTTCCTTTTTCAAGAGCTTTCTCGGCTTCTTCTCGGGTAAAGAATATAGTCTTACCAATGTCATCATCGACGAAAGCGAAGGACACAGGGAACTCATCGAAGCTGCAATAATAAGCATTATAGCCATTAGTGATTTTTATAGATGTGACATGTCCCTCATGAGGAATCCCGTCAACAAATTGATCATCTGTCCAAATGGACTGATTTACTTTAACATGAGGGAAAACCACTCCTTTGTCAAGCAAGAAGTCAGAGATGTTCTCAGGGCAGATGTCCCCATCTAAATATTCATATGGTATCATACGGAGTAAATTTGCCAGTCTTTTATGTTCGGTCATTTTTATACACTCCTTTGATTTCATAATAAAAGCAATTTTTCATCATATTACTCAATTCCATATTCTTTGAAAAACTCTGGTATATCCAGCCATTCGTCTTTTATAAGATTTCCTATCTTTGTAATAGACCTACCCAAACCATTTGAAACTACTCTTATGTACTTACCTTTACAATCTTCCCACTTACTTACACCAACAACTTTCATAATTCGTGTAATTAAATCCATACTATAAGCACAACATTGACGTTTCTTTGTATTCTTATTATATTCATCTAAAGCATATCCACCTATAACACATGCTGTTCCATCGGAAATATCAACGGCAATACCAAATGTAAGAATGCCGTGGTCTTCGTAATAAATTGATACATTTTTAATCTGTGCATTAAGAATTTCTGGTATGTTATTCATTTTTATCCCCCTTACCTATCAATCGACGAGTTTTCATCGTATTCATAATAGTCGCATTCTGACACCTCGTTGGCGGTATAAAAATTCTTCATGACTTCAATACCCTCAATCGAGGCTTTATGTTGGCATATGAGACCAAAAGTATTGTCATACTCACGGTTTATGCAGTTATAACAACCTTGTTTGCCTTTGTTAACGATCATTGTGCTCCTCCTTATTGGTCATATGTGTTGCTCCTTAATTTATCTTTGAAGCGGTTGCTCTTTAGTTATTTCTCAAATATTCCAATACTTCATTTACGATATCATCATAATCTTTGATATCGCCATTGCGAACAGTGTATGGGATATTCCAAGAATTCAATTTTTCCATCAATGGAGCTACAAGAGCATCGCTTTCTTCCTCGGTCTGAAGCCTGCCTTTAGGATTATAGGGCTTTACTCTCTTTAACAGATATGTTTTGTTATTAAATGAAGAGAAGCAATTATATACGGTTTTGTCAAACTCTTTACCAAGAATTTTGCTTGAATTGTAAAATGAAGACAACAGCAAAGGAGAGTCGGTTACAATTACATCGACCTTATCTTTACAGCGGTTCATTTTATAAAATTGTTTGCCAAATATGTAAATCTGATTATCGGGTTGAAATATTGTTGGGTTTTCTTCCCACACTTTGTCTTTGGCAAATTCTGTAATTAGTTCAGCATTTACGCCAGCCATTTTGAGTTGGCTGAAAATATAAGCTGCTCCAGTGCTTTTGCCTGCGCCGGGAACACCGAATAGATTAACTACTAAGCAATTTGTATCCATATATGTCCTCCTTATTTGCACCTTGTAAAGCTCTCCTTTGTATTAAACAATTTTTCGCAACTGCTCTGGTAAGCTCAACAAAGCGTCATTAGCTTCTTTGTTCAACTCTTTTGAACGCTTCAATAAGCAGTCGGATTCGCTACGCTTCTTTCGTATATTGCGAATTGTATCGGCAAAAACCAATAAATTATTGTCACGATAGGGTTTTATGATAGTTTGATACTTGCGTTCTTCCGGGCATCCACAACAACTGCCGGAATCAAGACAATGCGAACACGGATTGATTGGAATTGGTTGTTTTAACAACTTCAAATCGTCATCGGAAAACGTGTATATAGTTTGTTCTTTCATATCAATCTCCTCTTATTTCAATTCAAAACCTTTTACTTCGTCAAGAAATAAAACTGTTCGGGGTTCTCTGACCTGTCCGCAAACATTTTCAATAAGCTGACGCTGTTCCTGCCCCATTTTATAAAGTTCAGGATTGATATAGTATGTATCGGGTTTATCATATCCTACAAGCACCATAGCAACTGCATTGCCGAATTCATCGCGGCTCACTACCCTGTCGGCAAAAGTTACCAGTTCGCTTGATAAAACTTTATTCCTGCAGAAAGCTTTATATTTCTTGTGTGAAACCTCGATTGCATCGGGAATATTCTTTTGAATTACACCTATGCCTGTATCGATAGCCTTTACCGATACGACTTTTTCAATGGTGAAGTTATTGATACTTATATTACTCATCTCTTAAAGCTCCAACAGTAATTGACGAACTCATAAAACCTGAACATCACCTGATTGTAAATATCAATCTTGGCTTCATTTGTATGTTGCTGACGTTTAATATGGAGTTTAGCGAAATCCCGCCAATGATCATCCGTCACTTCAACCTTTTCATTCTCGGGATCAATGCTGCCGCACCATGGATAGAGAAATACCCGATTATCTTCAGTAAGTTTCACAACAAGTTCCCATTTAGTTTTGCTACCATAATAGTAAAACAATTCTTTTCTTACTGCCTCGGCAAACTCAGCTTTATCCTTTATTGTTCTGATAAGTTTACCAAAATATTTAGCAAATCCACCGTGCTTGAAAATATTGAACGCTTCAATCTCATGCTTATTGATATTATAGTTATATACAAACCATTCCATTAAGTTTCACCCTCCTTGAGCATAGTAGCGCCGCAATTAGGGCAGAAATTAAAATCATTACCCCACACAATTACTCCGCACTCTGAACATTTGTATTTCGTTGAAATCCAATGCCCGTGCTTTACGGGTGAAACGTTGGCGGTTGGTGCATTATCAGTCAAGTCGTATTCAGCCATTTCGAAAAGACGATCATGATCAGGAAAGTGTCCTAAACAGAAGATTTTACCTGTATCATCGACAATTTGTACTTCAGCCTTTTGGTTAAAATATTTCTCAAGTTTAGAATGCTTCATACTTATCCTCTCCTTTTGTTTTATGTTGTTGCAACAACTCTATTTAATCCTTGTCTTACTGTTACGCGGTATTTTGTTAAACGGGCATGATTAAAACTTGTTGCAGATATTGTTGGTGTGATTTGAACATCATAGTTCTCAATCAGCAGAGCATTTGCGATAAGTTTGGCATTACGCATATCTTGTATTACCAGTTCAATGCACTCGGCATCTTTAAGTGTCATATTACCCCTCCTTTAGATACAGGCTTAGTCTCGTGAAACATATCCACGAGACCACACCTGCGCAGCTGACTCAGATCTCTTCAAGCATCTTCTGAAGCTCATCAACAGATTTATTCTGAAGCTCCAGTTCCTGCTTATTAGCAAGAATAGCCATGATCTTCTGCTTCTGAGCCTTACGCTCCTTATCGAGCAGTCTTGCGTTTGCTTCCTGCATCTTGATATCAAAGATATGCTTTACGATAGCAATCTGGATATCAAGCGCTGTGTCTTCAGCTGTCTTTGTTGTAAGAAGGCTCTCCTCCTTTGACTGCTTGACCTGCCTGTTAAGTGTCTTAAACACGGTATCGAGGTCATCAGCTCTCAGATCCCAGAGATCTTCCACGGATATCTGACCCTTAAAGGGGAATCTTACTTTATTTCTGGTTGCGTATTCAAACATGTTTTCCATAATCTTTTCCTCCATCAAAATTTAATTTTCATAACTCTTTCGGTATTACCCTTGACCTTAACGATCAACTCGTTTCTCTTCGTTGATGAGAAACCAAGACCTGAAAGCTGGTCATCGGAAGGCTCGACTTTCATCTTGGAACCGAGGGCTTCAAATACCCTCTTGTGCTGCACAAGCTCCTGCTTGAGATATTCATTAAAGAAGCCGTTGGGAGCCTCGTCATTGATACAATCCTTCAGCATGAAGAAGTAATGCTTATTGCCGATACCGTTCTGCTCGTCCCAGTAATTGGGAGAATAACACATAACGGATACGGGCACAAACTGGTTCGTTGTAATGCCCCAGATGGACTTTGCAGACATGCTGGACGTAATATATTCCTTAATGGTAAATACGCCGTCCTTCAGCGTAACATCTGCGACCCGAACAGTTTCTCCTGATCTCATAGGCTTGTTGTAGTCAAAAGAGTAAATCTGACCATCGAATTCGATTTCCGCCCTGAAACCCTTCTTAACTGCGCCTGAATACTGGTTGACCATGAAGCGATATACACCGTTTTTCATCTTTGACAGATCACCCCATGTGATATTTTCCACAGCAACCTTACCCCAAGGCTGTATAATATCAACGTCAAGCTGACCGCCCATCGATGAACGATCAGGCTTTTTATCGGTTCCAAAATATATTTCATGATTATTGGGTTCAATGCAATGCGCATCGAGGTCACAGTTATCAGTTCCGCATTCATTCCACTGAATAGAGAATCTGAGCACACCGTCAATCTTGCCGCCGGCAGACTTGACATTCTCTCTTATCTGGCTGTCTGTGATATTGCCCGCATAACTCCAACCGAAATTGTTATTCCACTTAAACATCGTCTTACTGTCTTTATTAACAGGAGCGATGAGCGAAACCAGATTTGAGCTGTGCTTATTTTCAAACAGAACTTCGAGTTCTCTTGCGGCAGGCAGCACGTCAGAGATAAACTTGTCGATAGGAACTTCCTCGACCTTGTTGAACTTCTTAGGATTAACTGCAATTTCCTTCTCCATTTCATCAAATACGCTTGCGCCGGAAATCCTCTTTGCAGAATCCTTATTTGAGAACAGGATATTGTTTACGGTAATGTCGTCCAGAGTAGCATATCTTCTTGCCAAAGAGTCCATATATCCGAGCTCTTCAATAGTGTTCTTAGCATCGTCCAGCATTTTCTTTGTAAAGATAGCCTTGGGACGCCTATAGTTTGCAGGAGCCACGATTTGTTCGTATTTACGGACTGCGAGGTCGAGATCCATATCTTCACTGATATTCACGAGCAGAGTACCAATACTATGATTTCTGATACGGCCAATAACATTGCCAGCAGTAGCAGAATTTTCCCAAGTATAGTTATCCTTGTCCGCTTCAGAAAGTGCCATATACTTACGCTTATACTGCAGGAACTTTTCGAGTACAGCTTTCCATTCTTCGCCTCTATAAAGAGAGTTAGAAGAAATAAGTTCCAGAACTGTCAGCACGGAATCCTCGGTGATTTCGTCAAGAGAGCGCTTGAATACGTTCTTTGTGTCTCTGAAATCACCCTGAAGGTCGGGAATCGACTTGTAAGAGTTGTTCACAAACCTGCCGGGCAGCTGGAGATAGAAGTGTTCCCATGTCTTTATAGAGCCGTCTTCCAGTTTCTCAAATGTGTGCTCAGAGCCTATTCGATTGAACTTGCTTAAAAATACATCGGTTACTGTCTTTGATTTGATAAAAGCGTTGAGGGCGTCTATGGAGGGCTGGTAAACCGGATCTTCGGCATTAAAATCCCAGATAGTTGTGATCTTGCTGTTCTTGATGACTACAACGTTGCCGATTGCCTTGATGAAGCTGCGGCAGCAGGAGCAGTCATGTTCTCTGCGCTTACGATAGATCTCGTTAGTGCCCTTGGGGAAACTGTCAAGATAGAGATTCCACATCTCGTCTTTGTCAACATTCACCACGAAGACATTATTGGCATCCTTGGTAATCTGATTAAAATGTGCTATCAGACTATCTCTCATTGTTACAAAACTCATTTGTAATTTCTCCTTTTATTTTAAATTTTGTTATTGCTGCTTATATTTTGAAAATCCTGATAATTATAGTACAAGTTGTAATCGTCTTGTTCGACGTACTCTACATATTTGTTATAGTAAACCTCTTCGAGTTTAACTTTACATTCACCCTTAAGATTAAAAGAAATCTTCCATATAGCTACATTTTGACCTTGCGGCAATGGCTTAATTTTCGTTTGTGTAATAAAATTTATTTGATTATTCCAAACGTCTATTTCTTGTCGGCTAATATCCCAAAAATCAAACGGATAATAAATATCGTACCCAGTACACAAAACGCAATATTTCTGTATTTCGTTTAAAATGCCCCTTTGGAACCACGTTAATTCAGCCCTTTTCATTGTTTATACACCCCTGGCATCACCTTTCATCCTTTCGACAAATTTATTTACCTCTTCCAGAAACCTGTCTTCTTCCCAGTAAAATGGATCTGAGTAAGCGCATCTTTGACAAGTTTTCAAGAAGTTTGTCATGAACTGACCGAAGCGCCAGTAAGGGAAATACTCCATGTGGATATCACGAAGCCTGTCGTAAAAGTCGTACAACCTATTTGGATCACGCATTAGTCTCACCTTTCTGTTTCGTATGCTCACCCACTGATAATCTCAATTATAATGCCGATAATCAGCACAAGAAAAAATATTGCAATGGGTATCCACAGCGGAGCCAGCACCCAGAGCCAACCCCAGTGAATAACTCCACAAAGCTTTAAAACAATGAAGACAATCGTGAGCAGCCCGCAAAATCCAATGCCGCCCGATGACTTGTTTGATGAACTGTTAGATGATGAATTACTGGACATTATGTTTCTCCTCTCTTTCTTTGTATCTATAAACAAGTTCCTTGTACATTATAGAAATAATCTTTTCTGCAATAAAACAGAAAAGCAAACAGCCGTATGCTACGACTGACACAGAATCATTGGCAATAACACTAATACCACAACCAATCCAAAGTACAATCAATACAAGGTCAAGCCAGTGTCTTTTAATTATTTTCATTTATGAATTTCTCCTTTAAAAAAATGCTACAATAGCTCTTTTCATCCGGCAAATAAAGCTTCTTATAGTCTTCGGCATGAGGATTTTTCGCAGGCTCAACATATGTTTCTATCTCTACGAGAGGGATCTCACTGTCAACAAACGCCCTGTCCCAACGTATGCCACGACAATTTTCATTTGCCACGCATATACGCCATTCTTCGCTGCTGGAGAAAAGGGCTACATCCGGATTTCCTTTCAGCTTAATAATTTGAATACCCTCATCGAGCATTACTTCAAGAAGGTTACAAAAAATAAAATGAGCTCTTGCTTTTGTCGTGGCAAAAATAATGCAGTGTTTAATCATCTCGGAACCCTTCCAGGAGGGTTAGGTAGTGGCATCCAATGGGTTATATTAATATCATATGTTTCACCCGTATCTGCGTACATACCTTGAATCCAGCCCAATATTGAATGATCCCAAGCTTTTGCCTTGTATCTATAATGACCAACATAGCAATGTTCTCCATCGGTTATTAAATAGTCATTGTGGTCACTCTTTTCAGGCAACTTATCTTTTACACTTATCCACTCCGACATTACGATTTCTCCTTTTCTTTATAAAACAGTCTTCTCAGCGTGCAGATGTCACGAGGAATGCTATCCTTGTCTTCAACATCGTGCAACTGCTTGACCCAAGCATAGAACTCGTTTGCCAAAGGAGTTGTAAGAGCCGCAGTTTTCTGAATATATCCCCTGCGGATAGCTTCCTGAGCTACGCTTCTCATAAACTTCCAGAAGTTATAATACGTAAGCTTAAGCTTGACCATATATCCTGCGCTGTCTTCGATGACAAAGCCCTCGATTTCCCTGCCGTGATATTCGTAATCGGGCTCCAATACCTCATAGTACCAGTCAAAGAATTCCTGCCAGTTGGCGATCTCATAAGCCTTTTCCTTATGTTTTAAACCAAACTCGTCGGCAACATTGATCATCTGCTCGTAATCATACTTTGAGAAATCCATCGTGTTATACACGATATCCAGCAGGAACAGCTCACTGTCGGGATAATCGATAACGTGAGGGTCGTTTTTCATATCAACGCACTCAAATACGAACGAAACATCGTTGTCTTTTATATACTGTTTCATAGCGGCAATATTATCGGCAGAAACCTTGCGATAGAGCATATCTTTGAGATATCCCGCAAAATCGCCCTCGATAGTCGATTTGCTGGCAATGAAAAGGTCGTCATTATATTCATCGTAACTGATAATTCCGAGGAAGCCGTTTTCCTTGACGTATGCCGTTACAGGAAATTGGAGCTTATGCTGGAGCATATCAAATTTAGTTTCCGAACGCTCGTTTACATTGAAAAATTTATTATAAGCTCTCGCTGCAACCTTGCCCTTTACGGTGTCTATATATAAGCCTCTTGCCTTTGTTGTCTGCTCATCCCAAACCTTGTCGTAAAATGCCTGCTTAGTAAAATTGAAAGACGAGATATTGCCGAAAGACTTTTCCTGAATGTAACGATTACTACGGAGAGACATAATAACATCGGCGACAGAGCTGTTTACTACAGACTGTTCCTGTACAACCTCTGGTGCTTTGAAGACATAATTGGGCATTTCTATAGTCTTATATCCGTCATTGCTTATCTGCACGCAGCGGAGACAGCCACCAAATTCAACCTTTCCTTCGAGATTAAATACTCTGTCATTGACCTGCACAGGAATCGACTTCGTGTTCCTATGTCCGTGAATCTGATATGTATTTTCGGGTGTAGTTCTTATAAAGGTGTCAGCGATAGTCTCAAAATCATTATACGAACCAACGCCGTGAATCATCTGATCAGTTGCAACAAATGTGAGATTGTCGGGGATTGTGCTGAGGCCGGCGTGAGTTACAATGAACTGATTACCGTTATATGTATAATAAGCGCACTGACCAAATTTGCGGTAAAGCATTCTGAGGTCTTTTTTGCTGATCTTGGCAGCATCAAGCTGAGGGCGGGTAACAAGTTCAAATTCCTTGGATTTGCCACGGACATCATTGGCATAAAGCCACAGCCATCTCTCATGATTTCCCTCAAGCATAAAGACGTTCTTTTTATCTTTGATAGAGATAAGGAAGTTAAGCACCTCGGCGTTCTCAATTCCCCTATCGATATAATCACCGAGGAATATGTAGAACTCGTCGTCTTTAAGTCCGCCGTTGAAGTCAAAATAATACTGAAGTGCAGAATAGCAACCGTGAATGTCTCCAATATGGTGGATTTTCTTATATTCAGACAAATCAATGCTCTTGAACCAGATCTTATCCAGTTCGTCAGGCTTTATTACTTTAATACCTGCAGGAATCTTTTGTGTAGCAAACCTTGAGTACATTTTATCAATGACCTCATCGGGGACTCTTTTGACCCCGGGTCTGCCCGCATTTCTTCTTTTGACCTCTTCAATAGGAATATCAGTGAAATCAACACAGTAAATCCTATAACGATATGTTTCACACATATCCTTGTATCTGTTCATTTCTGCTGTCTTGGAATTGGTGGCGTCAATAACGGTAAATTCACCCTTCTGCATACGATATCCAAGCAAATTAAACAAAGTATTCCATACAGCTTTATCGTTGCTCTGGCTAATACCGTAAGAACCATCGGGCTGCATTATTGGGCTCTGGTGCATAAGTCTGATATCATCAGGCGAAAGAGCATACGGCTTCAATCCGTTCTGCTCGATCCATGTTGATTTCCCGCAGCCTGCGGAACCCCTTAAAAGCAATAATACTCTCATTATAATTCTCCTTTAATCATTTGTAATTTCGTCGTATTTTCCTTCTATTATGTCGTTCATTATTTCTGTAAGCTGCCTGAACTCCTTAGCTCCGCCTACACACGCCCCCGAACATAATTTAAGCTCATATGACCACATGCTTTTTTCTGCAAGTCTAATCGGAAATCCCTCATAAATGACAGTACCTATTCTATAAATCTCACCGGTCGCCTCATTTATGGCATTGTCGGTGAGTATACGTAAATATTCTGAATTATAATATCTTTTATTGGGAACGTCTTTTAGGGAGTAATAGACCTGAGTAAATTTATTTACAAGAAAAATCACTCCCGTATGAATACGATAGACGTCCTGATATACACTTGAATAAATTTTATCAGCAGTCATCGGGCACTTCGAAAAATTTGTTATAGATTATATCGGCTGCTCTTTCCGGACCATATTCTTCGTTATTGATTATCAAATCAGCATGAACATCCTTAAACGCCAGAAGATCGTTTTTTATACGTTCAAAAGCGTCATCAAAACTGTCTCCTCTGCCCTGCATACGTTCTAAGCAAATGTTGGCATTGACTTTCAAGTAAACCGATACAATATCCTTATTGCCATTATACAAATTATCCAATATTGCTAAACCAGCAGGATCTATTACATATGTATCGCATTCATCAATCTGCTGCTTTGTTGCGCAATAACGATAACCGTTATAATTTGTGAAAGCTACCATATCTTCGAGCTTAATGGTATCAAATTCTTCATTCGAGACAAAGATATGATTAACTTCTTCCAGATTTCTTCTTGGTCTGGTCGTATATGAACGGATAGGCTTTAAGCCATATTTTTCGTTAAGGATCTGTTCTACAGTTGTCTTGCCTGAACCGGATGGGCCGAGAATACAAACTATATTATTCATGTTTTACCTCCAAGTCGTCAAAGAGTACAGGAATTTTTTCTTTAAACATTTCCAGCATTGGAATTATAATCTGGAGCATCTCAGGATGTGGCTGACCTGTTGTGCCGATCGCACGCAGCTTAAAAAAGTGACGCCATTCACGAACATTCATCGTTACCACAATCTGGGTAGCTATAGAGTTATTTAAAACATCACGAGCCTGCTGAGCCGTCCAGCCATGTGCGATTAAAGAAAGATAAATCTCTTCGCACTGGTGACAGCTATTCAGCCACATCATTTCTTCGTCTGAAATATCCTTACACTTTTTCCAGCCATCAAACCTTCCCCAATCGCCAAGAACATTTTCGCTGACCCATTCGGGACGAATAAAGGTTAACTGATTTCCAAACTTGTCCTTGGAATAATTGCAGTAGCGAGTAGATGACTGAGAAAAAGAAGCTATCCTGTGGCGGACTATCTCGTGGGTAACTCCCCTATTGGTTTCAATGACAACAGAAATATTAGCGTGCTCCAGTGGGCTCTCATGTCCTATCTTTATCTTATTAGTGATAAATGAGTTTCTATTGCCTTTAGGCTCGGACTGGTAACAAATGCGATATGCTTTTTCGATAGTATCAAGCATCTGTTCTGCATTTGGTTCGTAAACGAAGTTAAAACTGGGGTTAATTATTCGCATATTTCGTCCCTCACGATCCAGTTATTAAAATCTTTAATATATGTATTAACGTCATCTGACTTAATTTCCACGGCGATGGGCTCGCTGAGATTAAGAGAATAAAGGCCCATGATGGACTTGGCATCTACTATAAAATCGCCATGAGCAGCTGTTATTTCTGTTCCGAGAGGTAAGCTGCTTGCTGCTGCAGAAAAATCTATAACATCTCTGGGAGTTGTTAATTTAACTCGAAAATTTTCAATCATATTATGATTCTCCTTTCTGATATGTTAATCCGCCTGAATATTTAGGCGAATTGTGTTGCGCTAAAACCTCTTCATAAAATTTCAGTTCTTCCGGAGTGGGTTTGCGGATCACTGTTTTTGCCCTTCGGTTAATCTCTTCATATCTTTTAACCATACGTTCAACTTCATCTGTATATTTTTCTTTGCTTGTCATACTGTTAAACCGTCATAAAGCCTTTCTATTGAAATAACATTTCCCTCAAAATCGTTAAGTGTTCCCACTGTTCCACTGCGACGCACATAAGAGGGCATCAAATCTGTATCTACAATAAATTCGATAATATTTGCACTGATAAAATTGCCGTCGTTATCATATACTGGAGAATACTGATTATTCACATCGGTATGGCGATCGTCTTTGATATCTCCAACGGTGACATCAAATTCCGACCCACTGTCTAAGATCACATGAAACTGTTCTCCGCAATTTTCTGTATAGTAAGTTCCAAGTGCCACCATGTATGTATCTCCAATACGTCTTAGTCCGTTTTCATCAGTCCATGCGTGCTGCTGGAGATCGTACTGAGCGGACGATGTATCGGTTATGGTGCGGTAATCCATATATGTTTTGAAAGAAGTGTCCAAGTCAAGTTTTCCATCATACGAAACTGTTACCAAGGTAGCTTTTTCTGTAGCATAAGTTGATGAAATTTCTTCGGCGCATATTGAAGGCTCTCGCTCACCATATCCAATATGCTTTAATGCACTGTTAAAATAACATCCTAAACAAGCGGTGCAGCATATATTTGTAGCAATAAGAGCATAAATAGCTCTGGTTAAGTCTCTGTTCAATGTTATTCATCCTTTCATAGTATTATATTCCCTCTTATCGAGGGAATTAGTTTTTTGTTACAGTTACTATTATATATTATTATATCCAATATGTCAAGGGATTGTGGATGTGGAATCAAATTTCTTTTTCGATAAAGGATTTAAGCGGCTCTCTAAGAGTGCAGTTTTCATGAAGCCATGTAAGGTAATCAATATCAGACTTTATATCAACGAATTTTTGACCTTTATACTTTCCAAAGGGCATAATGAACTCGTCAGAATTCTCCACAGCAGGTGCCGAATAAGAGTTAATGTTGGGCTGTTCAAAAACATACTCTAAATGCTTACGGCTTGCAAGATAATCACACATATGTACAAACTGCTGTGCGGCAGTCACGGGCTTAGGGAGAACGATGTTGCTACGCTTATCTGTGTTCCAACCACCCATATGTGAAGCGATCATACTTGCTATTTTGTTTTTATCCGCCTGCGAGATAGCTTCACTTCTGCTGTTACAAACCCATTCAGCTGCGATAACAGGATGGTCAAAAACCGTATAAGTGCTGCCGTTGTCGCCGTGCTTCTTTGCATCGTGGAGTATTCCCGCAACACGGATCATATCCTTGGTATCGTTGTCAAAATCAAACTGCTCAAGTGCAAGCAGGTCGTTTGCAATCCCTACAAGGGCTTTTGTGTGACGAATTAATCCTTGTTCGCCCTGTGCGAATTTGGGGTGGTATTTGCCTGTACTTGATGCAGGAACCGTAAAGAAATAGTCTGGAGCATCTTCAAGCATATCTATACAAAACTGATGAATATTGGAGTTTGTAATTGTGTTGAGTTCTGCTCTGAATGTTTCTGATTTTATACTCATTGTATTTTACCCTTTCAAATATGTATTATAATGTTGCTTTAATCAAATGTGCAATTACATCGACAGTCCAACCGTTCCCGAGCATCTTATATGCTTGTGTGTCACTTACAGGGAACTCATACCATTCAGGCACGGTCTGTAATTTCTTACATTCGGAAACTGTCAGCTTACGAATTATGTAATAGCCGTCATTCAGCTTAATAGGATATTCTTTGCCCTTTATTGTAATAAGCCCATTCTTGACTTCATATACAGTATAAGTCTTGCCGTCTGCATAACTGACTGCTTTGGTAGGAATGTTGTCTTTAAATTCTACAGGAACAGCATACAAACCGGTTTTGCCACCCATTCCTCCACCACCAGATACAAGATTTACAGATTTACCTTCTGTACTGTAAATTCTCATAGCTTGTGATGTTGAAAGTTCTCCGTTGGGTCTTGGTAACGAGTCAACCCGAATAGTATCTGTAACGGGTTCTGCCACCATATTTCTTTGGCAACGTTCGATCGTATTCCAAGGAACAGCTCCATTGTAAGAAGCGGTCAATGTCCAAGATTTATCGTTAACTGTCAAATCATACCCATTATCAAGAATATCTTTAAGAAAAATGCCACGATCCTCTGGCTGTTTAACATCGACTTTACTATATGTACCGTCATCATTTCTTTTACCCACCCAATAAAGACGATTTCTATTCTGAGCCGATACAAGTGCTGAATTGATACAAATAGGCTCAAATCCAAATGTTTTTGTAATGCTTTCTCGTATAGCACTACTCATCGACTTATTGTTTTCGTAAATGAAGAACTTAGGTTTAACGGCATTTAAAGCTCTGAAGTATTGTGAAAAGAGTTCCCAACCTAAACCGCTTGCTTCGGTTTCACGATTATTTTTCTGAGCGATGCTCCAGTATGTGCATGGCGAACCCCTATGATATAATCAATATCTTTGTATTGCGTAAAGTCTGCTGAGAATATGTCTCCGCATTCCTTAATCATAGGAAAATTATGTGTTGCTGTTTGAATTGCATACTTATCAATTTCATAAGCTGTATATGTATCTACTTTTACGCCTGCTTTTTGCATAGCAAGCATTCCACAAGCCATGCCGTCAAAAAGACTTAATATATTTACTCCCATTAAATCACTTCTTTCAAATATGTTAATTACCTTATGTATTTATCCACCCGATAACAGGTGCGTTGTTATAATTGCCTACTTCCCAGACAAACCAAGCGTAACACTTTGCAGATGACATTCTTTTTTCTGTTCCATCTTTATTGTAAAGAGTATTACCGTCTTTATCTTTTGCACTGAAATCACCGTTCATTCCACAAAGTAGTCTGTTAGCAGCTACCCACACTCTTACGGGCGGTCTTGTCTTAAACAGTTTTGTTCTTTTGTCACTTTCAAGAAATTGTATCGGAAGAAATAGTGCAAGTTTTTTACCGCTTTCAAGCAAGTCAAGCGAATGTTCCGTCCACTCTAATGCTGTTGAATAGGGTGGATTAGTAACTATATTGTCAGCAAGAGATTTATTGCATTTGAAGAAATCAATATTACCTTCTCCATAACCTCTATCAACTAAGTCCGTGCTTACAACATCATAGCCAGCTTTAATCATAGACTCTGACAAATGACCCTCACCACAACAATTTTCCCAGATAGAGCCATTAAATTTTTCTACTTTCATCAGTTCTTCAATGGCTTTAGGCTCAGTAGCATAATAATCGTGTTCAGCTCTATCGTGGTTGGTGTGATTACTTGCACCGAGCGTAACGAATTTTGTTTTCTTATTGCCTGTCCAGTCTTTACTCATATATGACTTCCTTTCAACGTGTTAATTCATACTTATTTCTGTTTTGTCGTCTCTGATACGATGTGTCCAAATGGCAAACCTCAGACCATATCCGCCCTCATCGTTCTTAGTAATTTCAAAATACGATATCGTAGCGATCTTGCCTACTATCAATTCGGGGTGTTTCCAATATTCCACACGTTCTTTTTCGTTAAAACCACTGCCGCAGCCACAAATATAATGCTTGTCCTGATATATAAATTCAACGACAACTCCACCAAGCTTACCTGTGTTTTCACCTATGCCTTCGTAAACATCTATAATTCTGAGATCAGCATCTTGCATTACCTTTACTTTGAGCAAGTTATATGTTCTTTTAAAATCGTACTTGCCCTCGTTAAGGTTGATCATAATTCCTTCTTTGCTCTTATCACGGGCTTTGTTCAGATATTCAGTTATCATTTCCTTATCAGAACCCTGATACAAAACGGGCAAGAGACGCACATGGGCAAACTTGTTATCCTCAAATATCTTCTCAAGTAACGCTCTGCGCTTCCAGTATTCTATGTCGCAGGTCTGTTTAATGAAATCTTCATACCTAAGTGTATCGAACACCATATATTTGAGACCGGTTTTAATGCCTTTCTTTCTTGCCGTAGTAGTTACTATCTTGTAGTTCTCAGCAGAAGTAAGTTCTTCGCAGTTTATAGCGACAAGCTCACCATCGAAAAAAGCATTATGTATCTTCTTCTCTTTACAAAATTGTGACAAATCTGTTTCGACTTCGATAAGCCCCTCGACAGGCTGTCCTTGACGAGAATAAAATTCAACCTTGTCATTATGTATAATTGCCGCTAATCTATATCCGTCAAGTTTTTCGGTAAGGGTAAATTCACCCGTTACCTTTTCGGGCTTTTCAAAATACTTTTCTGCAAGCTGCAAATCAAATACGGGTACAAAATTTTTCCCATAAACGCTATTTACCGTTTTCGCATCTATTCCAAGCTTTAGTGATTTAGTAATAAGCTGCTTATAATAATCCCGATATTTCTCGGGCTGGCTTTCAATAAATCCTTGCACGATAGCAATATCCGTGTCTTTACCGGTATTGTTTTCGGACAAGTACACCATCATATCTCTCCAAGTCTGAATAGGAGAGGTGTTATATGGAACTTGTTTATTGAGTTTTTTGGTGCTGATACCCGTGATTTCAAACGGATTAAGGAGCCATTTCAGAGTCGTCTGGAACAAAGTGTTATCTTGATTCTCTTTAAGGATCTGAATTTTTGCGTTGCGCTTAGTAGTTGATTGCAGCTTTTTAAATATGTCAAATACCTTGTCCATCTATTTCCTTTCTCAAATGCAGCCAGAGAGCTGCACCTGTTATCTTAATTGTGATTTCAGATAATACGATAATACGCCATAAATATAAACACCGCTGAACGCTGCGTCGGGCATAAACATCAATTCAAGTCCGTATCTGTGGTTATATGTATGCAACGTTGCAAGGAATGCTTTTGGCGAAATATCGGTCTTGTAGTTTTTCTGAATGATATCAGCATAATTTGCATTCTCTATCATCAGATATTTCTTGCCGGGGAATGTAGCAAGCTCCTCTTCAAACCTTGCTCTGCTCTGGGTTATGTTGCTGCTGATTTCTTCAAGACTTGCCTTACGTTCTATCATGATTTGATGATCGAAATACAAGTCACGATCTATATTGAGCTTTTCATTAGCGGGAATATAAAAACTGTAATCTCCATTTTTCATAGCTTTAACTATGTAGCTGACATGATTCTTATCAAACCAGTCGAGAATTGATTTATTGACTTTTTCACGGGAATCAACGATTATCGTGAGCGACTTCATCAACTCTTCTTTTTCTTTATCAGTATATTTATAATGGGAAAGCATCTCATCACCTCACATTCGCCCATTTTTTGAGAATAAGTTCTGTTTCTTCCTTACGATACCATTCACCCTCGGGAGTTTTGCCCCACTTGGGTTCTTCGGAAATGTCAATGGCTTTGATGATATCATATTGATTAAGAGGATTTGCATCAAACACTTTAGCTTTAATCTTCATCGTAACGATCTCTCCGCTGTTGAGACGATATGCAGTTATTGTCTTATTTGCATATTTCATATTGATATCAGATATAGCATAATAATCATCGTTTAACTTAGGTATTATTGTTTTGATATATCCAAGACGATTATTTTCATATGATATTCTCGTAGATAACGGCGTCTTATTGTTGAGAATAGTCTTCCAAATTTCTTTCAACGCTGAATCATAGTTGAATTTGCTATATGTCTTGTCAGTTTCCTTAGAATATTTTGCAATGATCTCTTCATATTCTATCGGAAGGCTTGCTTTTTTGAATGAAGCCCTGCCATAGAGTTCTTTAACAGCATTCATAAATTTTTCAATCTTTACGATTGATCCGAAATCTTTAAAATAATCTAATTGAATTAAAATTTTAAGCTGATCAGAACTTACTATTTTTGCTTCTTTTAAAGCTTTCCATAGAGAATAATAATTATCAAATGTATTGCCTTGAGCAAAAGTATATAGGTTTTCCGCTAAGTTTTGACTAAGATTTTTAATAGACACAAGAGACGGATTGATTACTCCCCTCTCAGGATCTGCAACAAATTTCCTGTTATCTAATCCGAATTTATATTCACCTTCTCTGATATTAAAGCCTTTAAGCATCTCAGCTTTTAAAGCAGAAACCTTATCTTTTTTGCCTTTTCCTGAAAATTCTTCAAGAAGCACTTCGTAAAATTCATAAGGATAATAAGCCTTTAGATATGCACAGTATAAAGAATCATATGCCATGCTGAGTGAGTGGGAAGCGTTAAAGCTATAGCGACAACTATCTGAAATAATTTGCCAAATTTGCAAACTTTTTTCCTCGGCTTCATCTTCTGTCATATGCTCTTCAGAAACAATGCGATTCTTAATGCCTTCGATAAATTTACTTTTAAGTGGTTTAACCTTTTCCGGATGCTTTTTTGCAATGGCTTTGATGATACCATAACATTCATCCATTGGAAAACCTGCATAGTTTAAAATGCTCATTTGCATTTCCTGATATAAAATAAATGATTCTGGAAACTGGGGAGTTTGTATAAGTCTATCTATTGCTCCTATACCGTATTCAAAATGTTCTCTTTTTTCAAAAGTTGAATACATTGATTTAAAGCCGGGGCGTATGGCAGCAATAAACGCACAAAGCTCTGAAACATTGGCTGCCTTATATTTCATCATTTTCTTAGCGGTGCTTGCCTTTTCAATTTGATTAACACCAATCGTCAAACCTTTAGCATAAATATCCCACACTTTTTGATTATCTTTTACAATAGCATCAAGTTCATTTACAGTATGCTGTTTAATACCAATACGCTTATATATTTTGTCGATAAGTAAAACAACGTCAACTTTCAGCAAATCATTTTTGAGGAATTTATAATGTTCAGCGATTGCACCATCAATTACAGCTGTTATATATTCTTTTTTAGTGGAATCACTTTTACATTTAATAAGACCGATTTCTTTTCTAATATCGCCAGAATACAGCAAATATCCACATGGGGCTTTTTTCTTATCCATTATAATACCCCAGTATTCTTGGCTGTTAGTTATGTACTGATGATATTGTTCGTCAACATAGTCATAAATATTTATGTCATCTTTTTCATCGTCATCAGCCATCTTATAAGCTTCTTCATACTCATCAATCTGTTTTGATATTTCATTGGCGAGTTCAAAATTCATATTTTGAGCCTTAGCGTAAAGCTTAAAAGCCGATTTCTTTTTGGCTGTTCCAAATGCAATCATAGGATATGCGTGACCTGATGTTCCGTATATTTCTGTAAGGATTTCATTCTGGGCTTCAGCAAAAATATCCGGATCGGATACGTTTAAATCAAGATCCGGAAGAGATCTTGTCTGAAGAATACGAGTTTCAGACATAAATCTTTCTGGATAAAGTTTAACTGGGCTTTTAAATCTGTCAAGCTTTGAAAAACCACAAAGAGTATTTGTGAAAAAACTTACACCAGATCCTCTACCGGTTGCAGTAATTACTCCGCCTTTTTCGATTGCCCTTTGCACTATCTTATAATCAAGCAACGGATAATCAACCATGCCAGTATTTTTATATACTTCAACTTCATGCTTAACTCCATCAAAATACGATTGATACTCAGACTCTGGGATATCTTTCATATAGTCTCTAAATTTTTTGGAAATCAAGCGACTATAAATTTTATTCTTTTCTTCTTGAGTTTTTGTCGGATAAGCTGATGGAAGTTTTATATCATCATTTAAAATAATGTCATCGAACGTCAACAGTATATCTGTATTATCCATTGCTTCCTGAATTTGTTCTCGTGTAAACACTTTTTGATCAAGAAATCTATTCATGATAATTTCATCATCAGGATAATCCATGTACCAACCATCTTCATCTTCATAGTGGATGCCTTTGGCAGTCAAAATATCATCACGCTTCCACGCATCGCTTTCCAATATGTAATGACTGTCAAGCCCAACGATCATCTTTATTCCGTATTTCTTAGACAAATTAAGAATGTGCTTATTTAATTGCGCCTGCTTTTGAGTATTGTGATATTGAATTTCAAGCATAAAGTTGTCTTTAAAATGATCATGAAGCTTCAAAACAACATCATCGGCATCGTCATATTTCCAAAAAGCAACACAGGCAGATGTAACAAACACATCTTCGGGCGGCAAAGATAAAAGCAAATCAATATCAATACGTGGAACATAATAATATCCTGTTAAATTGGCTTCCGATAAGATGTTGTTAATTGCTTGTCTTCCATTTTCATTTCGTGCCAACAGGATAATATGACATCTTGTACGATCATTTGACGTTCTGTCTTTGACCCAACCTGCTTCTGCTCCGAAAATAAACTTTAAATCATATTCTTTGGCAAGCTCATATGCTTCATAATAATAGCCTTGCCAATAATGCTCTACCGACGAAATAACCTTATGTCCAAGTTCAACGGCACGTTTAGCATATTCTTTCAAAGAAGCAGCCGAATCTGCTATGAAAATATTGGAGTAACTTGTATGCTTATGATAATTCTGCATCAGATCACTCCTTAAAACAAATCATCTACATCATCTTGCTTAGGATCTTCTTTAGTGTGGTTGTAATCGGCAATATACCTGCAGAAATTTCTATACCCACACAGAGTGTTACAGAAGAACTCATTCTTTTTTGTGATTTCAACCGGTTTCCAGTCTATTTCACTGTTACTTTTGCTTTCAAACTGTTCAATATGAGTTTTTATGTAATTTAAAGTTTCCTGCTTGAGTTCGTCAGTTATCTCATACCATCTGACATAAGGCTTAATGGTGTACTTTTTACGAACCTCTTCGGGAAGTTTGTCCCAAGAATTACGTTTTACAGCATCATCAAGTATCATCTCAATATCAATTTCCGTAAAGCCAAGATTTTCAAGATCCGATTCGAGATACGGTTTCAGCTCTTTAAGTATTTTGCTTCTATTGAATATCTTCTTAATGCGAGTTTCTGTTTTAGCATTTTTACGAGCCTTACCGTTCCAACTGACTTCGGCATATTTGAGCATTATCCAAGCAACATTTTTAACAGTATAGCCTTCCTGTTCTTTGCCCATTGCATAAAGTACAAGCTGTCTGCCATGGTGTATCAAATCCTTTGCCGTAAACTGTGATGACGTTTTCCAGTCAAAGATACTCAATGTGCCATCATTGTTATACCTAATGAGGTCGATATAGCCTTGAAGATAATGGGTTTGATCGCCGCAATCGTATATAAACAACTGTTCTGTCTCAAACTTTCCTTTTGGCTTTACGAAGCCTGTACAAAAATCTTTCATATCAGCTATCCAGTTGTCACGAATGCTCGTACCACCGTTTCTATCGTTGGGAAAATCAATTCCAAGCATATCCATATCTTCAAACTCCTTATTAAGAGCAGGAAGTAGAGCTGCTTCAGTGCTCTCGCCGTTCATAATTGCCTCAAGGCAATCGTGGATTCTCGTACCAAGGATACTATAACAGCTGCTGCTCTGTTTTGCATGCTTGACATATGATAAATACGCCTGATATTCACACTGGTCGATTGTATTAAGCTTTGAAATAGAATACACTTTTTTCTTGGCATCGAACAATGCTTTTAATCGAGGGTCTAATTCTCTCTGCCCCATTTACAACCACTTCACTTTCTTATTTATTGCATAAGCAAATTTCTCTTTGCCTAAATCCGTTATTGATTGCTTTTTGTCTTTCTCCAGAATTTCGTTATCATCATCCCAGACATATCCGACCTTATTCTTTAAAATGGAATTATCACAGACAAGCTTACTGGCTTCATCTCTCACAAATTCTTCATCCAGCCCCTCATCAAAGGCGACAATCACTTTATCTGTCATCAATGACTTTATATATTTTGATTGCGTTTGACTGATATGACAGCCCGAAGAACCAAGAACACAATTACATCCAAATGAGGCCGCTTGCATGGGAGCCTTTTCTGACTCGCATATAATACATAAATTCTTTTCTTGTATCGTTTGATAATTCCGATGAAATCCAAAGAGCGTCAGACTTCTCGAACACGGAATAATTGGTAGCCATCTATCCTCATGAGCGCAGTTCTTATCGTTAAGTCTTCCCATTATTCCACATAATTCGCCCTTGAATGTCCAGATTGGAACTGTTATCCGATTCGTCTCAATGTCATAACCGATATTAAACTCCGACTGCACTTCAAAATTGATGCCATCGTTGAAGAAAAGCATATTAGGAATATTGACAAAATCATTTAATACCGAGGGAGAGTATGTCTGCACCACACTCTCCGGCTCGGCGACTTCTTTATGGAGACTTTTAAAGAAACCTCCAAACGGAAGTTTAATATTGCTGACAACACTCGTTGCTTGAATACCAACTTTCTTTGCTATGTATCTGAGACATTCGGGAAACGACATTCCCTCTCGTTCCATTACAAGAGTATAGAGATTACCCTTACTATTGGTGCTGAAGCAGAAGTATTTCAGCGTGTCCAAATTCATAAGGATAGATGTAGGATTATTGCCCTCTCCCCTTGCGAAACGGAATTGTTTTTTGACGGTATCAAACTTGATATTCGAGAAGCCTATATCTTCGAGAATTTCGCTGACAGAATCGGGATGACCGGATAAAAACTCTGTTATAGTAATTACGTTCATAGCTTCTCCTATGCGGCGTGATCGTTATATATCGTACAATATCCTAATTCGGTCCATTTATTAAATCTGCCATTCCATTCATACAGAACAGTCTGTTTATCTTCGTCATTACGAGTTTTATCAAGAAAGGCTACAAGATACTTCTTATCTTTATCAAGCGTTATCATCTCTTTGACTTTGGTAAGCTTTCCATTAGCATCACGCTTTAATCTATATGCCTTACAATCATGCTTCTCGCCTGTGTACTCATCGTCCCAAAGCTGACGGAGATATATCATTTCGGAATATACCTCTTTGACCTGCTTGCCATTGGAAAGGCACCCCGCATCGAGCCAGCGCTTATTCAAGGTGCTTAGTGCAAGCTGAAACGTAGTAACAACAGCTATGTTTTCCTTACTTCCAAGCTGAAAAAGCTGACGGGATTGAATGAGAAGCTGCTCCCATGTTGAGCGATCAAAAGTATCTTCAACCTTTAGGGTATCATAAATCGCCGCCTGATAGCCAAGCTTAGCAAGCTTACGAATTATCTTTTTGGTTTTTGCCATATCGGTATCAAAAAGCTTGACAAACTTAATATTGAGATATTTCTCAGCTGATATCTGACGAGCAAGTTCAAGCATTTCTTTTTGCGAATCTGTAAAATGTCCCATTTTTATTTTCTTTCTTGTCAGTTCCCAATAGTCAAGATCTTGAGTAAGAATATGTACAAGTAAAAGCTGTTGAAACGAGTGAATTTTCTGTTCGTTGCTGATTATTGCTACTTTAATCCCCTGCTCAACAAGAGGAAGAACAATACATTCAAATATAAAACTTGATTTTCCGGCGCCTGAATGGCCGCCAACCATTGTCATTTCACCGAGCGGCAGCCCCATAGTAAGATAATTTAGGATATGACAAACCTTACCATAGTTCAAACCCATTTCCTCGCCTGCATCGCACTTGTCTATATAGGCCTGATCGATAACAAGATCTTCAATTACTGAGTCATGTCCCGTATTTAAGCTAATAGAATTTAGCAGATAGTCATAGTAGTCATAGACTTCCTGATTAGTCATCTTCATAAGCTTTTTGACATTATCAAGCACATTAAAGCCTTTATCGTGGAGCATCATCAGCGTATTCATTTTGGCAATCTGGTCAAAATAAGCATCGGTGTTTTCAACGTCTACAAGACTGCGAAGTTCTTCAACTGTCTTATAGCCGCCAAGCTTTTCAAAATGTTTTTTTACTGTTGGCTTATCTTCAAGAAAAGTATAAACCGAAACATTATCAAAAGCCTTGAAGCCCTGTTTATAAAGCTGTTTGCCAAGAGAATAATAGAAAGTTCCGTCTTCTGTCTTGATCGTTTCGTCATTATTGTCGTTTAAAGCACCGTAATTACTATATAAGTCTGGCTGTTTCCAAAGGCAGAAGATAAAACTTGCCTCGACTGCATTGCGACCATCGGTTAATTCTTTTGGATACTCACTTAGTTCTTTGCTCAAATATCATCACCGTCCAACCATGACGTTATGTCTCTGACATTTGATGATGCAGGAACTGATTCAGGAATGTCTATGATTTCGGTATTATGTTTTTGCTGCTCACACTTCTTATTCCATTGATACGACTTGTTTACATCGTTGATGTTGTTACTAATAATTGCGAATATGTACGATATCTTACCCGATTCGTTTTTAAATTCTTTGTTGTTTGTGTAGTGCAGGATATTATCTTGCATCTTTTCAATAGTCTTGAGGATTACGTCGTAACTATAAAAGCTCAGTTCATTTAACTTCTTCTGAATATATGATGGGAACTTTTGCCCTGTTTGATACCCAAGAAAATCATATGCTATCTTTGATACAATGGCGTTGCGGGTATCAATCTCGTGGCGGTATTGATCATATACCGCCTGAGACTGATAATAAAATCTTCCGATTTTTACGAATGTGTCAGTATTCCCTTCAACGCCTGTTATATGACATTTACAAGGTCTACCCATAGGACATTAACCAAGCACTGCAAGCACTGCTTCAAGTGATGCAGTGGGGACTTCGGTGTCCTTGAAGTTCTTAAGACCAACTTCAGTCATCTTAGACTTGACGGCAGACTGAATTTCCTCTGTTGCATCGGTGAAACGAGACTTGATTTCGGCAATGATTTCTTCGTTGCGGTCAAGGTCGATTTTGTTAGTCTTAGCCGACTTCGAATATTCGGCGGCAGCCTTGGCAGCAGCCTTATCTCTCTCAGACTGTTCCTTTTTGATTTCAGTTTCTGACTTGCCTGACTTTGATTTTTCAGCAAGAATAGCATCCTGCATTGCTTTGATAAAAGCATCAACATCGAAAGGTATCTTATCGACAATATCAGCAAAACGAGACTTACTATCGACTGAATAATTATTGTCCCTGAAACTAATCACACGATTTTCTGCCATTACTTTATTTGTAGTAATATCTTTGCCCTTAATATCTTTTCTACCTGTTTTCTCATTGATTATATCTCTGTCGATATATGCAAAACCAACAAAGTGCATCTTATTTTTTATGGCATTAAAATATCTCTGTTGAGCGTCTGCTGTCAATTTTGAATATGTTGTCTGTGTAATTGGATCGATTATATCCGACCTTTTAACGTGGGATATAATAATGGGGTGTACATTTACACTTTTAAGTCTCCAAATATTATTAAGAATTAGTTCGGCAGCTTTATCTTGCCCTTTTCCGAAACCATTCCACGCTCCATTTATTGTTTCAGCTTTTTTATCGGAATTTCTCTTATTCCATATTCTTACTGCTTTGTCCTCTGCCATGGGGATGAGCTCATCATATGTATCAATAATTATAACCTGAAGATGTGGGTAATCTGTCTCTTTATTTTCAACAATATCATCGATAACCTCTTCAAATTTATCCCAATTTTCAATTTTTTCAGTTACTACTCCCTCAATAGCATCCGCTCCATCTTCCTTACCGATATCAAAGTGCATATATCCCTCATCTCCGACAAGTTTTTCGCACATTTGATAGCACAGTGTTGTCTTTCCGATGCCACCTTCACCAAGAAAAGCGATATTGTAGTGAAGTGGATTGAGATCCACTGAATTTTTCTTACCATACTTACCCATTATGTAATTCCTCCTGTTTTGTAACAACTTTTGCCACAATCATAGCGACATTTTATGGTGTCGCTATGATAATTCTCGTGTTTCATTGCCTTAATCAGAACAAGTCAAAAGCCTCGTCGTCCTGTCCGTCAGCTTCGGGAACATCATCATCGACTTTCTTCGCTGACTTCTTAGGCTCGTCCTCGGTTTCGTCAAGCTTTTCCTCGACGGCATTAGGCACATAAATCTCGTCTTCGAACTCAGACATCTTCATATCAAGTTCGACCAGTCCATCAGAGAAATCATCGCCCTTGCCGAAGTCTTTCAATACAGGCTCAAAAACTCTGTACTCGTTTACTTTATCTCCAAGTACACCATTCTTGGGCTTAAAATCGTCAAGCTCCCTGACACCAAGGTCAACCTGCATTTTCTGAGCGGGAGTAAGCATATCATATGTAAAATCAACAGCTTCAGCGCCCCTGAGAAGAACCACTTCCCAAGCAAGATGACACATATTCTTATTCTTAATGTCCATATATAACATCTTATAATCAAACAACTGCTTATGCTTTTCGTTTTCCATATCATACTTGCTTGCATTGAATACAAGCTGCATGGGAATATACTTACTGCCCTCATCTTTGTTTATGTACTGTTTAATATATCCATCAAGATAGATCTTCTTTTCATCCTTGAAATCAGTCTTATCAATACTGTCCTTATTATAGTAGAAATCAAACGTCAGTCCGAGTCTGCTCTTTCTATCCTCTTCGACAGCGTACAGGTTCTGAAGTCTGAACTTTTCATACCATTTACCCTTCGAATATGTCTTCTGGTAATCGCCCACAGCAAGAATCTTGCCCTTGTATTCAGGAAGCTTCTCTGCAAGAAATTCAATCATATCAAACTGCGTGAGAAATTCCTGACGGCCATCAAACTCTTCGCCCAGATTAACAATGTACTTTCTGTAATTTGCAACTGTTGCAACAATATCGGGATCCTTGCGATCGTCCCAATCAATTTCAATATCGTTATTATCAGTGTCTTTTGACTTGATAATGCTTCTGGGGCTATCCGACACCTCCATAAATGCCATATTGGTGTCGCTTTCCTTGATGCCAAAGTTCAGTGAAGTCAGCTCCATAGAGTTTTTCTTGCCATTTCTCACATACTCAATTGTCTTTGTTGACAGCAAAGGCTTCTTTGAAGTTTCCTTGGGAATCGATATGTTTCCCACAAAGTTAAATCTATTATTCATTCGCATTGTCCTTTCCGAGCAAACAGTTTGCTCTTTTCTGTGTTTCTTCTATCGCCTTCTGAATTTCCTGTGGTGAATTCTTGAGCGTTATATCTACAAAGTTCGATATATCTGCAATCAATGCTGATCTATCATCACCTGTAAATCCGTTGATTTTATCCTTAATGACCTGACAAAAAGCCTGGCTGCCATAAGAAAAGCCAATATTAAACTGCTTCTGCAGTTGTGTCTTATAAACTGCCTGAAGCTTTGCGATATTGTTATCAACTGTTTCAATCTGATGTGACTTCATTGTTCTTCTCCGCCTTTCCGTCAAGGTCGGGTCTGTATCTGAACTTGGGCATAGGCTTCAGCTTATGCAGATTTGCATAATGCTTTCCGTCTATGATCTTCTTTGTATCTTCGTCGCATTCGCCTGTGCGAATGTACTTATCAAGTGTCTCATATGTAAAACCGAGATTCTCCTCATCGGTCTTACCGCAGAGACCGTCAGTAGGTACCTTATTGATCAGGCAGTTGGGAAGCCCAAGTTCTCTGCCGATTGCCTTAACTTCCTGAACGGTAAAATCGTGGAGAGGGCTGAAATCACCTGCACCATTACCGAACTTGGTTGCGTAGCCGACCCAATCTTCACTGAGATTGCAGGTATTGGCTACTCTGCCGCCCCTAAGAGCAGAAACGCAATAAAGGATTGTCATACGAGTTCTGGCAGGGTAATTCGTATTCATACACCTGATCTTATTCTCAGGGCATCCAATGGTGTGTATCTGCACAGTTTCATCAACCACTTTGCAAACATCCTCGATGTTAATTTCATACACGTTCTTATCGGGAATTCCGCATACAGTGCAAGCCGTGTAAGAATATCTGATATCACCCTGCTTACCTCTGGGGAGCAGCACTGCAATTACTCTCTCGGAACCAAGAGCCTCTGCGCACAGCTTAAGTACCACAGAACTATCCTTGCCGCCCGAAACACCGACGACGGCAGTTGTATTCTCATCGCCGTTCTTGTCAAAGTACCAGCGGATCCAGTCAATAATCTTGGAAGTTATCTTCTTTGCATTAAAATCATTCATCTTAATTTCCTCTCATTCGTCCAAAGTTATAGAATTATTAATTTTTATTACGATTTCGTCATCACTCATATAGGAAGCCGCTCCAGATTGAAGATTAACAACACAAGAATAGTCACTAACATCAATCGTTGGCAAGTTCACATTGGGAATAATACGTATATCGGTATTGATATAGTAAGAACCATTCTTCATAAATAAATTTCCGACTGGTATATCTCCTAATGTGACTATTTTATAACTGTTTCTGATTCCAATTTGTGCCATAATATCACTCCTTTTTTACATATCCCATTTCCACCTGCCAGCAGAGAGTTGCCAGGGCATTACAAGCCTCAAAAAGTCCGGCCTTGTCGTCAAGAAATAAGTTATAATATATTTTCAAGCCGTCTCCATATCTGCCGATTGCCGGGATATTCTCGTTAATAGTATCGAATGGAAGATTCTCATCATGAAGAAACTGAATATTTTTTTCGTTATGAGGATTGGCTGTATAAATAATAAAGTATGGATTGAGAACTTCTTTAGCTCGGCGAATGAGTTTCTTGGTCTCCTCACAGCTTTTGCTCTTATAAGGTCTTACGGTATCGTCGATGTCATATGCGATTATCAAGCGGTCATGTTCTAAATAAGCTTCTTTAAGACGGTTATATAAAAACATAGGACCAAGAGCATCTTCGTTAATCTTTCCTTCTATCATAGAAATTTCCCTCACTGCATTGTTGATTGTATTTCATTTATAATTATCTTTTCTGGTAAGAAAACACATTGACAAATATTTTCTATTTCAAATAGAAGTAAAATAACAAATATAATAAGCAATATATAAGAAACGATAACGTATGTCAGGCTTAAAAAGCTTCCTTCGATGCAGTCATATTCATCAAGTCTAAATTTCTTATTATTCTTCTTTATAATAAACAGACAAATAGCTATTATAGATATGCAAAATATTACCCAAATAACGCTTGTTGCTAAATTATACTGTATAACTCTATACATCAAATCCTGCAAATAAGGTTGTATATTCTGCTGAGACCAATCAACCATTATGCCAAACTTTTCAGCAAGAGCATTAAGAATCTTTATGATTTCATCACTCATTTTATTTTCCTCGCATTTTCAATTATTCACCGTGAAGCATATTACGAACGTCAGCAAGCGTCTGAGTATTATAGCATTTACCATCCTCGAACACTGTGCGGAACAAGCCATTGACAGGAACTGTCTCAGCTGTAAAGCCGTCCTGATACTTTATCTCGCCGTGCTCTTTATAGATAAAGCACATACCCTTCTGGGACTTCTTGAATCCCGTATCTGTCTTGGGATTCTTAAAAATCATTATGGGCTTACCATCTACCTCACCATAAGTCGCCTTAATAGCTATTGAATATGTATCACGGGTAAAAGGCTTGAGCATATTGTCCTCTTCAACGCACATCATTGAGAAGCTGCCGACACCGAGGATTACATTATTGCAGGCAAAACCGTTGTCAATGAGCCTCTGGTATATCTGCTGACAGCGCTGAACGGTGATACTGTCCCCGTAAATCGCCTTAACGTGAGGGTCGAGTACCTTATAACCCTTGCTGTTGACTGTTCCGCCGAATTCTTCCCAGAGTGCAAACACAGTTTCGGTCACTATCTCAACAGGGTCTCCGCTGTCCCCTCTTATCAGCATACAGCCGTTGTGAGCCATAATTTCAGGCTTTAGCTGAGGCAAAATATTATTGACTACATTCCAGTAATCATAAGAATCGCATACTACACTGAAACTGTTATTGGGATAAAGCTCAGTCAGCAGCTTACGGAGAAATGTAATCTCGTCGCCGTCAATAGAGAAGTTGCTGGTCATCACTGAATGTTCGGTAGATACTGCCCCGTATGCTACGGGCTCTTTCGTACAGTCGCAGTGATAATACTTTTCCAGCCAAGGAATTGCGGGTACTGTCGCTGTATTCAGAAACGAAGTACACCAACCGGCAGAAGAGGCAGTCGCACTTTCAAGACTATGCTGACCTCTGAATGAAAAGTCTCCGAGAGCCTTGGCTCTGGGCACGTCATCTTCAACGCTGATGTCGTAGAACTTATCAACGATCTGACGATACCAATAACCCACATTTGCAGACACCATTGGATGCCAGAGTGAAGCACTCATAAGACTTTCAAGGAACTGTCCGACCCATACAAAGTCAGGGTGTGTGCTGCTTATTTCCAACATAGGAACGTGCATGGGGACACGGGTTCCCTCGGGAAGTGCCGATATCTTAACAGGCAAATAGCCCAGCTCGTGAAGAGCTCTGATTTTTGCGGTATCATATGTACTCTTGCCGAGAGTGCTGCCGAGAACTCTTTCATACTCAGCGCAGACCTCATCGACAGGCTTATTGAAAAATTCGTTATTGAAATATTCCACAAGATACTTCTCGATGAACGCCTGAAGTCCGAAGAAGACGAGTTTGTCATCGTGTACTCTGGACATTCTTGGTGTCATATAGGATACGAGCTTAGTGAGCTTGGGACTAAATTGAGCCTGATGGGTCATCTTATAAAAATCGCCCAGAAGCATTGGCATTATTTCATTCATATGAAATTACCTCTTATTTCTGTTATTTTGTCGTTTTCAATGGGGATTTCCAGTGTATTGACTGTATAGATATGATCAATCCAGTCTGTCGTGAGCAGTATTCCTTCATACACAGCCTTTTCAAGATGAGTTACAAACAAATCTACCTTAGCTGCACCTGCCGCTTTAAGAGCCTGAGCTGCAAGAATAAATGTGCCGCCCTTAACACAGAGGTCATCGATTATCAGAATGTTCTTGCCCTTAATATCGGGAGCATTAACCAGCTCATACTTTTCAATCTTTCCAGTTGAAAGCTCACGCTTCTTGTTACCGTAAAAGTAATTAGTGTATTTGAGATGTTCTCCAAACGACTTGCAGGCTCCGTTGTCGGGATAGAATACGTAATCGGGGGAACTGTATTTATATGCCTCATTAACGCCGATATCGTATATGGTTCTGACATTGTTAATAAGTGCCGGAGTTACATTCGAGTGAGGTGTAAGTATTGTTACCGAATCAAAATTAAGGGAATTGATAACTTCTGCAACATATCTGAGGCTGAACGCCATTGAAGACATCTGCCTATCCATTCTTGAATATGGCATATATGCAATGGTCAGAGTTATGATTGCTTCATCCCAACCGTAATCAACTCTGTTTTCCTTTGACTGTTTATCAAGACACTTCTTGGCCACAATGAGCTTAAAGATATCAGCGTCCGATTCATATACAAGCTTGATTTCATTTACTGCATCCTTGACATAATAAGTTCCCATATCAAAAATGGTTTCACCATTAGGAAAACTTTTATCTCCAAAAGGTGCATTATTTATGTAAATCATAGTTATACCTCGCTCTCGTTTATGATATCAATCTGACAGCTCTTCATAACTTCGAGTGCCGCCTTATGCTTTTCAGGTGTTGATCCGGCACAACAGGAGGCGTCAACAACGATTGGCATATCAGGAAGTGCAGCTCTCACCATGAGGGCATTGGATACAACACAGATATCGGTGTCCAGCCCGATAAATTCAATTTCGTCGAACATTTTACCTTCACGAATAAGTAAACTCATAAGCTGGGTACTGCCAAATGTGTTCTTAAGAACGACGTTCCCTTCTCTGACTTCGGGCTCCAATATTGCATATGTATTGGAGTGATACCATGCGTCAGCGACATCATCATTTATCATCCAGCCGAAAGAACGAGCGAGACAGTGCTGAACAGGAAGTTTTCTCCCCTCAAGAGTTTCAGCATAATCGTTATAATGAGTATCTTTTGTGAATAAAATTGCCGTGTTTTTATCAGCAGATTTGATTTTTTCAACTACATTAGGAACGATTGCCTGTGCTGCATCAGAACCGAGAGACCCATCGATAAAGTCATTCTGCATATCAACCACTACGAGAAGTTTCATTCGGCCGCCTCCTCTGTCTTTTCAATCTTGCGCTTACCCTTACTCTCATAATCCTTGCAAGAAGAGGGCTTTAACACGTTGATAAAATTGCCCTTTGAAGTTGTTTCGGTATATGTAATTGGCATCATGGCAGAACGAACAAAATTGCCTTCCTCAGTCTTCTTCGTACATTTGTAACCTCTGAACTGAAAATATTTACAAGTATTACACTTACCGGAAGCATTCATTTCCTTAAGATTTTCGTCATTCAGCTTTGCACCATCGGAGCCTTTGGCATAATTCGAAGCATTATAATTATTTGTCATTTGCAGTTATCCTTTCTAATATGTTTTGGGGTCAATTTTAGCCGCACAGCCAAAAGAATTAAGCAGCTGTACGGCAAATACTGTAAAAGATTACCTTGATGGATTTCACAACCATCTCTCCTTATGATTTGATTTGTATATGTAAATCGCCACTATGGGTGAACGATGAACTCTGGGCACAGTTGACTTCATCACAATCTCCAACCCAATCAAACAGAATTGAATACTGCTTGTGAACTACCGACCGTCTAAAGCCAGTCGGCTTCTTGCTTCATCGTCCTCGTAACCTACTAACTTCACAAGCGTAAATTCCGATAGTTCCTACCGTACTACATTATTATTTAGGCTGATTTAATCAGCCTTAATCCTTCATACAAAATATTTATAGCAGCGTTTATATCTCTGTCGTGACGTGTATTACAACAAGGACAAGTCCACTCTCTTACAGATAAATCCTTAGTTTCCTTATTAATATACCCACATACACTACAAGTCTGACTACTTGGAAAGTAAGTATCAATCTTGATATACTGTCTACCATTCCAGTGAACCTTGTACTGTAACTGCCTTGTAAGTTCATACCAACTACAATCAGAAATACTCTTTGCAAGATTATGATTTTTAACCATATTGCTAATTTTTAAGTCCTCACTCACTATCAGTTGGTTTTCCTGAATTAGTTTGTGAGAAATTTTATGCAAATTATCAACACGGATATTTGTTATCTTCTCATACAGTCTTGCGACTTTAATACGCTGTTTGTTCCTATTATTGCTACCCTTTGTCTTTTTAGCAAGTTTTCTTTGCTCCTTTACAAGTTTCTTTTCATACTTGTAAAGAGTTTTGGAGTTTTCAAACTTTTCACCATCAGATGTGATGACTAAATCCTTGATACCTAAATCAATACCAACCATAGCACCAGTAGACTTCATCTGAAAATTCTCACAATTTACAAGAATAGAAATAAAATACTTGCCACTTGGCGTTTGAGATAAAGTTGCAGATTTAATTATACCAACAAATACTCTATGAACTTTTGCTTTTACCCATTTAAGTTTTGGAAGCTTAATTCTGTTCTTCTCGAAATCAACCTCTATGTTGTTGTTTGTACTGTTAGTAGAATAAGATTTATGATTATTCTTCTTACTTTTGAATTTAGGATAACCAGAATGTTCTTTGAAAAATTTCTGATATGCGCTATCCATATTATAAACAGAATTAGTAAGAGCAAATTTGTCTACCTCTTTAAGCCATTCATATTCTTTTTTAAGAACTTGATTAACATAGTTGTTACAACCTATCTTGTTTATAGATTTCTTTTCTGCTTCATAAAGATTTTTCCTATAAGCAAGCGTCTGATTATAAACAAATCTACAACAACCGAATGTTTTCTGAATTTGTATTTCTTGTGTTTTATTTGGATAAAGCCTATATTTGAATGATTTAAACATTGGTTTGTTACCGCCTTTCTACATCACTGTTATATCACAGCGAGCTTAACCCATCGTCTAAAGCCAATGGGATTGCGGCTGGTTTATTTTATTTCAAGTTTTAACATTGCAATAACCTCCATATCCAATATTTCTACGCTATTTTGGTACGAGAGATGGGCTTCGAACCCACACGCATTCTTGCAGCAGTTTTTGAGACTGCTCTGTCTGCCTATTCCAGCACTCTCGCATATTTCGTTAATAATATAGCAACTGACGTTAGCTATTATTAACATCTGGTGCGGGTGACAGGACTTGAACCTGCACGCTTGCGCAATAGATCCTAAGTCTATCGTGTCTGCCAATTTCACCACACCCGCATGTTGGTCTCCCAGATGGGATTCGAACCCATCCTGTAGGGATTTTAAGTCCCTTGTCTCCTGCCTCTGGACTACTGGGAGTTATGTGCCCGTCTTTCCGGGCTGCCACGATGTCCAGCTTCGACATCTGCCGATTCGGGTCTTACGGCGTGACAACATTTCTTATGTTGCGCAACGAGCTGGATCCTTGCTCATCACACCCTCTATACGGCGGTATTAAGGAACCCCTGCAAAACCTGTTTTTCACATTTCTGTTTTAACGTTATCTTGTGAGTTCTGGCTTCTGCACCCGTAGGCGTCTCCAATAAGCCGAAGCTGTATTTAAACTTGCCAGACCTATCCCTCGTCAGGGAGTCGATCTTATCAGGAACTAAAGGCCGCGTTTAAATCATAATGGGCAGCGGAGCACCCGTGCGGTCTTATATCGGAATCGGTAATGTCCGAACCTCAACCACTCAGACAGCTATATCGCCATACCGCAAGCTGATGTGGATTTTACAGTTACAAGGGTGACACTAAGATAATCTCCGCCACGTTTTACCCCTTGCTATCATCTGTTATGCAGCACAGATGACCTTGGCCACTGAGTTTTCACCTACAAGCTTCAGTCTGCATCTGCTTATCGGTATCATTGGTGAGCCGCTCGGGTACTTACCCCAAGCAACGGCTCATATATGCACCCTGACCGACCTTCGATTATGCGTACTGCTCCGAGATTATGTTAAGGTGTAGGGTGCTTTATTGTTGTATCCATATCCATCTACGGGATTTGCACCCAATGCCTTCGTTTTAACGACGTCTTAACTCCTTGACTAAGAGGGTATGGATATTGGTTGGGATAGTGTGATTCGAACACACGGAATGGTAGAGTCAAAATCTACTGCCTTCCCTCTTGGCGATATCCCATCAAATAATAAATAAAAAAGGATTTAGTGATTGGAGTATAACCAACAATTCCGGGGTGGAAGACCGGCGTTATGTAATTGGCTCTTTGCTACTACTTTTCCCCAATCTCATGAATAAAGGTACTTGCACAGTGGTTCGCTTCAGATTTCATTTTACCAATTATTTATTTTTTTTAATTACACTAATTCCGTTGGCGCAACAACCGAGACTCGAACTCGAACACCATCATACGATGATTACTCAGAGGTTAGCAACCTCCTGCCTTACCAAATTAGGCTTATTGTTGCATTCGTGCAGCTTGACGTACTGCACATGAGATCTTCAACGCTAAGAGGAGCTTGCCATCGTAGGGGGTATATAAATGTTTATCCACCATCAACCAGCCCCGAGGATCACACACAGCCGATGGATTCGCCGCTTTAACCTATATCGGGGATTTCTATGAACTTTATGATTTACAATTTACAATTTGAACTTTGAAGTGCAGCAAGTCTGCCATCAAGTACGCACGTCTGCTACCATAAATTCTGAACTTTAATGTTTAAAACAATTAAGCTTTGAATTTTAAACTTTCAGCTATTATTCGAACTTTAAACTCTGCCCGAAAACATCATAAATACTCGATATTCTTATCTGAATAATATCTTTAGCATTTGAAAGCTTTTGCAGTTTCAAATTGTTTTGTTCATCATTTTAGACTGTTGATGTTCAGTTGAAACCAGTTAAGTATTTTCGGTTGACGATGGATGATTAACTTAATCAGTAACTGATTTCAATTTCGGTGGTTGCATTTGCCACTGTAATGGCTGCATCCACCTCAGCTTCGAAAGCGTCGATCTTATTCTTCAGATCTTCGATTGCTTTTTTTGTATCAATACCTTCGATGAGATCAAAAGTATTCTCATCAATATATTTCGCTCTTGCCGCATTTATGGTCTCCACCATTTCGCTGGAAATAGTGTTATTGCTGCTGTTTGTTCCATAAAGGCTAACGATATAGGCCTCACAAGCCCTTGTTAACTTTTCTCCATTATTATTCTGGAGCAGGCTCTGTGTATTTGTATATTGAGTTGTCATGGTATTGAGCAGAGCCTTCATATAATCAATACCCGTCTGCTTCATATAAATAGCTTCGGCGACAGTCATTTGCTCTCCACCGATAGATACGATTGTGGAAGCGTTTGCCTTATTCACTGCTTTCTTGATGGCATTATTCCTGTTGATGAGAGCGACTATTTTATCATAGCTGCCCTGCATCTCTGCCTTTACGTCAGTGATATTTTTGCCGTTTAGCGTGCGCATTGTATGCTTGCTTACGTTACAGAATGTCGCACTGCGAATCTCTGCTGTGATTCTGTTACCGAGCACCTTCAGCTCGGAAAGTGCCTTTGTGATTGTCATTTTTTCGTTGGTCATGATGACTCCTCCTTAATTTTTAAATTGTAAAATATCCAATATGTTTTCGCACCAATGAATAATAGTATAAAAAACATATATTTGGTGAGCCATTGGGGATTTGAACCCCAGACCAATAGTTTAAAAGACTACTGCTCTACCGACTGAGCTAATGACTCATAATTTTTCATACTTTGATTTTGCAATTTATACCTGACAAAAATATAATTATGAACATTTTTGTAACTTACAGTTACAGGTTAAATAACATCTCCGATATTCCACCCAGCAGCCCCATCAAGAGTTGAGGAAAGATTGTTCATTATATCCAATATGTTTTGGGCTTCTTGGAATAACGGCTCATTTCTGAACCGTTCTCCCTTGACTGTATTTATATTATATCAGATGAGTTTAAACTTGTCAAGCGATTGTGGATGTTGCTAAAAATTTTTTATGTACTGCCATATCACAGGCAGCGGATCATTTATAGAAAACGTTTTTCCAATTCTGATAATCACGATATGTGCTATAACCAATTTTTTTCTGATTTGAAATAGCAAACACTCTAAAATAATCCGATATATTGTTTGATGTGATTTCCTTTCCCTTCTGCTCGTCGAGATATGCACGATAAAAATTACCGGATCTCATTATCCAAGTGGGGACGAGAACTTTACCATAATACTTATTATCAATATCAACCTCCATTCTGTCCCATGCTCTTCTGCGCTGAGCATGGAAATTATCGTTGATCTGGCCAAGGGAATTCTTTTTATTCTTAGCTCTTATCAGATAAATAGACTGAGCAAATGGCATAACACTATCGTTTATTACGACACTATCCATGTCCTTATACTCATTAATTATTTCAGCAAAACGATCTGATACTATAATAGTATCGTCTCCAACTTTTATACGATTGCCCTGCACGTCTGATTTTTTCAGATTATAGATTTCTACATTGCATAATCCATTCCAATACAAACCATAAAAAGCCTGATACCAAATTATCATCGAGGAATCCTGTTCCATCATAACACTGCTGATACAATCCAACAAATCATTTTCGTCTGCAAACATTTCAGTTATGATTTTCCATCTTGGATTTATGTCTTCGCTTATAACTCTTTTAAGTTCATTTATGGTATCGATTGAACAGTATCCCATCTTGGTTGCCCATTCTATATACCTATTTATAATACTCTTGCTGTTAAGCATGGTATTGGTGTTAATGATTTTATTTCTCTCAAACAAAAGTTTAAAATCGTTATAATTAAAATCATATAGGTCTTTTTTAAGAAGCTCTTCAGTGTCGGAAAATTTTTCGAACTTATACATATAGGTATTGCAAGACATGTCCGTATAGCTTCCTTCTTTCATGCTTGCCAAGAATTCCAGCTTTTTTTCCTCGTTATACATTCTTCTCCCCCATTTCTTTATTGATTATTTCTATACTCTTTTTTGAATTTAAAAAATCCAATTTAGGGAAAACAGCAGCAAGTTCATCTTCCCAGCCTGAACGATTCTGAAGTTTACTACTTAAATAAACATAGATCGGAAATACAGAATTTTTGGCAGAGATACTCTTTTTATAACCTACAAACGCATCATAATTGATACTTGCAAGCTCATTAAAAAATTCAATAAGCCATTCTGCAACTTTACTCTGTTCCTTGACCGTTCTTGCAGAATAATACTTATCAATAGCAGCTGCAAAATCCGATTTAAGAATAAAGCCCTGACCGACCTGAATTCCCTGCTGAGTATCACAGAACTTGTAAATGCCGTCAAGCTCGCCGCTGCCAATAATCTTTTTCAGAACATTGTTTCCCATAGTATATTTGTATTGAGCCACTACGCTCTTATTGATGGGGGCACGTTCTTCGTCTTGATTGATGATTCTCTGAGCAGTTGCACGAGAGCCTATTGTCAGAACAATGGGCATAGTCATTATAATATTCGGGTTATTCATAAGAGCATACTCGCTGCCTTTATCTCGATGCTGACCATCGATCTCGGCAATATACCCTGATTTCAATATAACTCTATCATCTTTTACCTCATAGTCAGATTCGTCCGCCACGATATGCCAACGAAGAGAATTTGGAAAGAACGTTCCGTCGCTCATAGACTTTCCGATTGCTCTGGCACGGTTGTCATCATATTTGATATGACTTATAAAGTCATTATCGGAAAGCTTGGTAATGACAGTTTCTCTTTGCATTCCTTCTTTCCACTGTATAATGCCAACAGATTTCAGATTCGCAATATCCTGTATGGATAATGCCGTCAGATAATTATCATTGTCCGTAAGTCTTGCCAGTATCGGAAATGCTATTGGCAATTTAGAATAGCTTCTTTTGATATAAGCAGAATTAGCCTCGGTGATTTCCGAGGCGGTAAAAAAATGTGAAACATCAGGAATTTTCAGTGCAGCACTGTGTTTCGACACAGCTTCATACAACCAGCACAGTACAATATCTGATACGTTTTCTAAGTCGAGATTAGACATAAGAGGGCCAAGTTCTCCCCATGTCATTTTGCCGGTATCTATAAGCTCAGCGGAATAAATATCTTGGCACACGTTAAGCTTTGTCGAAAATAGTCTTTTTAATATCGCTATGGCTTCGTTTCTTTTTGACACATTCATGTTATCACACTCCATGTATTATGATAAAGTAGTATATGCTTGTATTTGCTTCATTATAACACACGTTTTCAAATATGTCAAGAGAAATTCAGGATTTTCTGAAAGCGCTGAGTCTTATGCACATTGCTCTCAAAAGCTTTTAAGACAAGAGGAGTCGCCATTATCATGGCTGTCGCAATTCTTTCAAGCTGTTTATCGCTCAGATGCCCAACAATTTCAATTATCTGAAATTTGTTAATGACCCATTGGCTTTCGGCTTCAAAAGTCGTATTTCTTGGCAGTCCTTGAATTTCTCCGGCTTTAAAGTGTGCATGAGTTGGAAGAGTGCTGTCATCTCTTTTTGTAGTTCCCGGAAGAACCTCTACTGTAGGAGAAACTTTATTTCCAATGTTGTTTGAAACAACGACGGCATATCTTTCTCCGCCCTGCTGATGCCCGATAGCGTTTGGCAGTGTTATTCTAATTACATCTCCTGTTTTAACATTCATTGACAAGTTCTCCTTTCATAGAATCAGGCGGGCTTTTTCATATTTTTGCTTGGCAATAAAGCCGAAGCAAGATTAACAACATCTATTATTTCAACAGAAGCTTTAACGAAGCCCGGAAAATCAAAATTTGTTTTTACAAACTCCTCGTACATCTGTTCGTTGGGAGCATATTCATCTATATAATAGTATGTATCTCCAAAGTTTGGTATTCCATTAAGCAGTGGAACAAATATGCTAAAGTAATACCACTGGTCATCATAGTCAAGTTCCTTTTCTAAGGTATCAATTACCAATCTCTCCCGGACTGCAAGCGGAAGCTGGAACCAGTCCAGCTTCATTTCTGCAAATCCGTTGTGAATATTCGTTGATGTGATGATATTCTTGCTGAATTCAAGATTGAAGTTATCGATTAATTTCATACTTGCTCGCTGCCTTTCTGATAATTTCTATTCCATGTGTCGGGCGGAAGTTCTTCTGCCAGCATATCTGCATTTCTTTCCAGAATTTCTTTGCTGTCAGGGTGAAGGCACTTGGGGTTATTGGCTTTTTCATCCATTCTATATTTGGAACATTCCGCATGGCAAAACTCTTTTGTATCCAGCCAGTTTTGCATATATTGTTCATCGTAATAATAACCAAGACAATTCAGCAGCTTGCACATGAATCTCTTTAAATAAATAGGATCTTCAAGACACAATACGACTTCCAGCACTTTGCAAACGTTTTTAAAATTTTGATTTATGATTTCTTCTTCCCTTGAGTAAAATAAATGCTTTTGAGGCTGTCCAAAGAGTGTTTCGATAAATAGGTTTCGAGCATTATTGGGACGACGATTTGCAATTCCGTAAGTAATTCTTTCCAGAACATCGCTGTCGTAATATAACCCAACGGCTTTTGCTTTTCTTAATTTTTCTGCTTTTCCCAATGGCAAAAGATTGTCAAGGTCGGATTGACGATAATTTATATACAAAATATGATATTTATCAAACAGTTCCAGATACCCGGGACGAGGTGAAAAAGGACCACTTTTATCATAGGGATCATAAATACATTTAGTCATAAGCCTAAATTCCGAAGTATGAGTAAGCTTTTCCATCACAATTTCATCATAATAATACCCCAGAATGTTAAGGATTCTACATGTAAGCCCCTCAATGTATTTTGATTCATCACTGTTCTTTGCAACATATGCCATGATCCTAAAATCATGATAATCAAAAAAACGACGAACAGTATCTATTTTTTCCTTATCGAGTAAAGGAGATGGAAATTGATCTCCATTAAAAAAAACGGTTCCATTAAACCTGTTAATATCTGAAGAAGAGATATCTTCATCACGACGTGCCGCAAACTCAAGAATCGTCAATGTTATACTTATTTGGAATTTTTCATCATAAATAAGCCCCAGCTCTGTCGCCTTGTTAATATTTGCAATCTTTTCTTCAATGCTACCGACTCTGGCATATTCAGCTGCGGCTATTCTGGATTCTTTAGCGGCTTCTAATTTTGCATCTACACATGTTTCTTTAACCTTTTCATGCACCACAGCACCACCAATGCCAAGCCATGCGAAAATGGTACTTACCAATCCAAGCATTATTATTCTCCTTTCTTATTTCGCAATTCTGCATTGCGCTTTCTTGCTTCTGCAAGTCTCCTCATCAAGTCTTCACGAGCAGCCTGTTCGGCGGCTTTAGCTTCTCTTTCATCGTCGGCTTCAACTGATTGGACAAGAAAGAAAATTAAAGGATATGCAAAAATGATAATTAGTATAATTACTTCCATATATACACCCTCTTACACGTCCATTTCTATAGCTTCATTCAGTTCGGAAAAGGCTTCATCGAAAGCGTCAGCAGCGGAATTGAGATGATCGATATATTCCTGCATTGTTTCGCCCGTTTCGCTCTCCTGAGTTTTTTCGGACCACTTATCAAATCTTTCCTGTGCTTTGTCTGCCGCTTCTCTTACGACCGTTGCAAAATCGACTACATCATTCATCTGGGAAAGTGCCATAATTCTATTCATATTTTCCATTTGTAAAATCCTCCATTTAATTTAATATCAAATTGTTTTCTTTAATAATTCTCAGAAACAGCATTTTATTAACTGTCTTTTTCTGAGACGGAATTGAAACGCTGCAATTACCGTTTGAATAAATACGATGACTGCCGTGAGTTCTAAGATATGTAAACCCATTCCGTGATAATATATCCTGCACTTCTCGCACAGAATATTCTTTTATAAGCATCTTTAGACCTCCTTATATATTTTGCCATACTAATTGTAGCACACGATCTGGTCGGAAAATCGGACAGCAAATGTGTATGACAAGAAATAATTAGTTTACTTGACTTTTATCACGAAATGTGGTATAATAATACTAAAGTTGAGAATATTCAACTTATAATATGATTATATACGCTTTTGAACGTAAAGTCAAGTGTTTTTTCAAATTATATTCATCTTTGTTTATTATCGACAAAGATACAATTAAGAAACTATACAACAATTTACGAGGTAATATTGAAATATGGAATACAGTGAAACCATAATACAGAAAATAGTAAACAGCGGAAAGACTAAAGCTTCCGTTGCAGCTGCTATTGGCTGTAACAAGAGCTTATTCAGCCAGTGGGAAAAGAAACCGACTTCTAAGATAACTCTTGATATTGTAGTTAAAATCGCAAGATACCTTAACGTTACCGTTGACAACCTATTGTTTGATAAAATATCATTATCTGAGAACGACAAAGCATTATTAAATGTCTTCCACTCGCTGCCTGATAATGAACAACAGCGTTTTATCGGTCGCTGTTCTGAAATATCCGATAGACTTGTAGAATCTCAAAACAAAAGACGAAAAATCTCTATGCGCAAAATGGATGTTGCGGTTATCGCTGCAGGCGCAGGTGTTTCTTTCCCCTTTACGGAAGATGATTCTTTTGAAAAAGAGTCGTTTCCTATTGACGAAATCCCTGTCGGTGCAGATTGTGGAATTCCGATTGACGGAGATAGCATGGAGCCTGAATATCCCAATGGCTGCATTGTTTGGGTAAACCGTAATTGTGAGATCCGATATGGAGATGAAGTTATTGCCATAGTTGATGGTTGTCCCCTGTTTAAAGTTTATCAGGAAGATGGTCTTCATTCTTATAATTCCAAATATTCGGTTATAACTACAGACCATAAGATCGAAATTTTTGGCAAAGTCATCGGGTACTATATGAACGAAGAACCTCAGATGCTCGCTGCTCGCAGTTACAGTTTACGCAACATCTCCAAATCTACTAACAATTACTAACGCCCCTCCTTAATAATCACCCCGGCAGTTACAAACAATAACTGCTGAGGTGATTTTTTTGTATGAAAAATACAGACGAGCCAGAAATGCAGCGTGGCAATGTTTGATCAACTGCAACATTAAAGCGCTCCCTGTCAAACTGTCTCAGATTTGCAATCATTACAATTCCGAAGTAATAGAAGATTCTGTTCTGCCGACTGAAAGTCCTTATGTTTTGGCCGCCGAGCAGAGAGGAAAAACAGTTATCGAGAACAACAGATATTATATCATTATAAGAGACACCGAAATATACCAAGCACGACGATACACTATAGCTCACGAGCTGGGCCATATTATCATCCCCACCGACGATGAGTATGAGGCAGAAAGATTTGCGATTGGCATTCTTGCTCCTGCGTGTGTGCTTTGGGGCTGTGATATTCATTCGGCAGATGAAATATCTGAGATTTGCAATATATCCAAAACGGCAGCTGAAATAAGGGCAAAGAGAATGGCAGTGCTGTATCAACGTAATGCTTTTCTTAAGTCATCTTTAGAGCGCCGGGTCTATGGACAATTTGCAGATTTCATTTGGGAATATAAGCATGACCGCAGTTAATCGTATGTACCGTCGGCGCACATTTCATCAAAGGTTTTGACATTAAGATAAACGCCGTTCCAAGGAGTGCCAAAGTGAGTCACTCCCCATACATAAAGATCAAGTTCGTCGCAATAGTATACGATTTCATCGGTTGCTCTTGCCAGATAATCGGCAAAACTCTGGTCGATAAGATAATACTGATAGATATCGCAAGGATAATCATCTTCTTCATCGTAATCATTACCGCAATAAAGCTCAAGCTCAAGATTCGTGATGTTATTGCAGAGAATAAGATTTTCATTTTTAACAAGTTCAGCATAAGATATCTTTTTCATATACGACACTCCTCTTTTGTGTTATCAAGTTTCTGAATTGAGGTTATACAATCTACCTTAACGGACTGCATGAGTTTAACAACAGCATCGGCAGGAGAAATTGCAGTTATGGTTTCTTTGATTCCGCACTTAAACAAGGGGGCTCCACTATCAAATACGATTACATATTCATTCATCATTACTCTTCCTCCCATATTAACATTTCCCAATTAGGGCAATACTTGAGATAGAACATCAGACTAAAACAGTCCGGCTCCAATTCCTGACCATCAAAACAGAATTCCTCATGCTGAATCAGTTCGTCAAGAATAGCCTCGGCATTTGCTGATATAGCTGTCTTACTTGTTCTGAACCTTTTTGCAAGATCATCAAAGTAAAATATGTAATTGCCGGATGTGGTTTTTGCAGTTCCTGTTTTTATCATGTAATTTGCGATTTCCTTTATGAACTTATTATTCATGTTGCTGCCTCCATTTCTTTTCTGTACCTCAGCTGGTCATAAGCCTCGCCTTTTGCAATCAGCTTTTCGTATTCCTGCAAATCATAACTCATCGGGCACTCTTTAGTGAATTTCAACCGGGTACCCGAAACTGAGCAAAAGTATTCTCGATACTCCTTGCCTGTTTTGGATTTCATCATAATAATGGACCGATTCATGCACTCGCTGCACAGTTTCATATCCATAGAAAACATCTCCTTATTTAAACATATATTTTTTAATATGCTTCGTTCACGATTTTACAGTTGTCGGATCGAGAAAGTTCCTCGTTCCGAGCCGTTATCCACAGTCCATGGTGGGCTGTGCAGAATTTGGCGTGATGATTACTCTTCTTTTATTTCTTCAATTACGATGCCGTACTTTTCAGCAACGGCTCTGTTTATTGTAATCTTCCTACCTTCGACTTTGAGTATCTGTACCTGACTGAACCGTCCGACGGTAAAAACTTTTGGATCGGTTACGATAGATTCTGCATCTTCGTAAATATAATTATTGTAACGAATGTCTTCTTTTTTGATATAATATGCCGTTTGATTCTTGCTGTTATATCCGTAATAATCGTAATACTCAAAACCAGTCCAATATCCCTTTGTAAACTTGCTCCTGCAATACTCACGAAGTTCCTTATACGAGTTACAGCGATGGTCATATATTCCGGTAGGGGTTACACATCTGACTTTATATCTTGTTTTCATTTTTATTCCTCCGATTATCATTTAGTGTATCTCGTCTTCGTAGAATGGAGTGCCATCCGAATGAAGAACCTGATATACATGTAAAGATACAGGTTTATTGATTTCAAATAACCGACCATTGATGTTTGCATATATTTTTGTAAATGCTCTTCCTTCTTTTTCTCTTACACATTCGTTGATAAGAGTTTCGGCTTTCTTCGCAGCTTTACTAAAATTAAAATCATATACCAGTTTCATTTCTACTCCTCCAATTATCAATCGTTCCAGTCAGGCTGGTCGTAGTATGTAGTGTTTTCAAAAATCCTTCTCGCTTTTTGGACGGCTCTTGTTATAGATATCCTTTTTGGAATTTTAAGCTGAACAGGAGCAAAGCATCCGTCATAATGGAAGTCGATATTATATATCCACTGTCCGCTTTCGTCTTCGAAGTAGTCATAGCTATGAAGAGTTCCGTTCGGCTGATGGCTCCACACATCTGTCAGTTCCTTCATTATCCATTTTGCACCGGGTTTTATCATAGGCTTCCTCCTTGTTTAATCCAGCTTTACACAATGCGTACCATCGTCTCTGAGTTCCCAGTCGCCGATCTGGGCAATAGTATTACACGCAGCTGTGTAAAATTTTATTTCGTCTAATGGATTATCAGCATAAAAAACTGCTTTCCATCTCGTATCCAGATATTGAGCGAGTTTAATTTCCATTTCAGATTTTGTCATTATCACCACTCCTCTTAAAATCATTGTCAGTCAGTTTTCTGCCGCACTCTGGAAAGTATTTAAATCTGTTTTTGCTGTTAGAATCATTCAGGTTTCCGCCGAAGCAAATCTCTGTTCCGCACAAAAAATCAGCGATCTGCATTTTTCGGAAATCGAAATTTCCATTGCAAAGTTTACATGTGTTCATATGCCTCACCCCTTATTTAACATCATTATCGTTTGCTTCTTTGAGAATAATGACACCAATATACCAGTTATTTCCTCTTAAATAAATATTTCTGCCTTCATTGTCCGCAGTATTAATATCCTTTTCGGTAATAAGATCAATGCCTAAATCGTATTTTGCAATTAAGCCATTGATATGCTCGGCTACTTTATCAGGGCCGTCAAAATAATCGCCTTCGTAATCTTCGTCTTCCCCAATACTCCATTTAACATGGTAATAATCAGCGCCGAACCAATCCATATCATCGGTCATATACAGCCCGCCGTCCTCCTCCTCGGCTATCCAATGTATGGAAATACGATTATCATAATGCCTTGCAATTATCTCACGCCACATTTTGATCATTGGTCTCCATGCTGTTTCGGCAAAGATATTAAAACTCGACTTATCCTGTCTGTCGGTTACATTTCCGATGTCGTCGATCCATCCACGGCAGCGGATAATGTTTTCGGGATTATCGATTCTGTCGCCGAAGCCGAACCCGATGAGCACATTACCGAGCCAAGGTTCACCAAAGCCTGAAGTTTCTGCATTTGACGATGTGTACTGTACTATTTTATTGTGCAGATCCGTAAGGTCTGCGAAGTTTCCTGTAAATTCTATTTTAGTAGAACACCAATTAGGCATAATGTTTTCTCCTTTCAATCTTCGAGGTCGTACCCAAAATGGCAAAATCCAATTAGGTCTGAGATATAATCCCCGATATCTTCTTCGTCAACGTCGTCGGGAATTTCAATTTCTGAGGGCAATTCTTCAAAAAGCTTTTTGTCTCCGTCAGTGTCCCACATAATATTTACTGCTTTCATATCTACATCTCCTTTTTCAGTTGCGAAGTTCGTTGATCAGATCCTCATCTCCGTTTTCCAGAGCGTCGATCGTCTCTAAGTCAAGGCCGAAACAGAAATCGCTGTCATCCTCAAAGTAGTCGTAGTTTTCGTTAGTATCAATATCGAGCGTCTCTTCTATATATTCCAAAACTGCACGTCTCAACTCCTGCGCTCTGTTAAAGCAGTCATAGAATTCTTTTATCATACCATTAAGCTTTGCGTTATCCATAATAAAATCTCCTTTTCAAATTACAATTTACCAAACTTATCGTCGCTGTTTATCTTTACTCTGAGCTTACCGCCGCTTCTGAGAATGTATTTCCAATTACCCATTACAAACTCCTCCTTAATCAAAATCGCAGGTATCAAACAGTTCAAGCTTGTGAACTGACATAAACCAGTCTTCATTGACCTCAACTGCCACTTCCGCTTCCGCAAGAGACTTGACAGGCTCAAGTCCTGCTTTTTCAAAAACTCTGTTAACCTCTTTGAGCACCTCTTCTTCTGTGGCGCCGTAGAGGTAATCTGCATCGCTGCCTATATTATAGTCAATACAATAAGCCATGTCGCCAAATTCATTCATGTCGTTTGTGCAGTAGATATCGCAGCCGAACTCCTCGGCGCACCAGCTGAATGAAATGAGCTGCTCGTCATCTTTGGTATAGCATTTTGCAATTATCGCACTCCATATACCAAGGCGAGGCGTCCATGCGGTTTCAGTATATATTGTTGCGCAATCCCTGTCATATTCGATATCTCCTCTTAATGAAACCTTATCAGGATCGATTCCGAATTCATTGGCGATGTTGCGGAAGCTGCGTCTTTCGCAGTAGCTCATATCAGGGTGTGCTTCATCTGAAATAGCGTGCTCGATCCTGTTGAAAAAATCCGTAAGTGCATCATCATTTCCAAAAAATCTTATCTGTGTAGAGCAAATGTTAGCCATAATTGTTACCTCCAAATTCCAAATATCCTGTTAGCTCCAGTATTCTATCATGTTTTCTCTTGTGAAAATTTCGAGGTCTTCTTCGCTCCAAGGCTCACCAATAAAATAGGCATTCTTGCCGAAGTTAGAAGCCTCGTCATCCATATAGCTTTCATAATAAGCTATTATTTCCTCGGAAATTTTTTCAATCGGTACAGTCTTACCGTCGATCACGATGTTATACTGCTTTGCCTTTATAGGTTTTGCGTTTACTTCCCAGCCTTCAGCTTCCGACGTTGTAATACTGAGATTATGCTCTCCACCATAGGTTTTCACATAATCAATTATCGCATCACAAACTACATCATAGTCGTTCTTGTTCGCTGTGTCGGGCTGATACAGGTAACTGCCTGTCCATTCGCAGACCATAATCATTCCTCCATTATGTATTATTTGGCATCATGGTATATCCGGGGATTTGACGTTACGTTATAGATGTAACTTCCGCACCGTACAAGAAGTGCGTCTTTGCCGTAGTACAGCTTTTTCATACCCTCAACGCTTCCGCTCTTATGAAAGTTTGGATACTCGGAGATATGATGGGTCTCCCCTTTTTGAATTGTCAGATATCTTACTCTCACAATTATTCCCCCTTTATTTAAACCATTCAAACTCTCCGGAAATTAACATTTTATCTATTGCATGCCCCTCTCGAATTTCTCGATTAGTTCCAACACAGTTGCCCAGTGTTATCTGATGAATTTCGCCATTGAGATGTACATACAATTCTTTAGCGTCACGAAACGTGAGAAATATTGGCTGAGTTGAATGAATTACAGTTTCTGAATTACCGTTATCAATAGCTGTTACTGTCTCAAGATAGGTTGTAAAACAGTCTTTGCCGTCTTTGTCAAGATGAAGGTGATACTCTTTTATCATGTTGCCACTTCCTTTACTATAACTGTGAAGGTATCTCCCTCATCGACTACGCAGGGCATGAAGTATTCGCTGGGCGTTGACCAGCCCAGCAGCTCTCCATCATCGTCAAGGTATGGTTCAAGTTCGCAAACGCAGTTACCATACCGGTCTTCTATGTAAGCTCGCTTCATTTTTAATCCTCCTTATCCGATGACTGATTAAACTTTACATACAGTGTATAACCTGTGCCGTAATATCCGTTACCATCGTCTCCATCAATCTGTGCAAGCTTAATATGCTTATCCTCGGCGTAAACGAAGATCTTGTACGATGTTTCGTCATCATACTTGTTTTTCGTATCATTGTCACAAACGAACTCCACGTTCGTAATGACGTTATCACATTCGTTAAGTTCAGTTACGGAATACCATCCGTTGCCGCAGCCTGGGCAGCCTTCATTTCCTTCAAAGGTAAGCTCTGTTCCGTTGTCAAGAACAAGTGTATTACCTCTGACTTCAACGACTTTCCTGTAAAGCAGGAGCTCTCTGATTTCCTTTTCGTTGTATTCATAATATGTTTTATCATAATTCATTTTTATTTCTCCCTTTTAGCCGTGTCGAGAAGATGCTCTGCATACGTTTTTACAGCCACTCCAAATGAAGTACCGTTATTAAGCAGATAATCATAAAAACTTTTATCAGTGGTTGAATTACCATGTAATGCGTTTGGGTATAAATTCAATTTCTGCATTGCAATATGCAGTTATACAGTCTATCGGTGTATCAGGTTCGCCATCAAAGGCATTTTGATATTTTGTGCATATTTTTGGCTCATGATCTTTGCGAGGATCAACATCAACAAATAACTTTCCGTTTTCGTTTTTATAAACGGGTCTGTTGTAACTGTCGTTTCCAATAAATGTGAATTTTATTATCTTTTTCATTATTTATAACCTCCATTAAACAATTATTTTGTTTTGCAATTAGCATAACAAGATATTTTCTACAAAGGTTTAGATGTATTGGAGGTGAGTGTCCGTGACACCCGCTGATAAGCGGAGTGTAACTGGACTGATCGCCTCCTATAGTACAAAGTTATTATGCTGATTGCAGCTATCAGAACCGAGCCTGGCGGCGATTTACTAAAGCAGTTTAGATATGAGGGATCTGAAACGTCGGGCACTTGTCAGGTATGAATAGTGCCCGTCGGTGTAAGATCCCGAAATGCAGTTTGCCAAACTCGGTTATGCGGCCGGAATATCCATGGTATCGCTAAAGGAATTTAGATATGAACCTTCTGAAAGAAGAGTCATCGACGCTTCAATCAACGAAGTTGATTGAGGGTCATCGACTCATCTTTCGAAGGTGCAGTGCATATTGGATATCACGGTTACTGAATTTAATTGAAGTACCTATTATATCACTAAAAGATTTTAGATACAATGTCGTGAGGCGCACCGAGAAGTTAGCCCGCAAAGCGGGCTACTTTTCGGTTGCTCCTCAATGACCATTGCTGCATTTGAGGCACTGCAATTATTGATATATATTTCCTGACCGCCGAATTTTCGCTAAAAGCATTTAGATAATATGTATCACGGAGATGAGAAACATCCAGCAGTGTGCTGGATGGTTCTCATCTGAGGGATTACATGTTTGCATTAGGACGGACAGAAATCAGATTGGCTATTCCCGACAGCAGTTGTTCACTAAATTGATTTAGATAATACCATCTTGTCTGAGGAAGAGTTCAGGGAGTATCCCTGACACTCTTGCTTCAGACCAGATGCGTAATTTACAGGTTGCCGCTGGGAATTAAGAAATCATAACACCAAATTGTCGCTAAAGTAATTTAGATATGAAGAATCACGACAGCGGCGTGAAGCGATGGGTGACGCATCACTGAGCGCCGAGGGAGAGATTATTGATTGCATTTTGTGTTATGAATTAGGAATTATTCGGCTTGTGGAAACATATGTTTACTAAAGATATTTAGATAAGAGGCAGCATAAACGATCTCGAACTCTGGAGGTCTCCAGAATGAGAGATCGTGTTGCTGCAGACTTGAATTTTGTTTTCACAAGTCGGTTTGCAGTTAGTAATTTGCCGCTATAGCGTCCAGCTCAGAGCGGAATTCGGACACAACATATTCGGCGTCGTAATGCCACTGCTCATCGTTGTTTCTGCAGTCCTCATACATATCCAGTATGTCATGCCAGAGTTCTTGATTTGCAATTACCTCTTCCTCTGTCTGAGCACCATACTCTTCTTCGATAGTCATCGCCATATCTTCTGCGTTGTATTCACTCTTGACGAATTTATAAACATCGAAAGCATCGTAAGAACTGAGCACTGTGCCGTTGACAACGTATTCACCATTACTGTTTCGTGTTACCACATGTATTCCTCCGTTACAATTATAATAGTATAACTCTCAATCGCAGCGATTTACTAAAACCATTTAGATCAAGAATCCGTGATTTGGCAGGTGTTGAGGGGACGAAAGTAGCCTTCTACACCTGCGAAATCCGGATGATGTACAGATTTACCGACTGAGAGTTTGCAGTTATTTTTTTATTCCATATTCGCAAAAGGATCGCTGAGGCTGATGTAGTTTTCCGCCATAGAAACCTTAAGTGCCTTATAAAAATAGTAGTCAGGAGCCTGAATCTCAAGTCTGAGTTTTCTGAGAGCATTTTCTCTGGTATAGACTTCATCGAACCAATGGAGGATAAATCTTCTGTCGAACATAATGTAGTTCTTTAAGGTATAATAGGCACCAGCCTTCTTGAAGCTGCGAATAAACGCATTAGCAAGCTTGTGGTTCTTGAAGTATCTGCCGCCCTTCATGCCTGTGCCTTCGGGGATATCAAACGCTCTCTTTGCAATTACCAGTTCAATAGCCTCTGCAATTACAGCGAAGTCTGAGTATGACCAAGCGGTATTTATAAGACTCTGAAGACTGGGCTGGAACTCCTTAGCGAAGTTTATAAATATATCGGCGATGCTATTCACATCAAAGAAATGCTTGCGCTCTTCAAATGCAACGGGGTCGTTATCTTTGAGGTGAGCCAGCAGCTTAGCTTCCTTACAGGTATAGAGGATACTGTACTTATAGGTATAGAAATTTGCGATTACCTGATTGATATTTGTGGTGACACACTCATGTCTCATAAGTCTAATGAACTGAGCGGAGATCCAACGTCTTGTTGTTCTGGGGTTATAGACTTCGCCGCAGATCGTCTTGCCAAAATACTTACCGTGTGCAGGAACTGAGTTATCATTGTCGGCAGTAGGGATTGGAGTATTGGCCATATCGAGCATTGACTTTGCCACCAGTTTTGCGAACTCATTCATATCGAGGTTGCTGTTGTTAAGGTTAGCGTTGTTCATATTGCTATTAGTCATAATAAATTTCTCCTTTTAATATGTATGGTTTATGGTTTTCGGGTTACTGGATATAGCTGCGATAGATTATGAACCTATCGGTCAGTTTACGGAACCAGCCGGGCGTTTCCCATTTAAGGGTACCGTTAAGACTTCCGATTATAATAGCGGCACAAAGCTTTGCGTGCATTACGTCTCGGCTATTGTTACGGTAAAAGTCGGTCATGCTCAGCTCATCGGCAGACAGAGGTTTAAACAGGTAAGTCTTGCGGCTGTTCTCACTGCTCGGTGACGAATGAATAAAGTTCTCGTAAAGAGTTACCAGATCGTCATAGCCGGACACAGGAGACCCCAACGAGTCGATAACTTCGCCGCCTATCATATCAGCTACAAGCTTGCCGTTTTCCATTACGACACGCTTATCTATTCTGATATTCTTTTTGACCAGATCGAACCTGAGCTTATGCCCCGATTCTGATTTTGCAATTAACGCATCATACAGCGTCATGTATAACACCTCCTTTTATTTTGTTTATCTCGCTCAGCCAGAGTTCGTGGTCGGTATGATAGACTTTGTACATATGATTAAGGCTGTACCAACCGGCAGCCCTTACCATATCTATTCCGTCTGCCACGGTCCTTTCCCTGTTAGCTTTAACGTTTATTCCTTTCTGGAACTGGATCGTGTAATTGGAGTTATTATCTGTAGAACCGAGACCCCAAACCTTATTGCGACCTGTTATTACTGCTCTTAAACAGTCTTTGCAATACCTGTCTATCATGTCGATATCGTGTTTGCAGTTAATGGTTCCGAACAGATACTGACACATGCCGAACTGGTTGCTGTTCTCTTCATATGCAAGGAACAGATACTTCTGGAGCCGCCTGCATATCCGCTTGGTCTCTGCTTCGGTAGCCAGTCTTTTGTGTTCTCTGCTCCACTGTATCGTTTCAGATTTTATATGCTGCTCGATACCTCTGAGAGTTTTCGCAGACACAGTTATCAAGTCGCCACGTATCTTAAAGCCCAGAAACTCGAACCAGTCTTTATCTGCCTGCAACGCTTTGACCTTTTTAGGATTAAGAGTTACACCCTTTGGTTCGAGCATCTGCTTTATAACTTCGAGGGCGTGGTCAGCTTCCCTGCCGAGGATTATGATATCGTCAGAATAGCGATAATAGATAACATCCATCTTGCTTACAGCTTCATCAATATCTCTCAGGCACAGGTCAGCCAGCAGACAGGCAATAGGGTTGCCCTGACTGAGCGACTTGTACCGGTATTCGGGTTTTCCGTTTACGATTATAGTATCGTCATGATAATGTTTAATTACTATGTTATCGATACAATCCTTATCGGGAGTTATAATATCGAGTGTTCTGTCAAGCGTTTCACGATTTACGGTATCAAAGAACTTGCTCAGGTCAAGCTTGTATCCTTTGTACCATTTCTTACGGTTCATCTCGCTGACAAGAGCTTTTACGGTCTTGCCGGCTGACAGTCCCCTGCGGTAAGAAACACAGTTAGGATGTATCAGGTAGTGAAAATCGTCGTAATACATCTTATAGAATGTATTACACAGAACTCGGTCAAACGTTTCGAGAACTGCAAGCTTGCGGACTTCTTCAAAGTTTCGCTTCTCTGCTTCGGCGAATGTCAACCAGTTGCCTGTAAGCTTGTCAATGTACATCTCTACAGGGGCTTTGAACTCGATTTTGCAATTAGCGATAAGGTCGCCTGCAAGAGCCCACGCTGCATCTTGCGAAAACGTGGACAGCACGCACATATCGAGTCCCTTGCGGTCGATGTGCGAAAGCGCTCTTTCGTGCAGCTCTCGGTCGTTCACAAACCGTTCAAGTTTATTCGGTTTCATTTATCTCTTCTCCTTTCCAATTATTCTTATTACAGTTATCAGTTCATCGTCATACAGATAACAAAAGCTTGTAAACACAAAACTTGTACTTGTTATTATCAATTTTCCTCTTTTATCTGAAGAAATATTTTAATCCGTATTTTGCAGATTTTATTTCTTCTTCTGTACAGATTGGGATATACAAATATCCGTCATCTTCATCTTCCTTAAAATCAATGTCTGATTCATCTACCACATTAACCTCTAATCTTTTCTCCAAATACATAGCTGTTTTATCAATTTTACCATTGTAATCCAAATAATCTTTACAATACATAAACTCAAACATAACTGCATTCGCCCCGACAAGAAATTTTAAAATGCCGTCTTTTAGTACCATCATATCGATATCAAAAGTATGGAATATTAAATAATCTCGAATAAAACTACTCAAAAAATCTCCGAGTGTAGAAAGCTCTGCATGGTAGTCATTGTCATGAATTGTTATTTTCAAATATTGCATTATGCTTTTCTCCTTTAACGATATTTGTCATCAAGATATTTCTTTATGTAATCAGTTTTCCAATTGAACAGAAGAGTTCTTGTTGCAAGCTCCGGTAAGAATCCTTATCGGTTTTATCTCTTCGACCAGCAGCCACTTGCCGCCCTGGGATTCGGGACGGTCATATTTTGTGCTGCGACCACGAGCTTCGCATTCTATCCAGACTCGCTGCTCACCTGAGCTGAGCTTATCGGCAATATGCGGGGCAAGTGGTGTAAAACAGCAATGCCAGCCGCCGATTTTGGAATTATCGGTTGTAACTATTGACCTTGGAGCAAACCCCTTGGTTGGTATGTATTCGCAGTGCTGCCACTTTCCGAATTCGAATGGCTTGTCTTTGCCAATAAATAAAGGACGGAGCGTCCCGTCCTTCATCAATCGTACTTTTTTATATACAATCATTGGAATTCCTCCTGTGAAATATTACATTTTATCCAGTTCAAAATGATAAACAACATCGCTTACAATTTTAAGCAATGCCATTAAGACATCAGCTATAGAGTAGTCGTCCGAAATACCCTCTAACTTTGAATATAACAAGTTATGTATTTCATTATAATCTTCCTGCGAAAATTCAAAACACTCATAATTATTTATTTTCATTTTCCTCTCCTACCTTTACGGTTTCCCATTCGCTGATTTCGACATTATCAAGGAATGAAGTATCACGCTTAAAGTAATATTCCTGAGCAATTCTTACCGCATTAGTTTCGTTTTCAGCATTGATAATAATAGTATGATAGCCTGTTATGAGAAGTGTTACACTGTACCTCTTCATCTATAAGCCTCCTCTACTGTATATGTAACGATGTTACCGTCGGTTAGACTTATTGTTTTCAGATTCTCCATTTCGTCGTACGTTTCATCTACGGGTATGTGAAGGTTGTCATATTCCAATAAGTCAAGGCAGTATTCTTTCTGCAGTTCTTTAACTGCGGCATCATAATCATCGCAGAGCTGAACAAGAAGTATGCCGTCGTAAGCGCTACGAATAATTACAGCATAACCTATCAATTCCATTATGACTTCTCCTTTCATAATCCGTTAACGCTGTTACCATCATCAACGCATACCTTTTCAATATGCACATTCATTTCCGCATCCCAGAAATGCTGAACGGTCTGCGTTATTTCAAGATACTTCATTTGCAGTCCTCCTTTTATGCAGTTCTTATCAGTCCGCCGAACATTGGGGTCACTCCGATGCTTCCCATATCGGAACACCATTCGTCGTCAAGATTTATGACCATTGCGATCGGGGTGTAGTTCCTAATGTCCTTTCTGTCGAGTTCCCACTCATCTTCATACTGTCCGACAAACAGCATAGAAAAGCAGCGCCCGAAATGTGTCGGGGTATAAATGGCGTGATAGACAAGGGCATTATGCTTGGCTTCGAACTTTGCAATTATCTCCTTCTCTTCTTCATTTGCCCAGTAGAGAGCACCCATCTGCTTGCTGACGTTTACTCTCCCCTGTTTTAAATCTTCGATTGTGTTTTCATGAAGCTTCAGCGCCTTCATTCTCTTGATTGCTTCTGCGAGCTGCTGTTCTCTTGTTACCATAATAACTTCCTCCTTACTCAGTTTCGATAAGATTTACAATGAGCACAATAACTGCAATTACAAAACTCAAATTACCACTCCCTTGATAGTACATCTCCATGAGGCATTCTTTTTCTTCGCCTGCAGATATCTTCGGCTATCTCCCGCATAAGCTCATAACTGTAATTCTCGGGACAGCTTTTTATATATTTGACAGACGACTTACAGATAGAACATCTGCCTTTTGTATTATAAGCACACTCAGTGCAGATGCCGTTATCAAAACCCGACTTCATTTACGCAGCTCCCTTTAATTTCCGTAATAGCTGAGCTCGTCATTTACTACATATACAAGCTCAGCGCTGCTTTCATCATACTGATAGTGATTGCCCGCTGAGGTATATACGCTTGCTTCAATAGGAGCTACGATGAAGTTACATTCGCCCTCTGCGATATCATCATCCACCCAATCAACGAGTTTATATATCTTGTTGTTCTCGTCTATATAATAGTAATAGTCGTTGTTAGTGTCATCGATCATTGTTCCATCTTTAAGAATGATAATTGCGGTATCGTCGATCTGAGATGCAAGTATCATTTCGTCGCACGGAGTTTCTTCATTTGCAGTTGTCTGATATTTCTTACTGTCTTTATCGAACTTATCGCTCCAATAGCATCTGCCGTAACTGTAATCATCGTATCCGGAATCACTGTCGTAACCACACCACTCTTTGCCCCAATAATTCTTATAAGAATACTTTGCCTCGATGTATTCATATTTTACGGTTTTGCCATTGGCTGCATCTATGACTATCTGATTTACTCTTTCAATGATATTGTAAAGCTCATCGAGGACAATATATTCACTTGTTGTATGCGCATTATAATATCCGCTGCTGAAATTAACAGCCGCAATACCGAGAGCAGGTGCGACCTCAGAAATATCGGAACAGCTGCCGTATGCGGTCTTGAAACCATAAGTGTCTATAAACTTTTCAAATTCGGGATTATCGCAGGAATAATACACGCTGTCGTTTGAACCTCTACGGTCGATCTCGATTATGAAATTGATATTTATATCCTCTGCTTTGATGATATTATAAGTAACATCGTCTGCAAAATAGCCGGCGCCGATGCAACCTATCTCTTCGTCTTCGGTGAAAAGAATATACGGTCTGTTGCCGTCTCGGACTGTCATTAACGCAGTATAAATACCGCATCTGTCGTCGCCCCCGATGCCCTGAGGAGACCATATGCAGCCGTTATCGGACATATAAATATCCTTGACAGGATCTTTATGGACGGTATCCATATGAGCACAGAGCATTACGGGAACATTGCCTTTTGCAAACAGATATCCATCGGCGTAGATCACTTCATAACCAAAGCCTACAAGTATGGAATAAAGAAAATCTTTAAGCTCGTACTGCTTAAGTCGGATTATCTTTTCAAAAAGGGAAGAAAGCGGTCTGAAACTTCTTGTTTCGCCGATAATAGAATTGTAGTTATCAATGATAGCATTGACTTCGCTGATGTTGGGAGCCTTGGGCTGGAAGTTTCTCGTATGCTTTACAGGTTCGATTTCCTTTATCGAGGATATTGTGGATGCGGTCGTCTTGGTTGTGGTTTTGATTGTATCAGTCATAATTTTACCTCCGTATTTTACCATGAACGAAGTATCTCGAAGATATCGTCATTATAATCTTCGGAATCGTCGTTCTCATCGGTACTGTTATCTTCATCGCCGGGTTCTATTGTGGGATCACAGTTTTCGCAATAAAGTGAAGAGCACATTATATCGTTGACATCTGATGTTGAACGATATCTCTGTTCTCCGCACTTGATACAATATGTTTTGTCGCCCACTGAAATCGTGTTGCTCTGTTTAGGAATGTTCGGATTGACATATCTGAGCACCGTATAATATTTCCAATCGGGATACATAAAAGTATCGGGCTTATCTTTGATGATCGTGTTATAAGGCGTCCATCGATTCTGGACTTCTTCGCATTCCGAAATGATTTTCCAAACGCAGTTACGATATACGTAATAGGGATTGTTTTCGCTTTCACAATAATCTATCGACTTCGGATATATTCTTTCGTGAATTATATGGGGAGAGCTGTAGAATATCACCTGTCGGGTTATCTTAGGTATTTTCCACAGCTCGGCAGATTTAAAGCGGTTATCGTCAAGCGTATAAAACAGGAGCGAAACTCCGTCCGTCAGATATGACATACACCCTGCTTTGTGTTTACCCTGATATTCAAAGCCGTCGAAATTACGACTGGGGGTAAGACACATGCAGTTACTCCACGAGTTGCCGTTGCTCATTGTAAGATAATCCATTGGATTTACCGAAAGAACTGCAGTTCTTTTGAAGTCTCGTGGGGATATACAATCGCTTATCTTTGCAAAAATGCAATTATATTCAGGATGCTTTGTAAATCCCAGATAATCAAACACTTTGTTGAGGACTCGTGATGATTTCTGACCACCTTTGAATTTAAATTCGGGAGCTATCAGGTTGATTATTTCTGCTACAGAATCGGTTATGGTTTCGGAAAAGCAATTTTCAACAACGAAGCGGAGACCGCTGTCATTATTATACGATAGTGAGAAATACGTAAAGAAATTCTCGGGAACATCATCGTTGTAATTTGAGGTTATGTGTGCTCGAAGCTTTTCAAGGATTACATGAGAGACGACGCTATTTTGAAAACACAGGCTGCGGAGCTGGTCGAAATAGTTAAAATAGCTTGAGTCAAGTTCTCTTTTTTCGGTTATGGTAGTTACGATTGCCAGCTCATTCTCACGCCACATTGGATGTTTGCGCAGCAATTCGAGAAGTGGCATTTTATTTTTATACCACTCCTCTATATTCTTTTTAACGCCACGTTCAGAACAAGAGATGCCGAGACCGCTGAGATAGTTGATGGCAGTTGCGGTTATTGAATCTATCATCATGCAGTCACCTCCTCGTCGTCGGAACTATTTTCGGAATCATCAGAGTTCTCCAGTCGTCGGTCATAGCAGTCACTGCAAAGCCAACAGGATCCGAGTGAGTGAAGGTTTCTGTGATTGAAAAATTCGCCGCAGTCGTCGCAGCTCGTATAAAAATTGCTAAGGCAGTTATTACAAATTTCAACTTCCGATCCCCATCTGTCGGTTGCGGTTGTTGTGGGTTTGCAATACCAACCTCCGCAGTGGTCGCAATAGTAAAAGTTTCCATATTCAAGTCCATCTGCGCAGACTACTCCATAGCCTTCAACATATTCGTAGTCGCCTATTTCATATTCTTCATGATAATCGCAATAGAAGCAGCATTCGTCACAATAATAATGACCATTGATCTCGTGCATATCCTCCAGATCGTGATATTGACCACATTCATAACATTCCGAATTGTTTTCGTCCGGATGACAATTTGCACAAAGTAATCCATTATGGGAATTATCTCCATCATCGTAATCATCTTCACATTTCTGCTCACCGCAGTTGATACAGAAACTTGGACCGCCAACCATTATTTTCTTAGATGAACGAACAAGGTAACGGCTGTCGTAAGTTTCCATATCTGCGCCTTCCTCTACTTCGGTATCGGAAATTGCAGTTTCCTTTTTAATATGTACTATGTAGTTCGGGAAACAACTCCAATCATGATACATAAATGTATCAGGGCGACTATAAATGTTTGCCCTATTTCTGTTTTCCTTGACCCAGAGATTTGGAGTTTCCAAACAAGTCGAAACAATATCCTCGACCACAGTTCTGTACTGCTTTACGAGAGCCTTGCCCTGTTCGCCGTTATCATTACACTGAGGATAGAGACGCTCCTGAACGAGTACGGGATAATCCCAAAAGAAAACCTGTCTGGTTATTTTTGGCTCGAAGCACCAGTCTGTTCCCGTATAGGACTTATCAACAGTATAGAGAATAAGAGATTCCGAATCATTGGCGTAACTCAGAGTGCCACCCATATAGCAGCCGCCGTATGTGTCTCCGCATTTTGAAATTATCGTATGGCAGCTTGCCCACGAGTTTCCGTTTGACATTAAAAGAAAATCTATTATGTTTGCGGAAAGGACTGTGATACGCTCGACATCAAAGGGATTTATACTATCCGCCAGCTTCGCAAATGTGCGGTTATAGGACAGTGTTTTATCAAAGCCGAATTTTACGAAGAGCTTATTCATAACACGGCTTGACTTCTGACCGATGTGTATTTTAAGGTCGGGGAAAATAGTATTTATGCAGTTTGCAACAGGCTCGGAGATGCTATTCATTTTTTCCTGCTTGAAAATAGCTGTAAAAAGAGCACTAAAGAGCTGACAGCCATCTACATAATCCGGCACATAACAATAGTCGAAAATTTTGGATTTTGAAACAAGGGTATTCCAATCCTCTTTTGTCATATTGTCAAAGAAATTCGTTATATTGCGTATAGGGGTTTCTTGCGACTGCGAATCTTCATAACAGCAAATATTCCACAAATTATTAAAAGCCGATCTGGCATCGTCAAAAGACGGGATACGATGTTCCGTATTCAGATATACGACTGCCTTAGCCTCTTCGTTCCAATTAGGATGCTTGCGCAGTAGTTTGAACATTTCTGTCTTATTCTTAAGCCACTCCTTAACATTCTGACGGATGCCGTCTTTAGTATATTTTCCGGCATTTCCCAGCAGTTTGCCCTCGCCCGACAGACGCTTGAACATATTGTACACCTTATCGGTGTAATAGTCCTCGTTATATTCGCCAGATTCCTCGGGTTCGGGATCCGGATTTGCAAGCTTCGCCGTTGCCTCATGGTCGATCATACCGTCATCCCAGCTCCAGCCACCACCAGCTCTATTGGGATCATTCTGATCTTCAACCATCCTATAAGGAAATATGGGACTCGGACTTATTGACTTTATGGTCATTATCGTGCCAAGGTAACGATCCATTTCCCCGTCTTCATTCATGCGAAGAGTTCTGCTGTTTACGATTACCACTCTGTCACCAACATTGTATCTTGTACTCATAATAGTACCTCTTTCTGCCTTTCGGCAATTTATTATTTGATAGTTCAAGCTATCAGAAAAGCCCACCAGACAGGCTGATGGGCTTATGCTCATAGTTTGAAGTTGTGTATGATTATCAGAACCACTTGGGTCTGTTTTCGGTGAGCCATTTTATTTCGTCACCGAATTCCTCGATTGCAGCTTCGGCAAGTTCTCTGGTTTTAAAAAACGCCTTTCCAAAATCAATGCTGTTAATGTTGAAATATGCTTCAACTGTTTTAGTTTTGATATTCCAAGTGAGATACCATTGGGGTTCAGCGTCATACAAATAAATGGGTTTGGGGTTATGCTCCGCTGCCCAACGCCTCATTCGGCGGGTAAGATTGTCGCTGCGGCGGCACCATTGGGCAAGGGCGTTATCGGTGTAGTAGTTTGCTACCGCATAATGACAATCGGAATTTATATCATCTTCGTCATAACCCAACCCTACGTCGCCCTCGGAGTCGATATACAAATAACTATCGGCTCTTTCAAAACCTGTGACTTTCTCGGATGCAGTCAGCTCTTCCACCTGCTCGTCTGTGAGCTGGACTTCGATCTCATTGCCGTCAATGATAAGTTTTGCAGTTTTCATTACTGAACATCTCCTTTCTGGAAATCTTTATAATTTGTCGGACAATTATTGTCCGAACAGAACTTCAACAGCTGGAGAAAAGCGTTGAAGTTAAGTTTATACTTATCCAGTCCTCTGAGTTTGCCTTTGTTGATGCAAGTCAGAGTCTGCGACTGGACTGACTTGACATTTTCGACTATATAACTGTACTTGAACCGCTTCAGCATCGGAGCAAAGAAATGCTGAAGCGCAGACTCATTCATGGCTTCAAACAACCTGCGCATTTCCATATACGCCTTGAAATTAGCGTCTTTTTCAGCGGCCTCGTTCATAGCGATGAGGCAGTCGATTGGCGATGTGTGAGATTCGGGATTTACAGTTATGGGTTCGAGAGCGGCGGTTTCGTGCTTCGTTTCACTAACGCCGTCACGGTAAGCATTGAGGGTTTCAATATTAAAAAGGCTGGGGCGTCTGCCGGCACCCTTTATATCAGGAATAATTGCTTTTGATGCAATAAGCCGTCTCAGATAATCATAACTAATTCCGAGATAAGCTGCCGCATCTGCGGTATTGAGCATATCGGGGTTGAGGGCTTTGTAAATTTGGATTATATCCGAATTTGTCCACACATAGCTACGACCGATAGTCTCAGGGTTTAAATTGAGATGTCGGAAAATATAATTTTGAAGTGTTTTAAGGGGAATGCCGATGATTGCGGCAACTTCCCTTGTCTTAAAGTTTTCCTTGTTTGAGACTGCGAGAGCAGCCTTGATTTCTTCGATTGTTTTCATTTAGAAAACTCCTTTCAAATATCTAATATGTTTAAGCAAGTTCTCTTGCAAGATCACGCTTGCAGAGAACAATTTCAGCCTTAACGGTTGAGATGTTATCCCTTATAGCCGCTTCGTATTTGCTATTTGCGGCTATAAGGTCAGCACTAAGGTCGGCGAGCTGCTTTGTGAGCATTGCCAGCTCTTGCTTATAATACTCAGCCAATGTGTTTCACCCCTTCCAATATGTGTTCGCAACCGTATTTTACAGTTGTGAAAACGACTGTCTTGATAACAAACAGCCAATCACATATACACCTTACAATTATCCCGCAGAACAATGCGGGAAAGATTATTATTCCTGTCATGTCTTTTTCCCACGGAGACATGAGAGAAATAAGAATTACCGTCGCCGCAATAATGGCAATGGAGAGTACATGCCACTCTGCGGGTGCATAATGATGTTTACGCATTACAGTTTACCTCCTCGTCAATGGAGTCGGACAGTTCACAAAGACGGAACCAGTAACGGACACCCGCAGTGTGGTAAAGGGCGAACTTGAAACCATAGTTGTCGAGAAGCTCGACAACATCGGTATCCTCGGTAATATCAGAAAGCAGTTTTGCAATTGACTCGACTGAATCGATTATATCATCGCCGTCGATCATAAGATTGATAAGTGAGGCAAGCGCCTCGGCTGTTGTGTAAAGACGGATTTTTGTATTCATCTGAATACTCCTTTCATTTTTTTATTTACAAGATGTTATAAATCAAAGATAATCAGCATTGGATTCAAGAAATTCTTCATCCATATTATATTTCTTTTTCATAGCATCGAATTTATTTCGATCTACAATATTGACTTCATAATTTTCAAGGAATGGGATTATCGGACAATCAGCATCAAGATTCCAGCTTAAAGCCGTCCCAAAGGTTCCATTTGTCATTACGCCGTAATGGAACTTGAAGAGGCTTGTCATACTACAATTATCCGGCGATTTGGTGTTGTCACACCATTTAAAATGTCTTAACAGCAAAAGCTGTAACGCAATTGCCATATCATAATTGTCGAAGTTGAACCCCTCAAAAATAAAATGATCGTGATCTCCTTTTGTTACAATGTATTTGGCAATATCATCGGGAACATCAACATCCATAAACGGGAGAGGGCGTGTCCTGCCCTCGTTGTTGAGGTGAACGTATTTTGCAATTTCTGCAATAATATCGTTCTTAGCTGTGATTTTGAGTCCCCACTTTGAAAAAGTGTAAACCTTTTTGATTTTTGCTTCCATATTAGAATACTCCTTTTAAATATGTATTTGCAGTTGCCTGCATGGGGTGGGGTGATTGATAAAGCAGCACCCCACTAAGCTGCTCAGACTAAAGCATTGGTATCACGTCCTTTCGTTGATTTCGGGTTTTGTTCAGGCAGTTCCCGAAACTGCTCTTGTGATTACTGACATAACTACCTCCAAAGTCCACCACAGACTTTTACTATTTAATTTAAGCCCCTGACTATCGACCAACCCAGTTCAGACTTGCCGTGTGGGATTATCGGTTCGCAGTTACCAAGTGCGAATCGTACATCCTACGTACAGAGCTGTCGGATGTCAAGTTCGTGCCGCCTATTTCCGGTCGCTGGCACTTGGACCCTTAGTAGCGCATTGGAAACACTTACTTTCTAATATTGCTTGGCAATTAGACGATGAGTGTCAGAGGACACTCAAAATTTTCAACAGCAAACCGTTTCCAATCGGTCATGTAAGTATGACCGTTATATTTGATGAAGGCGATATTGCTGTCGCATTCATCACGGCGGAGAATGATATCGCTCCGTGACTTGCAACCCAGCGCAAAGAGATTGAGTGTAAGATTAGACATATTACTCACTCACCTTTCTTATGATGGAAATTGTACCGTTTGAAACGGCACAGGTATATTTGGACAGCGTATGATGAATAGTCTCATCTACGATGTCGAGGTCGTAGGTTTTCCACTCCTTCCCCACTTCTCGATACATTATATCGCCGAGGTCGGCGAACTGCCTGTATTCAGAGAATGCTTCAAAATAACCGGCGTCATTACGGTAGTACGAATCTACCATATAGACGTAGCTACCCTTGTCGTCAGTGAACACTGGGATTCCCTTGAGAACACTTCCATGTTCAGGCACAACTCTTGTGCGTCCGCCAATATTGGCGAACTTGCAGAATGTTACCTCCATCTGATATGGTCTTCTCTTATAAATAGCTTCTATAGCTTCCATAGTAGTTTCCTTTCTGCTCGGTTTAGTGACATGAGCTGGTCGATAACCAACCTACACTGTTGCGTAGGTCTGGTGGTGAAGGGCAGTGTAACCTTGCCCAAGAAATTACCTTCTGTCGGGCTTATATCCGCAGAGGGATTGGGTCGGAGCCATTTATTTTAGGTCGTTGACCCCAACAGGACGACCTGTGCCCGTCGTTGAGGACGGTGATATTTGGGCATAGTATCACCTACTCACATTTAAAAGGATGCCTTGGCAGCTCTTGCTTTGGCTACAAGCTCCCTCGCTACTTCGGGAGTAAAGCCAAAATTGACTATATATACCTGCTCAAGCTCATCGAATGTCGATGCCTTGGCTGTAGATTTGGTTACTTTTTCAAGGTTCCAAGAGCCAAGCTCAACCGCAAGGCACGTCACTTTGAGTACGTTTTTCTGGAACGTTGCCCTACCTGTAGAGGTAGGCACATAACTGTCTGTACCCTTGACTTTTGATGCTTTGAGAGCGTCAATGGCATAAATAGCCTTGATACAGTCGGGCGTTGTGGGCAGTTTGAGAGAGGAGAGGTATTCCTTGATACAGTCCTCTGCTTTGATGTCGTTCTGCACGGCGGTATCAGAACCCATAGGGGCAGTCCGTGACTTGACAATGAAGTCGTAGGCGTTGCCTATTGCCTTGAATGCCTTGACAGCGGCGTCATCGGCGATATCGGAAGGCTTGGGCAGGTGCTTAATGCCGTCCTCGCCTACAGTGGTAGTGTAGGGAGTGCCGTTCTTTGGTTTGATAGAAACAGGCGCAGTAAGAATTGCGGTGAGAATTGCGTTTGTAGATGTGTATGTCATAAAATTCCTTCCCCTTGCTTTTGCAAGGTATGCTTATAGGGCGTTTTTACCCAATTATTTTGACGTTTAGCACGTCTTATAAGGTACGAATACCCACGGTGTCGCAAGACGTTGTGGCATACTCATACCCTATTGGATATGCTAAAATTTACAGATGTACAGCAACACCCCTTGACAAGAGCCAAAGAGTGTGCTATACTAAGTGTTGTATAGTTTAGTCAGCGAATACGGGGTCGTTGGGATAATCCCACGCCTCTTCATCGCTGACATATTCGGTTACGTCACTGTCGGAAGTGACGTAACTATATGAGGAATACTCATCCATAACAAACACCTCCCTTCTGTAGGGAGTCCGCCTACACTTTTGGTGTGGGCGGTTTTTTGCTATGTAATTGGCTTGCTTATGTCACCAAAAGCGCCATGTTACTTTTGGGGCATATACGGCGTTAAAACACTCAAACATCACGCTATAGCGGACTGTTTTCTAATAAAGCATATCGTTTCATAGAACTATGCTTATGCCAAAATTATACTAATTACAGCAGACCTATAGCAGGCGTGCCTACACTCTTATGCACCATTTTCCCGACTTTTGGCGAAGGGACTCTGCGGAGTAACAGAGACTACAACGTTCATACTTATTTTTCAGCATGATTAAACCACATTGACCGACTTTTCCTTCCTCTCTTGCGGTCTGCGCTGTAGATTTTAGGCGTGAGTGCCTACACCTTGCAAGCGTATAGGGGCTTGCATACCATGCAACTTTTAGTTAGCTGTCAACTCCGTGGCTATGGCTTGCGGTACCTCTTTTGATTATTTCCTTGCGGACTGGCTAAAAGATAAGCCAACGGTCAAGAGCTTTATTGTCTTTTTCTTTGTTGTCGTTCCCTTGACTGTAGCTATAATATATCTCATAATATCCAATATGTCAATAGACAACTGCAAAATTCCCGTTTTTGGCTTGCCTACGTTGTCCCTCTACTCGAAAAAGAGGGACAACGGGGTGTATTTTACAAGAAATTTTCGGTTAAAAATTCACTTTTCTCCGTAGTCACTTTTTGCTCATCACCCCTCACAAACCGCCCCATCAAACCGCTCCGCACAGCCCGACTCCACTCAAAAATCCCGCCCAATCGCACTCAACCAGCTCCGATCCGCAAATCTCATTTTGTCCCTCTTTTTACGTCCAACAGCTCACACCTCTTTCGTTACAATCCACAAACTCTCCCCACATTCCTTGTCACATTCTACAAAAAATTCACACTCAAAGAACTTCGTCACATTGCACAAAACGCAAAAAATCCCTTGCAATATCCAAAAATGCTTGACAAATCCAGTAAAAAAGCCTATAATTAGAGTATCAAAACATATTAGAAAGGATTGACCAATATGTACGCAATAGCCAATTCACCCGTAGTCCCACTCGCCAACATCATCAACATAGATCGTCGTCCGAAACCTGTCCCCTCTAATTACACGGCCCGAGGAAAGCGCAAAGCAACACCGGGAGACCCATTCCGAGAGCTCTCAGACATTCAGCTTTTCAAGAACTACTTTCACGAGCACTCCCTCCGTAACTATGCACTCTTTGTCCTTGGCATTTCAATCGGTATAAGAGGTAAAGACTTACTCCGCCTGCAAGTTCGTGATGTAGTAACCAACGACGGGTTCGTTGCTGATGAGATATCAACTTTCGAATCTAAAACTCACAAGATGAACCACCCAATCATCAATGCCGAAGCCAAAGCAGCAATAGCTGAATATTTGAGCAGTCTTTCCGTAGTTCACCCCGATGACTATCTCTTCAGAGCCTCATCTGACGAAAACAAGCCTCTTGAAACTAACTCTCTTCGTCGTCTCCTGGTCAGAGCAAAGGAAGCGCTTGCCCCTCAGCTCTCATGCAACTTCAGTCTCAACGTTCGTTCACTTCGCAAGACGTTCGCATATTGGATAATTGTCCAGCATTATGATGATCCCCACGTAATGGCTTCACTGCAGGAAATGCTCAACCACGACTCAATGCTCACAACGCTCCACTATTCCGGACACACTCGTGATCATCTGTCCGTCATGTACCAAGACATGGGAAACGTTGTTGCTGGCACGGCAACCAGAGCTCTCCCTCAAACAGAAAGCGTCGAAGCGATGCTCGAAAAGCTGCTTGATGCCCTTAAGCTCGATGCCGAGTAACCCCGGGGTACGATTAACACGAAACACAACGTCACACACTCCGCATTGGCGGGGCTCAAAATTCCTGCTATGCAATATTAGAAAGGGTTAGCAATGATATACACTATATTCCAATGCCCAGTAACGATTCCCTATTGTTTCATGCCTTATGATGAAACCGAATTCTCACCTGCTGATTATATTCCAGTTTACGAAGGAGAAATCTCGGGCGATGTCAACAGTCGAACGCTTGAAGCGCTCTACGAGGCTCTCAATATACACCATCCGAATGATTATCACGCCCGTTCTCTCTCGGTAAGCGATGTTATTGTGTTTGATATTGCCGGCAATCGCAAGGCATACTATGTTGAACCTATTGGCTTCAAAAAAATCGATTTTCCGACCGCTATTTCATTCCAGAAGCGCCACTAACTATACTATATATAAAGGAGTAATTAACCATGAACAAAATAACCATCACTCTCACGTCCGCTGAAATCGAAACACTCATTTATGGTTGTATGGCTGCTATTTCCTACTACTGCCACGAAGAAAACGAGGCTCTCCCCTATCAAGAGCTTATACGTAAACTCGAAGCATTACAGCAGACAGATAATATATATTTAAAAGAGGGCATAACAAATGAGTAAGTTTTATATCAGTGACCTTCATCTGGGTCACGAGAAAGCGATTAAATTCGACGAGCGACCATTCAAAGATTTGCAGGAAATGCAAGAAATCATCATCAGTAACTGGAACAATGCCGTTGGGTCAACTGACGATGTTTATATTCTAGGAGATATGTTCTGGAACAACAACGAAGCTCCCGAAGTCCTCGGAGCATTGAACGGCAACAAATTCTTAGTATTAGGAAACCACGACAGAATTAATTCCGATATGAAAAAATACTTCATATGGACCAAGGATTATGCCGAAATCAAAGACAATGGAAAACACGTTGTACTTTGCCACTATCCCATCGCACATTGGAGAAATTGTGACTACGGCACGATTCATCTATACGGTCACATTCACGCCGGTCGTGATACCCGTCCATTCGATGATTACAAGGCCATGATAAAACAGCGTGGCTTCTCATTTACAATGTTGGCTGTATGATGCCGCATATGGACTACACGCCAAGAACATTGACAGAGATTATAGAAAGGTCAAGGTAATTTAAATGAGTATGTGGACATATATTAACGGCACCATCACGGTCGATGCGATCGGCAGAACTCAGGCGGAGAAAGAATATATTCTCCGCACAGTTCTCGATCATCTGCCATTGGTCACAGGTTCCGAGGAAGATATGAACGTATATCTTATTCAAGCCAACGGGCACGATTGCAGCAGGTCGGTCGATGAATTTGAGAACCATTCAAATCAGTTGGTCGATTCTGACGGTGCTCACAGCCAAAAATACGGTTGGCTCAAAACACAGAGCAAATATATCATCGTAATTGATGGAGCACTCCGTGACCGAACGTTTGACACAACTTTTGCTGAGTTTAACAAGTGGCTTTGCAGACTGGCCAAAAGAGTTCGTATTGACAAGGTTCTGGTTGAGCTGACCGGAGAAGACAAAAGTATTTGACGACCACAGCGGCATTTACAGAGACATGTTTGAGTATCCATCGTGGAGCTGCCTCAATGATGATGGCGAACCCGCCTGGTGGGAATATTTGATGTGGCAGCCAGATTCAGACGGATTTCCAAGACAATTGGCTTACAAATATTACATTGATCCCGATAACGACAAGCGTGTCGAGGATTGGATAAGGAGAGATGAATAATGAATAAAAATGATAGTCTTGGTGACAGAATGAAAACATATGAAAATGTAACCCGTACACATCTTACTCGCAGAACGCCTGTTATCATCAGGATTGACGGCAAAGCATTTCACACATTTACAAGGGGCTTTGTTAAGCCGTTTGATGATATTCTCGTTGAGACTATGCAGGACACAATGAAATATCTTTGTGAAAATATCGAAGGCTGTGTTCTCGGCTACACCCAGTCTGATGAAATAACTCTTGTACTTTGTGATTATAAGAAGCTTACATCTCAGGCTTGGTTTGATAATAACATTCAGAAGATGTGCAGTATTTCAGCAAGTATGGCAACATTGGAATTTAACAGAAAATTTTGTGAAAATAAAGACCGATGGATTATGAATACTCATAGCTGTGCGTATTCAAACGAAGATATGCTTGAAAAATGGTTCAAGATAAGAAACGCTTATGACGATGCAGATTTTCACGGAGCACTCTTCGATAGCCGAGTATTCAATATTCCAAAAGAAGAAGTCAATAACTGCCTGCTTTGGAGACAGCAAGATGCGACCCGTAATTCTATTCAGTCTGTAGCTCAGGCAAATTTCTCACACAAACAGCTGCAAAATAAGAACTGTTCAGAGCTTCAGGAAATGCTGTTTCAGGAAAAAGGCATCAACTGGAATAATATTCCCACTCATTTAAAGCGTGGTTCTTGCTGCATCAAAGAGCAGCATGAAATCGAAACGGAAGATGGTGTGGCACTGCGTTCTCGTTGGGTCATTGATAAAGAAATACCTGTTTTCTCACGGGATACAAGCTATGTAAATAGTAGAATAATGTTTGAATAAAAGAGAGGTTAATAATGATTGCACTTGTGATTATACTTGTAGGCATTTTTGTTACAGCTTGGATAGTTATAGTCTACTGCGCAGAAGACCATTTATGGATATTTAGCCCAGATCATTACGCCAAAAATAGAGTATTAAAAGAGATCCAGCAACTACGTAAAGAGATTTCAGAACTCAAAGCAATGGTTGGCGACAACGGATTTTTTCAAAGGAGATAATAAATAATGAACATAAAAGCCAAATATAAGTTCTATATTTATCCTTATTTCAAGTGTCCTATGGTGAAAATTTCTTTTATTTATAATAGACATATTTTTAAGATCAACAAAGACATTTCCCGTGACCTTACATGGATTAACTGTCTTAATAAAGATATATATAATTTTACATTCTCAAATGGGTGTACGTTAAGATCAAAAGTAAAACTGCGAACAAGCTTTTATAATTGCTTAACCTTGGATGAAATATATCAAGTATTACAGCACATAGGATTGGAGACGATCGTGAAAGAATATATAATTGATACCCTGAAAACATATATTGAAGCCCACAGAGACAAGGTAATAATGTCTGAACAGATGTCTTATCTGAAGAGTCTGACCACAAAGAAGTGGGAAACGCTCAATATTGAAATAAGTAGTATATTGGAGGAAAAATAATGAATAAAACAAATATGCTCGGCGCTTATGACATATACCGCCAAATGTTCAAGCAGATAATGTGGTGGGATCTGAGCCCCAAAGAAACCGGCAATACATATTTCAAAAACGGCACCCACCAAGTTCTTGGCAATGAAGACGGCCACTATCTTTATGACCTCGGCTGGTCAATGGGCGATATGGGGTATCATGGCTGGTCTGGTTCGGCTGCTGAAAATGAATGTAATATTTACAACAAGGTTGAAACTGCATATTTCTATCTGCTTAAATCTCTTGCCGAAGCTATCGGTTTTGAATATACAGATGAAGACGTATGGAATTACTACCTGAAAGATATCGACACGGATGATATGTTGAAGCTGTATGAAGCCAACAAGCAGAAAAAGGGGTGATGGCAATGACTCCACAAGAAGCAATAGATATGCTCAAGATTGCTATAGCTGGGGAAGAATAAAGATTATGTGAGCCTAAATACGAATATACGGTTGATAATTTGACAGAAGAAGAATATATCTTTTTAATAGAATTATTAAAAGAAAGTGATGATAACAATGATTTATTACGAAGTGCCAAAAGGTATGTTTCTCGAGACAGCTATTAAAACTATCCGTAAAATAGCCGAGCAAACATCTGAGGCCGTTAAAATGAAGTTCAACGGTGTAGAGCTTGATTCTACTATGACTAACGATGAAATAAATAAAAGATGTCCGTGGGGTGATCGAGATGATTGAAACTGATATCAGGTCACAAATTAAAAATAAAATACATAAAATCTGCATAAATAGACTGCCTGCGTATAACAGTGACGGAAGAGTTCAACTTTATATGCGACCAGACCTGTCTGAATGGGCAGCGAAAGCAGCAGCCGATGGTGAAAGATACTTCTATGTTGAGGCTGTAAGCCCTAATATCAATGGTGGTAAGCTTAGACTATGCTGTCCTAAGTACGAGTACAGAGTTGATAGTCTCACGCAGGAAGAATATGATGTTCTGAAAGAACTGTTAAATGGAGGTAAATAATAATGACGACAGAAGAAAAAATTGCAGAACTTGAAACCAATTACAAGGCAATGTCGGCAGAGCTTGAAAAGCTCAAGGCTGAACTTGCTGAAACGCAAGAGACAATATGGACACCAAAAATAGGCGAAGAATATCTATATCTCGCTACTGATGGCAGTGTTTCTACAGAAACAAATGACGAAACGGCTTACGATACTGGTATACTTAATATGAATAGTGTATTTAGAGTAATGAAAGATACAGATAAACATCTTGAATGGTATCGAGACAATATTCTCCGTGTTCAGAATAAGCTGATGCAGCTTCACGAGTTGTTGTGTCCCGATTGTTTTCCTGATTGGGATACAGGTAAAACAACATGGGCTATATATTATGATAATACATATAAGTGTTTTAGTTATACTCTTCAGTGTTCTTGTAATTGGTTTGCCGTTTGTTTTACCAGAGAAGCAGCAGAAAAGGCTTGTGAAATTCTCAACAAAGAAATACTTATGATGAAAGGATAATGACATGGGCGAATTGGAAAAGGTGGTCGCAATAAAAGGCAACAATTGAAATGGGGCAGTAAACAATGATAAATAAAATAGATGTAATAAAATGGTTAAGCGATAACCATAGGTTTCTGCGTATTCAGAATAAGCTAATGTATCTTCACGAACTGGTGTGGCTTGAAGATGAGGATAAAGACGAATGGTTTGTCTATTATGACAATGATTATAAATGTTTTAACTGGACTCGTTGGTATTGCTTTGAACATATTCTTACTTATTTTACCGAAGATAAAGCAAAAGAAGCTTGCAGAATTCTCAACCGAGAAATTTATATGGAGGAATGATACTATGACAATAAATGAAATCAAGTCTGCGCTCCGCAGCTCTGAATACAGCTTCCTGTCGGATAATCCACATCTTGGCTCTAATGTCATCTTGTTGACAGTCGGCGGTTCCCACGCTTACGGAACGGATACTCCCACCAGTGACTTGGATATTCGTGGCTGTGCCCTGAATACTCCAAGAGAGCTGCTTACCAGCGAAAACTTCGAGCAGTTTGTAAATGAAGAGACCGACACCACGATATATTCGTTCAACAAGTTGGTCTCACTGCTCGCTAATTGTAACCCCAACACCATCGAGATGCTGGGAAACAAGCCAGAACATTATTTCTATGTCTCCCCTATCGGGAAGGAGCTTCTTGACAACGTTAATCTGTTTCTTTCCCAGAAGGCTGCATACAGCTTCGGTGGGTATGCAACCGCTCAGCTTCGCCGCCTTGAAAATAAAGCCAACCGCCTTGTTGGTCAGGAACAGCTGGAACAGTATATCTATAACACACTGTCTCACGTTGCCGAAAACTTTGAAGAAAAATATGGTATTCCTGCTGGTCAGCTTCGGCTATATATTGACAAGGCTGTAAGTCCCGATATGGAAACCGAAATTTTCATGGATACTAACCTGACCCACTACCCTATCAGAGACTACGCCGGAATGTGGGATGAAATGAAGAGCATTATTAAGTCTTACAATAACATCGGATACCGCAACAACAAGGCTATCGAAAACGGAAGGCTTGGCAAGCATATGATGCACTTGATTCGTCTGTATCTCATGTGTATTGACATTCTTGAGGGACGAGGCGTAATAACATACCGTGAAAAAGATCATGACCTGCTGATAGACATCCGCAACGGCAAGTACCTTGATGAAAATCAGCAGCCCACTCCCGAGTTCTATGAGATGATAGACGAATATGAAAAGAAATATCAGTATGCGAAAGAGCACACCGAACTCCCACCTAAGCCAAACTACAAGGCAATAAATGATTTCGTTCAGAGCATCAATGAAAGAGTGATAAAAAATGAAGTATAAAATTGATATGCCACCCAATGCAAATGTAATCATTCATGCACTTCAAGATGCAGGTTACAAGGCATATATCGTTGGTGGCTGCGTCAGAGATAGTCTAATGAACAGAGTTCCTCACGACTGGGATATATGCACTTCTGCGAGACCGGAGCAAACGCTTGAAGTGTTTAAAGATTACCGTGTTATCGAGACGGGGTTGCAGCATGGCACGGTAACAGTAGTTATTGATGGCGAGCAGTATGAATGCACTTCGTTTCGTATCGACGGGGTGTATTCTGACAATCGCAGACCTGACAGCGTGACGTTTATTGACGACCTTACTGAAGACCTAAGACGTCGGGATTTTACAATCAATGCAATGGCATATAATGACGAAGAAGGTCTTATCGATCCGTTTGATGGAATGGGTGATATAAAGCGTGGCATAATCAGATGCGTTGGGAATGCGGCAGATAGGTTTAACGAAGATGCTCTCAGAATACTTAGAGCCATTCGATTTGCCGCACAGCTGCGTTTTGTTATTGAAGACAACACGTCTTCTGAACTAAACAGACAGAGGGATTCTTTAGCAAATATATCCACTGAAAGAATTACCAGCGAATTCAATAAAATCGTTATATCCAATCGATTTGTCACAATGTTAGTCCTATATTTTCACGTATTCACACAATTTATTCCAGAGCTTAAGGATATGCTTAAGTTTCCTCAGAATAATCCTCATCATATGTACGATGTACTTATTCACACACTTTATACAGCAGTATCCTGTCAGAACGATCTTATCCTTCGATTGGCGGCATTATTCCACGATATCGGGAAACCTCATTCATACCAAGACGAACCTGACGGTATCAGACATTTTGTGGGACACAATATTGTCGGGGCGGATATGACAGATAAAATCATGAGGCGCTTGAAATATGACAGCAACACCCGAAATGCTGTTGTTCAGTTGATTTTATATCACGATTCTTCGTTTATAGCAAAGCCATCAGCTGTTAAGCGTTGGCTAAACAAAGTGGGAGAAATTCAATTAAAGCGTCTCATCGATCTTCGCAGGGCTGATATTAGGGGGCAGAAAATTCCTTATGATAGGGAGAAAATGAGGAAAATTGATGATCTTGCAGATGTTTTAAATCAAGTCCTTGAAGAACAGCAATGCTTTTCTATGAAAGACCTTTCAATCAACGGAGATGATCTTATTGCCTTGGGTTTTGTCCCGGGCAAGGAATTAGGAGAAGTGCTCACAGGGTTGTTAAACTCCGTAACAGATGACGCTCTTCCAAACGATAGGGAAACGCTTTTAAAGGAGGCTCAGAAATGGCTCAAGTAACCACATTTGACAACATTTATATCACGGGTGATAAGCACGGGGATTTCTCGGGGCTTATGCGATTCTGTGACCAGCAAGGCACCACCCGTAACGACCTGATGATAGTTCTTGGAGATGCGGGCGTTAACTATTACCGAAATGGACGTGATCAGAGGCTAAAAGAAATGCTCGCCCAGTCCCCTATCACACTGCTATGCGTTCATGGCAACCACGAGGAGAGACCCGAGAACATCTCTACATATACCGAGACGGAGTTTTGTGAGGATACGGCTTACTACGAACCCGAATACCCAAATCTGATCTTTGCCAAGGATGGCAGTATTTACAAGCTTAACGGCACTAAGACGCTGATTCTCGGCGGTGCATATTCGGTGGACAAGTATTACAGGCTGATGAAAGGCTGGAACTGGTTCGAGTCAGAGCAGATCACAGATAAGCGTAAGACTGAGATAGAGCAAATACTTGACAAAGCCGGATGGAGCGTTGACTACGTGCTGTCTCATACCTGTCCTTATAATACGAGACCCACACACCTTTTCCTGAGAGGTATCGACCAGTCCCTCGTGGACAGCTCTATGGAAGTCTGGTTTCAGAAGATTGCCGACAGGCTTGACTTCAAGCACTGGTATTTTGGACATTATCACGACGACTGGGATAATGGAAAATATTCAATGCTTTACGGCGATATTGAAAAGTTTCCGTATGAACCGGCGGATGAATGAGGTAAGATTTATGCGCACGAAAATACAAGAGTTATTAACGGAAAGGAGTGGCTGTATGACAAATAATGAGATCGACAATCTCATAAGCCTTTTGCAGCGAGCACAGGCCACTATAAATCATATGGCGGCTGATCTCAATGAGCATGACCTCGACTGTTACTATTGTGCTCATTTCCCAGATGGCGGAGACGGCAAATGCCCTATGTATTCAGACAATGGCAGCAATGGTTGGTGTCATTTCAGATGGAGACTTGACGATGAGATAGACAAAACTATCGAGAAGCTTCAGGCAGAATTGTAAAGTCCCATAGCAACACTACAGTAATAAGAAAGGAATGATTTTATGGCTATAATCGGAGCAATTTTAGGAGATATTGCAGGTTCTCAGTACGAGTTCGACAGACCCCAAGATCTTGACTGGGAGCATTGTGAGCTTTTTACAAACAGATGTTATTTCACAGATGATACCGTTATGACACTGGCAGCAAAAAAGGCAGTGCTTAACGAAGAGTCATTTGCAAAATGCTACAGAGAATTGGGTAAAAGATACCCTTACGCCGGATATGGTGGTATGTTTGGCAGATGGCTAAGACACGATGACGGGGGTCCATACGGTAGCTTCGGAAATGGTTCAGCAATGAGATGCTCTTACATTGGGGAACATTATAAAAACGAAAACGATATAAAAGAATTTGCAAGGCTCTCAGCAGTCTGCACACATAATCATCCAGAGGGCATAAAGGGTGCGATCGTAACGGCTATGTGTGTCAATATGGCAAAAAGCGGAGCATCTAAATCGGCAATATACGATTATACACTTAAGCATTATCCATCTTACATATACAAATACGGGGTAGATTTGAGTCTTAATAACTACAGGAACATATACGAATGGGATGTGACTTGTCAGGGCAGTGTGCCGGTAGCAATCCGATGCTTTCTCGAAAGCGAGAGTTATGAGAATTTCATCAGAAATGTTCTGTCACTGCCTTGCGATACCGATACACTATGTGCGATCGGCGGAGGCATTGCCGAGGAATTCTACCACGGAACAGGTTTCGATGAAGATACACTACTGAGAAGATATCTTGACGATAATCTGTATAGGATCGTGAAAATGTAAAAGAAACAAATAATACACTACTATAGTAGGAGATGATTAAATATGGGCAACTGTCAAAGGCAATATACTAAAACCGAAGGTCATATACAAGAAGCCTATCAGCACATCAAGCCTTATCTTGACGATGAGACCAGCTGTAAGGCATTACACGATATGTGCCGAAACTGCGAGAGATGGTGCGGCGAAGACCACGATTATGGCGAATGTAAGAATATGAATTGTTTCAAATTTTATCTCGCATACGAATACTTATGCTGGTGCGAAGCGTGGGATGAATATTGATAAGCCGTATCAGTACGCCAACGGAGGTGATTAAATGTTCTGGATAGGTTTTGTAATTGGGATGTTCGCAGGCAGCTGTGCGCTTGCTGCTATAGCATGTGTAATTGCATCAAGTGACGAGGAGGATAATAATGAGACACGTTGAAAATATTGTCATCGGGACGCCTATTGTAGATCCTGCTGAAATATTTGCCGCAAACAGCGACGATTGGATCGGTAGCGAGTCTGAGAAAACATATTATACCGATGAAAGATATTTGCCTAAAATCCTTGTAGAATTAGGCATTTATCCATCGGTCAGCGAGATAAGGCGCAATAAGCCTGAACTGATTCGAACTTTAGACACCGTGGACTTTATAGAAATAAAGCCCAAGAAGAAAATTCCTTTATGGATATTGATAGGAAAATAATAATGATAATGATAACAATTAACTCAAAGAATGATATGACGTTTGGGACAGAATTTTCCACTTGGATAATAGCATTCTGCCCTGACTCTGACTCATGGTTTGTAACTAATCAGAGATTTTGGTGGTATGAATATCCTATAGAGTTTCAAAGCGAACAAGAGGGTATTTACTACTTTGTTAGTAATTATCAACTTTTTGACAAATTAGAAAACGAAATGGAAATACAAAGATATGAAAAAGGAACTGTATTTCTTGAAAATACAAGAAGCGTTTATGGTAAGCCCAAGGAAAATGGAGGTAAAAATGAAAATTAATTACATATTGGCAGGCTGTGTGCTTGCGGTGGGAATGTTGGCAGTAGGAGCAATAGCACTGGGAATATTTACAGAGCGCAGTAGATCACAAAACAACACCATTGAAAATCCTATGGTAAAATTATATGAGGATTCTAATAGCACTATTTGGTACGACAAGGATACAATGGTAATGTATTATGAACGTAACTGTACTTATTGCGTCGAAATAACCGTTATGGTTAACGCCGATGGAACTCCGAAGCTGTATAAAGAAGAAAATTAAAGAAAGGTGGAAATAACAGTGGCATTATCGGTTTATAAGGATCATTCATTCTTAATTTTTAATCAAGACGATAAGATTTGCAAATATGATTTTGCAACAAAGACTACATACGGATGGAGTGGAAGAAAAGTCAATTCGCTTCAAACACAGCTTCGTAATATTTCAATAAAAGAATTAATTGATGCCTGCTCCGATAAAAATTATGGTTTATTTTTACAGTCTATTATGGAATGGGAAGTAAAGGGCGGATCCAATATTTCAAATATAGGAACAATTTTAGATCGCATTCCTTTATATTCCAATCTTGAACAATATTACAGCGCAGGAATAACAAATATAAGTAAAAATATGTACGCAATACCCTTTTCCGATATTCCTAAAGGATTAAAAAAGATATGTAAAGAAAATAACATCTGTTTACAGCAAAACACATATGAATCCTATAAAAAACACGCAGATATATTTAATTTTGCAGCTTCGGAGCAATTTACGTCTCTTTCGTTTGGAACTATCGTAGAATATATACTTGCTCAACATGATTATCGAAATAATGATTTTTATATTGATTCTTTTATCAGATATAATTATCAGCCTAAAGCTCTCCTTAGATACATAGACAACCTGATAACTTACGAAGCGTGTAATTTAAATATCATAAGAGAAGTGCTCGATTATGCAACTATGATGTCAAAAATCAGTCCTAAATTTGATAAATACCCTCGACATTTTCTTACTACTCACGCTATCGCTTGTCGAAACTATAATCGTTTAAAACAGCAGTTTCAAGAAGATCAATTTGTAGCAAGAATAGATACTACTCTTGAAGACAAAATTGATGGGTATGTATTCATATATCCCAAGAGCATTCAAGATATTAAAGATGAAGCTGTACAGCAGAACAACTGTGTTGCTTCATATATTAGTAGGGTTATATCCGGTGATTGCCATGTCATGTTTATGAGATATGCTGCTACTCCAAATGACAGCTTGGTAACTTTAGAGATCCGAGACGGTTATATTGTTCAGGCAAAGCAGAGATTTAATGATCCTATTACTAAAGAACAGCAAGAAGCAATCGACAAATGGAACGTGAAGCATCAACAGTCCAATATATTGACACAGAGAGGTTAAACAATAATGAACGAGATAACAATATGTGATACTTTAATCGGTATCAAGGAGTACAAAGGACAGCGTGTTGTGACATTCAAGGATATTGACGCCGTACATGGCATTCGTACATATAGTATTGTCTATGGAACAATGGGTACTAAAGCGAGCTGGAGCCAGCTTATGAGAAGATGCGGCGCAAGAACCAAGAAGGAAGTTATTCTTGCTCGTCCTGATAAATATGAGCTTTTCTGCGAATGTATAGAAAAACTGATGAATGAAATATAAGTACAGAAAGGATAATAGTAAATGTATTACATAGGCACAGGCAATAAGTACATTGCCACTAAATCTGATGGATATATGTTTGTAACAGAAGACCTTACCAAGGCAAGAAGATATTCTACTGCTCAGAGAGCAGGACAGACTCTTGTAACGTTACCTCGTAGATTCTACAATATTAGCACTCAGTGGTCTGTAAGACAGGATATTACAGAAGATAATGAGCCACAAGAAGAGACTCAGAGTAAGGCAAAACAGCAAACAGTTGATCATGAGCTTAATGAAACAACTGATATCATAGAAACATTTGATAACGATGAGATTGATTATCTTACATTGTTTAATGAAATGGCTGAACTAAAGGCAAGAAAGAACGGATGTTTATCAAAGCTTCAGGGAAGACTATCTGAAATAAACGAGGAAATAACAGACATAGAACATCTGATTGAATTTAGCAAGTTTAATGTATCTGATGCTTATGCTGCCTATAAGATGCTGAGAGATACACTGCAGGAGAGACGTAAGATCAAAGATAGCATAATGGCTGTGAAAAGCTTGTATGACAACTGTAACGTAAATAAGTTGGCTGAAGATCACAAGCAGCTTGAGAATAGAGTCTACAAGCCAAGAAGACTGACCAAGTTGTTTGATGAAATCAGTGGCGAGTAAACTACTTTGCAACAGAAAACAAGTTGCAGTGGGAAAACAGTGTAATGAACTTACGTTCATTCCACTGGTCGTGACGTTTCCACGTCCCGACTCTTAAAGATTCTTTTTCCCCCAACGACAAGAGAGGAAGTGATCCCGATGTGGTAGCTGACCGTATGAAGTAAGGTATAAAGAACAATGTAATTTCACCTCAAAAAAGTGCTTTTTTGCCTGTTCCTGCCTAACAAAAACGCAATTTTAAAAAGGCTCAAATTTGACGAGAAATCGGGCAAAAAAGGCTCAAATTTGACGAGGTGAATCTGTCCATGATTATTGAGGAGGGATTTTTATAGGATCGTATATAGATGCAAACACAGGAGAAATATTTGATGATGCAACATTGATCACCAAAGAACAGAAAGAAGTCAGAAAACAATATGCTGAAAACAATGAGCAGGTAGAATGTTTTAAATATCTGACAAAAAAAGAGCAGTTTGTCATGTATTTATTTAATATTCATAAGTCTATGACGGACTTGTCTCCTCAGACGGCAATCAGATTGGTATATCTTTCAACGTTTTTAGAATATGATGGGAAGTTCCTGAAATCAAATGGAAAATATATAACCCGAGAAAAGATGCAAAATTTAATGGTGTTAAAGCCGGCAACATTTAAAAGATTTTTAGCTGAAGTAGTATCAGCAGGATATTTGATCAAAGAGAAAAAGCTTTACAGACTTAATACCGACCATTTTTACAGAGGAGAGCTTTCAATAGATTCGTCTGACAAGAAGCAGAGATACGTTCGTGTTTACATAAATAATTTGAGAAAATTATATTTGTCCGTCCCCCAGAACAAGCACGTATATCTTGGGTATATATTTCAGCTTATTCCCTACATAAATCGTGAATGGAATGTAATTTGTTATAACCCTGAAGAAACAGATGAAGATGCAATAATCCCTATGAGCGTTGGAGATTTTTGTGAATTGGTAGGATATGACAGAACTAATGCGGCTCGTTTCATGAGAGAATATCGAGACATTAAGTTTGATTGGAACGGTTATAATCAAAGTTTCTTAGGATATTTTTATAATTATGAAGATGATAAAGCCGATATGAGGTTCTTTGCCAATCCGAATATCTTCTTTGCAGGACATGATTATAATCGTGTAAAAATACTGAAAATAGTCTTCACGCAAAAAAAAGATTATATAGAACCTACGCCGGATCCTATTCAGTTTGTAGATGATTTTGATTGTCCGGATAGATGGGATCTTTATTAAGGCTTGCTGAACATATTAGAAAGGAGATAAACATCTTGGAAACATCACCATGTAAAGACTGTTCTGAGCGCTGTTATAATTGTCATTCTGCTTGTGGTAAGTATCAGAAATATTCTGCTAAAAGGAAGACTATATTGGCAAGGACTCGTTCAGAAGACCTTCGGGCATACTATTGTGAAAAATATGCTCGTATAGGGAAAAGGTAAAAGGAGGTTATTTCTCTGTCAAAACAAAAGACATATCAGAAGTACATTTTTAAGCTACGTAGTGGCAGGATATTATCTGCCCCTCGTAAGAGCTTAACTTTGTCTCTGGAAGACGCCAGACGTAATGACGAAATAATTGCTCTGGGAGATCGTGAAGTCATGCGCTTCATCGATGAGATCAACGGACTTGACGTTCAGGCGACAGAAGAAAAAATCAAAACCATTCGGCGTGAGATACGAAGCATACAAAAAATGCCCAAATCACTGGCAAATAAACGCCGCATAAAAGCACTATATTCTGAGTTGGATCGGCTTCAATTTAAACCTGATTATGTTGCGGTCATAATGGATAGGATGTCAGATTTTAAAAAGTTAAATACAGGATTTAAGATTAACGGATTGTCTTATAAGAGATTGATAGGAACGACCAATGGTGTAAAGAAATCTACGATAATATATGCAAGCGAGATATCTAATCAAGGAAAAATAATACATAAAGAGCTTGCCCGTAGACTTGATAACGACAGAGACCTTAGTATCAAACTGGTTCCTGCAAAATTCGAGGCTTATAAATCACTTTCATGCAGTACGTCTACTTCGGTTTCGATGCCTAAAGGTATTCTTGTGGTAGATGATGTTTTTACTCATTTTCGTGAAAGGGTAATAAATCTTGATGATGGTAACAGTAATGAGCCGGTAATGACTGTTGCGGAGCAGGAAGTGGAGTTAAATACTAATGATGGATACGGACTTATTTGTCCCGCTTTAGCTGAAAAATGGAGCTCCGAAATGGGAGAGCATTATCTTGTATCTGGGTTCTGTACAAGAAATGCCTTTTTCAAAGGAATGATGTTTACTTTTGATTTTCATAGTTTTTGCGAAGAATATGGTGGAAACAAGATAATCAAAGATGTATGGGGAAATGAACATCATCTTGATGATGTCGAAATGATAACAACCCCGTCGATGCTTAAACTTTGGGATTCATATAAGAGTATAGATGATTACATAGAAAAAAGCACAGCTAATCATTACGGATTTGCGGTAACTAAGGCTTTGCCCGAGAAGCTTGAAAACGAAAGAAATCTTAATTACCAATTTATTCAAAGCTACGAGTTGAATGATAAACAGATCGAAGAGCTTATCTCCCCTACTGTATCAGAAATTAAAGATGTTATCAGCGGAGATGTGAATAAGACGATTTTATTTCTCAAAGGCATGGGCTTAACTGCAGATAATATCAATTCTGTCGAAAATGATTTCGCTAAGGCAATAATGATAGATCCTCGAATGCTTAAGGACAACTATGTAATAAACAGGCTTAATTATATGCTTAAGAAAAAAATAGATGAAGCTAAGATCGGCGTACTTAAAATACATGGCAATTATGCGACAATTTCGGGAGATCCTGTTGCTTTATGTCAAAAAACATTCGGTATTGAAACAGATGAGAGTAAGCTGGGATTGTTAAAAGCTGGGGAAATCTATTCGGAGTATTGGGCTGATCTCGGAGTGAAAGAAATTGTGTGCTTTAGAGCACCTATGTCGGCGGCAAATAATATAAGAAGAATGAAGATAGCTGACAATCCTGAAATACGTCGATGGTATAAATATATGCACGTTGTAAACGTGTTAAATGCTCACGACTCGTTCTGCCATGCGCTGAATGGGTGTGACTTTGATGGAGACGCATTGATAACAACAGATAATAAAGTCCTTCTTGAGAACACAAGAGATTTACCTGCAATAATGTGTGCTCAAAGAAAAGCAGAAAAAAAGATCATAACCGAAGAATTACTCGTAGAAGCTAATCAAAACAGCTTTGGTGATGAAATAGGTACGACAACTAATCACATAACAGCTATGTATGATCTCTTACCTTTGTTTGATAAAGATAGCGAAGAGTACAAGACGCTGGAATATAGGATAATGTGTGGACAGTTATACCAGCAGAATTGTATAGATCGTACAAAAGGCATAATCTCCAAACCTATGCCTGATTATTGGTATAATATGTCCAAAAACAAAGTCAAAGATAATAGCACACCTGAAGAAACATTGAAAAAGAAATTCAACTCTTCTATCTGTGCAAATAAAAAGCCGTATTTCACGAATTATATATATCCGGACCAGATGACAGAATACAATCAATATATAAAAAGCACGAATCAAAAATGCAGAATGCTTTATCAGATGGATATTGCGGAGTTAGAAGTTCTGCCCGAGAAGACAGAAGAGCAAAACGACTTTCTTCATTGGTATTATTTGTTACTGCCCGTAAGTGATAATAGTTCGACGATGAATAAAATTTGTCATAAAATAGAACAGGAATTTGATGGATATATATCATCTGTAAAGTCATCGTCTGATTTCGATTATAGTATAATGAAAAGCGGCGTAGAATATAGCAAATACGATTATACAAAAATCAAACAACTGTATGACGAATACTTAAAAAGAACAGTCGATTTTCAAATTAGATCGAAACAGCAAAGATTAGATAAGGAAGAAACATCTATTCAATTTTTAGTGATGAGGGATGAGTTCAAGAGGGAATGTCAAGCTATTTGCCCTAATGAATGCGAATTGTGTGATATTATCCTTGATATGTGCTACAAGTCCTCACATTCTAAACAGTTTGCATGGGAAATATGCGTAGATACGATTATTCATAATCTTCTTGCTAAAAATAACAATGAAATTTCATATGTATATAAAGATAAAGACGGCGAGATTATTTATTGTGGAGAAAGTTTTAGCATCGGGAAGGCAAAGGTGGAGACAAAGAATGATAATACTTAATGAACGTACAGAAGCAGAGAGAATTATTGAGACGGGAAATGTTGGCGAAAAGCCTTCTGAAACCTTATCATTGCTTGCGAGATACTATTACAATGTTGAAAAGCTCACAGGGAAAAAATTATACAATAAGCTGAATGAGTTTATGCAAAACAATTATCCTAAGTACGATTCGAAATTATGGGAGACTGCCTTACAGAACAAAGTGAAAAAGGCAGATAAATACCCTCTTACAGAGATAAACGATGTCGTTATTACGAGGGCGGAAATGGAAACTATAAAAAATCTTAAATCTCCTCCTCTTGAAAGACTTGCTTTTACGTTGTTGTGTCTTGCAAAATTCGGCGATAAGAGGAATATGAATAACAATGGCTGGGTTTGCCGTTCCCATGATGAAATATTTAAAATTGCTGCTGTGCCGGCCACTATAAAAAAGCAAGCTGCAATGTTAAATAGTCTATATCAAGCCGGATTGATTGGGTTCAGCATGAAAGTTACTAATACAAACATTCAGGTTCTATATATTCAGGAAGAATCGTATATGGCGATAAGAGTATCTGATTTCAGGGAGCTTGGACATGAATACATGAATTACTTAGGCAAGCATAAGTATATCAGATGTGCAGAGTGTGGGCGCTTGACAAAGTGTAAAGGGAATGCCCGCACAAAATACTGTAAGAACTGTAGTGTGAAAGTAAATATTGAACAGACAAGAATGCGCAAATTGCAAGATAAAGCTTGATATTCAAGTTGATTTGTAATAGTAAATTGAACACGCTCGAATGGCTATAATACGTTATTTGAGCGTGTTTTTCTTTCGTTTTTGATTGTTGTTTATATAGTAGGAATTTATGCCTTCGGTGGTACCGAGACTTTTCCTAAAATACGATTAAAAGGATGAACAAAATGATACAAATCAGTAAAGACGAATATTTATTTATCTGCAAGTATGTGCATGACCCTTATATTACCATCTGCTCGAAACGTAAACATGGAGCAAAGGGAAGTAAGATAAGCGGCAAGACATATTATTGTCCTGAAAGCAACAGATATCTCGGACTCATCAGAGAATATCGCAATATACGTGAGGGCTAAAGCATGACAGAGAATAAACAGACTGACAATATTGAAGCGGTAATTTCTGAAGAGAAGAGCTGCGAATGTGGTGAAATGAATGTTCTTGAATGTGCATCATCAAATAATTTCAATTATGGACTCGAAGAAATGTTTATTATGTCGGACATTGAGGATAGAAAACTTTTTATCAATGGAGAAATCACCCCTGAGACCAGAGCCAATATTTCATATCATATCATGAGATATAACGCACTTGATATTGACGTACCCGTTACAGAGAGAACTCCAATCATCATATACATATCATCTACCGGAGGTTCTACGTGGGACGGTATGGGAATCTGTGACTGCATCAAAAATTCAAAGACACCCGTAATTGGTGTTTGTACATCATATGCACTGTCCATGGGATTCTATATCTATATTTCGTGTCACAAAAGATATGCTTCTGAAAACGCATTCTTTTTAAATCATGAAGGAAGAGACGGAGATTATGGCAGTCCTTCTAAGGTTGATGACTATTGGAGATTTGGTCAAAAATATAAAGAGCGCTTGATGCAGTTTGTTGTGTCGAGAACAAAGTTTTCTATAAAAGACCTGAAAGAGATAGAGAGAATTGAAAATTATTATTTTGCAGATGAAGCCAAAACACTTGGTATTGTAGATTCAATCATCGGCGAAGACTGCGATATTGATGAGGTCGTGTAATATGGATAGTCAGTATTATATAGATCTTTACAATATTCTCTGCGAAAAGCAGCACAACGAGGATATTGAATGGCAGGATGTTGCCGATATGAGAGCCAGATATGGTATAAACGAAACCAGAGACTGTGCCCGTAAAGGTGCAAAGTTCTTCTATGAGTTTATCAACGGTGGCTGGGAAATCAAGCCTAAAACCAATGCTGCGACTATATCCACCAAGGAAACCGTTACGATAAACGCAGACAGATCGGAAACAAGCGAACGTACATTCTATATTGAGGATGAAAGTAAACTTCGTGACGTTGATTATCTTTTGCGCTTACATAATTATGATCCACGTTTCTTTGATGTTTCATCTGCTAAAAACAGCAAATGGAACAGTGGAGACAAGACACTATATTCAAGCAAGATAACTGTAAAGCCCAAAGTCCCCGAACTAATGGACTCTGACATGAAGCAGTGGCTCGATGATTTAGATAGAAGATACAGTAATATTACCATTCCCGTAGTATCATCAGATTACGGAACGGGTGATAATCTGCTTATTTTACCCATATCTGACCTTCACTTTGCTCTCAGATCCAGTATGCTTGAGACCGGAAGCGAATATAACTGCGAGATTGCTGAAAATCTATTTTACTATGTCATTAAAGATGTGATGTCTCGTGTGAAATATATCAAGCTTAGCAGGATTATATTTACTATAGGTGGAGATCAAAGTAATTTTGATAATCTCGCCGGAACAACCACTAAGGGAACGCCGCAAGATAATGCCTGTGGCTATTTTGATATGATGCAGAAGCTGTTTGATATGACTATTATAGCTATTGATATGCTTGCAAATATCGCACCTGTAGATGTTGTCTTGGTGAATGCTAATCATGACAAGACTGTTGGATATTCTCTTGCACAATATTGCTATGCCTGGTATAAGGATGACAAAAGAGTAACGGTAGATATATCCCCTGCTCCTCGTAAGTATCGTGTTTTTGGTAAGACACTTTTCGTGTTCGCACATGACGCTGATATTAAAAAGCTTCCTGCCCTCATCCCTGATGAGTGTAGAAAAGTATGGAGCAGTGTAACTAATACTGAAGTATTTTTACAGCATCTACATAGTGAAATGGTTCTCGATGAAAACAATCACATGAGAATTCAAAGATTGCCCACTATCAGTGCGCCATCAGCGTGGACTACTGAGCAAGGATATCGTTCAAAGAGACAATGTAAGTCTTTTATTTTCGATAAAGAATATGGACTTACGGATGTTCTATACACAAATATTAAAGAATAAAAGGAGAAATTATTATGACTAAGAAGGAATTTATCGCTGCTATCGCAGCAAACGCTAACATGACAAAGAATGATGCTGAGACTGCGCTTAATGCGGTTGTTGACACAATTATCTCAGCTCTGGACAAGAAGGACACTGTAAAGCTTTATGGCTTTGGCACCTTCTCTACTGCTGACGTAGAGGCTTGTGAAAGACAGAATCCCCGCACCAAGGAAAAGTTTGTTTCCCCTGCTCATACTGTCCCCAAGTTCAAGTTCAGTTCTACTTTTAAGAAGTCGTTTAAGTAATAAGGGGGCGATATTATGTCGTCTTCCAAGAAAAATCAGCCTGAAATGATCACTAAGACAGAATTTATAAAAAGGATGTCTTATGATACTGGCTTCACTCAGGCTAATTGTAGAATTGCTTATGACTCCTTTGTCAATATAATGAAAGAGACTTTGCTTGAAGGCAGAGGTCTTTATTTCATTAAGCTTGGTTGGCTTGAGCCCTATATCAAGCCGCCCAGAAAAATGTTTCGTCTTGACGGAAACGGAGTAATGCTCGACGAAAATGGTAACAAAGTTGAGTATATTTTTCCCGAAACAAGATGGGTCAAGTTCCGTATCACTCAGAAGTTTAAGAGAGATATGAACCCCGGAATATATGACAAAGACGAAGAAGAAGATTAACGATGGTGCTGCCCCAATAGGGGCGCACTATTTTGGTGCGATGGTCAAGTGGTTAAGATGGTGCCCTTTCACGGCGTCGGCTCGGGTTCGAATCCCGATCGCATCCCCAATGAGCTTTCAGAGGCTTTGTGCTCCGAACAAGCCTTCGCCCTTGTGGCAAAATAATATATATAATAGTATATCAGAATGAAAGGAAGATTTATAAATGTCATATTCAGGATACCGCACAATTTATTTACCATCTGATCCTGAAGCTGATAAACGTGGCTTTGTCCCCGAACACAGAGTTGTGGCAAGGAAAATCCTTGGCAGACCTTTGAAGCCGGGCGAAGTAGTTCACCACAAGGATCAGAATCGATTAAATAACAGCGAAGATAATATAATCGTGTTTGTTTCCCGAGAAGCTCATACGAGATATCATCAGGGAGGCACTTTGGTTGAGACCGATGAGCCTAACGTTTACACGAGCTATTTTTATCGTCCCGAAATTCCCTGTGCTTATTGTGGACAAATGTTTAAACCTAAGAGAGCCGATGCTAAATTCTGCTGCTCTGAATGCAGCTCTTTAGCGCAGCGTAAAACAGATCGTCCAAACAGAAGGGAACTTAAGAGATTGTTGTTGGAATATAACATTACTCAGATTTCTAATATGTATGGTTTGACTGATAATGGCATCAGACGTTGGTGCCAAGCAGAAAAGCTGCCGTATAAGAAAAAAGATCTTGATAAAATGAGAGAAAAGGAAAGACTTAAAGCCGAAGAAAAGGCTTTAGAGAAAGAAATGAAGGAACGCATTGCAGAGCGTGACAGGATGATTAAAAAAAATAGCAAATGACATTAGTTCCTTCATAAAAAGGAGGAATTATGCCGAAGCAAAATTTAGGACGTAAAGCTCCTCAGCAGCAAAAGAAAAAAACTGTAGATACTCGTGTTGAGATGCTTAAACAAATTGCTGCTGGTAACGAGAATGTCCCATTTATGTATCGCTGCGAAAAATGCGGCAAACAAGTTATGGACGATGACAGAGAATTTATGATCAGCTTCAGCAAGCTTCACGTAGGACACAGATGCAGACTTCCAATATGCAAAGACTGTTTGGATTCGTTATATGAGGAATATCTCGAAGAGCTTGGCAGCGAAGAAGAAGCGGTTCGCAGAGTGTGCATGAAGTTTGACATATATTATAATAAAGAGATCGTCAATTTGATGAAGAGCGCTTCTAAGCCTTTGAAGCGAATGACATACTATGTTGGTAAAACTCATACTGCAAAGTATGCAAACAAAACATATGACACTACTATATTGGAAGAAAAGGCAGAAGAGGATAAAATAACTACATATGAAGATATGTATTCTTCAAAAGAGATAGATCCAGATACGGTGTCTTTCTGGGGTTCCGGATTTAAACCCGAAGATTACGAATATTTGGATAGCCGATATTCTGAATGGATCCTATCCTATCCTGTACAAGCAAAAGCTATGGAAGCAATTATTCAGAAAATATGTTTACTTGAGCTTCAGATTATGAGAGGTATTCAAAAGGGAGATAAGGTTGATAGCTTATGTAAGGCTATGAACGACCTTATGAATTCTGCGGGTATTCAGCCCAAACAAAGCAGCGAGAACACAATGAGCGACACTGCTTCATTCGGAGTCCTGATAAAACGTTGGGAAGACGAAGAGCCTATACCCGAACCTGAAGAAAAATGGAAAGATATCGATGGAATCAGACGCTATATCAGCGTCTTTTTCTTTGGACATTTATCTAAGATGTTCGGATTTAAAAATAACTGGAGTCAACTCTATGAAGACGAAATAAGGAAATATACTGTTAATCGTCCCGAGCTTGAGGAAGAAGATATCAATCAGATTACATATGAGGATATATTTGGGTCTGGTGATGATTCATGAGCAAGTATAGACAGTATAATACAGGAATACAGGATAAATCCGAAAAAATGATGACTACAATAGCAAGACGTGCAGCTTTTTATAGGGAAAATCCAAACAGATTTGTTAAAGATTACCTGGGAATTGAATTGAAATTATTTCAAGAGATTATTCTTGTGATGATGAATTTCTGCACGAATAGTATGTTTTTGGCCGCAAGAGGTCTCGGAAAAACATACTTAACAGCTGTATTCTGTGTCGTCAGATGTATCTTATATCCTGGAACGAAAATATGTGTAGCGTCGAAAACACTTAAGCAGGCTAAGGAAGTTCTGAAAAAGATAACGTCAGAACTTATGCCCAGTTCTCCTAATCTAAGATTGGAGATAAAACAAATAACTCTCAACAGTGTAGATGCTCAAATTGAGTTTAAGAATGGATCAATAATTTTTGTTACAACCACGACTGATACTGCTCGTGGCGGCAGATGTCATATACTGCTTGTAGATGAGTTCCGCTTATGTAAAAAAGAAGTTATTGAAACTGTTCTCAGACCTTTTATGCGTTCGGAGCGTATGCCTGGTTTTTTCAAGAAGAAAGAATATGTTAACTATCCCAAGGAACGTAATAAAGAAATTTACATGTCTTCGGTGTGGCTTAAGTCGCATTGGGCATATAAAGAAGCGCAGAGCTATGTTGTCGATCTGATGAATCAAAAGAAGAAAACATTTATATGCGGACTCCCCTATCAGATGTCTATCAAAGAAGGACTTTTGAATCCAGAGCAAGTATTGGAAGAAATGATGAGCCCGACTTTTAATGAAATTTCATTTAGCATGGAGTCCGGCTGCTTATGGTGGGGCGAAAGTGAAGATTCATTTTTCAGGTTTGACGACTTGATGAAAGCCAGAAGAATCAAAGAAGCTATATATCCCAAAGAGATATATACTCAGATCTCGAACAAAATCATTAAGTATCCCGAAAAAACACCGGGAGAACTTAGATTGCTTTCTGCCGATATTGCCGTAATGAGTTCGAAGCGCAATAAAAATGATGCAACATCAATTTTTGTTACTCAGCTGCTTCCTACTAAGGACGGTCAATATATCAGAAATGTTCTTTATTCTGAAAATAAGGAAGGCGGGCATACAGAAGATCAAGCTCTGACTATCCGACGAATTTTTGAGCAAATGGATTGTGATTACATGGTTATAGATACTCAAGGTGTTGGCGTTGGAGTATTTGATAATCTTGTTAAGGATATGACTGATGATATAACCGGAGAATTTTATCCTGCTTTCACTTGTATTAACGATGCTGAGATGGCTGAGCACTATAAAGGATCAAGCACTAATCCTGCAAAAGTTATATATAGTGTAAAAGCTAATACAAAATGGAACTCTCAATGTGCATATGCTCTAAGAGACTGTATTCGTCGTGGTAAAATGAGACTTCTTCTTGATGAGGAGGAATTTAATGATGAATATGAAAGCAATAAGGCATTTTATAATTTGAGTGCTGAAGATAAGCTCACCATTAAAATGCCTTATATCCAGACATCGTTGTTAATCAATGAATTAGTTAATCTTGAATATACGACTGTTGGAGCAGAAATAAAGATCAAAGAGACCGGAACAAATCGAAAAGACCGATACAGCTCGCTATCTTATGCAAATCAGATTGCAAATGAGCTTGAACGTAAATTGAGTAAGCCTAAACTTTCCCAGAGCTCATTTAGGCTTCAATGCAGAAGCCCTAAATGTATGTCGATAGGAAGGTGATATAAAATGGCAGAACAAGTAAATTACAATGAGCAATGGAAGAATGCTATGAAAGATTTGCGATTTTCTAAGTTGACCGACGTGCAACTTTTAAATTTAGCAAGCAATACTCATACTTCCGTTATTTATACCAAATATACAAAAGAAAACATCATTAAGTATCTTAAAAATCCTGAAACTAATGCCAAACAGCTGCGCAATGCTTCGATATACTTATATGAAGTTTCGCCACAGTATCGCACAATAATCAATTATTTTGCTCATATGTGTCCGCTTAATTATATAATGTATCCGTTTAAGTTTGACGCCACTAAGGAAATAAATGATAAAGCTTTTAAAGCTTCATATAAAAAGGCTACGGATTTCATGTCGATATTCAATCTACGTCATGAAATGAGCAAAGCATTGACTATCGCTTGGAGAGAAGATATTTTTGCAGGATACATTTATCAGACAAAAGACTCGTTTTACATAAGAAAGCTTCCTGCTGATTATGTCAAGATAGCCTCAATAGTCGATGGCTGTTATATTGCAGCTTTTGATTTCAGTTATTTCCGTGGAAAAGAAGATGAACTTGAATCGTATGGACAGGAATTTATTGATAAATACGAAATTTATAAGAAAGATTCCTCTCAGCGCTGGCAGCTTCTCGATGAAAAGAAACAGTTTTGCTTAAAAATTTCTGAAGATGTTACTTACCCTCTTATTCCTCTTGCCGGCTGTTTAGTGGGCATTTATGACATTGAAGATTATAAAGATCTTCAGAAGGGCGCCTCAATCCTGAGAAATTACAAGGCTCTTGGATTGAAGCTTCCTACTGATGAAGCCGGAAATCTTCTTATTGACAAAACGCTTGCAGATCAATTTTATGCTCAGCTGACAAACATTACGCCTGATAATATTGGCGTTTTTGAAACCCCGATGGATGTACAAGTATTTGATTTCGAGAAGTCCGGAGCAGAAGATCCGGATAAAACCTATGAAGCTATCCGAAATTTTTATAACGATGTTGGAGTTTCTTCATTGCTTTTTGGCAGTGATAAACAAACTGCAGCATCGTTGAATATTTCAATAACAGCAGATGAGTGTCTGACGTTCGCTGTCAATCGTCAGATCGAACGTAATGTAAACAGGTTACTTAAAAATCTTAGCGGTACACAGAAATTCCAGATAACCATTTTGGATATAAGTGAATACCACAGACAACAGTTTCATGATTTACTTCTTAAGGATGCTCAATACGGAGTGCCCGTTAAGTCTGCTATTGCAGCCTCAGTGGGCATCGATCAACCAGCAATGAATGCTATGCTATTTATGGAAAATGATTTCCTGAAAATGCACGAAAAAATGATACCTCTAAGCTCTTCATATACTTTAGCTTCTGGTGATGAAGCAGGTCGCCCAACCGCCGAAGAAAACGGAGAAGAAATTTCCGATTCAAACGAAAATACAAGAGAACACGACAGTAACGCATCGAGGTGACAGTATGAAATTTATTATTACACAAAGTGAGAGTGTTGCTGACGCTTTGATTAAATCTGGATATGAGCCGTTACCTAATATGGGTAGCGGTTTTTTCATATTTAAAAACGAACCATCAATCAAGAAGTTTTGTAAAGAAAATCTCAAAGATGGCGCTTACGTTTTTACAGACAAAATATTTCTTTGAGAAGGGCGGTGAAAAATTTGGCATTAAGCGAATTAAATAATGTTTCTCTCGCAGTAACATATGACCTTGATGAAAGTTTTGACACTGACCGATTCATTAAGATGAGACTCAGAGTATGTCATGATGGAGTAAATCCTAATGGTTCAAATTTCAACGTTGATGATATGAACTCTGCGAAAGATACACTGAAAAACATTCCTATTCTTGCAAACGTTGAGTTTGACGAGAATGGCCAGCCCCAGTTTGGCTCTCATGATATGTCTATTGAAAAGGATAAGGTCAATGAGGGAGAATATCGTATGATTTACAAAGAAGTTCCCATTGGTGTTATTCCTGAGACGAACAATTATGAGGTAGCTGAATATGACGGCAAAAACTATGTATTTGTAGATGGATATGTATGGCGAGGATATTCAAATTACGCTGAGGATATTATCGAGCGTGATAAAAATATCAAGCTTTCTATGGAAATTAGTGTTAATGAATTTACTTTTAATGCTGCCAAGAAAATCTATAACATAACCGACTATAAATACACCGGTATTACTTTTCTTAACAATGAGCTTGGTACAGGCATGAAAAATGCAATGGGTACTACAGACACATTCGCAGAAAAAGATAATATCAACGAAAAAATGCTTATTATCATGCAAGAGCTGAATGAAACTCTTGTCGCATTTAATAAGAAAAATACTGAAGAAGGAGGTAAAAAACAAATGGATGAGAATATTGTAACAAACGCTACACCCGAAGAGCAGCCTGCTGTTCCTGCGGAAAATTTTGAAGGAGAGCCTGCTACACCCGAAATTCCTGCTTCAGTTGAAAGCGGAGCTCCCGCAAATGATAAATTTGTAAAGACTTTTGAGCTCTCTCATGACGACGTTCGTTGTGCTCTCTATGCTCTTCTTGAACCTATCGAGACAGAGAATAATGATTGGTACTATATAGACGCCGTATATGATACATACTTCGATTATGCTTCTTGGTCTGGCAACTCTCTGTACAGACAGAAGTACACAAAGAATGGCGAAAACATTACTTTTGAGGGCGATCCCTATGAAGTATTCGTTGAAAAACTGACTTCCGATGAGAAGGCGGCTCTTGACACAATGAGAGCAAATTATGAGTCCATACAGGCAGAGGTGACTTCACTCAGAGATTACAAGGCAAAGATTGAAGCTGAATTTGCTCTTGCAGAAAAGCAGGAAATTATTGACAAGTGGTCTGAGAACCTGAAAGATTCTGCTGAGTTTGCAGCCCTTAAGGACAAGCTTAATGAGTATTCCAAGGAAGACCTTGAAAGGGAATGTAAGTGTATTTTTGCTGATGCGAAAGCAAGCTTTACATTTTCAGCAAAACCTAAAGATGATGGAGTAGTTAGAATACCTATCGTAGAAAAAGATTCCGTACCTTCCAGTCCTTATGGCGACTTGTTTGATTTGTACGGTACAAAGTAATATTAGAAAGGATGAATAATATGGCATATACAGTTGTAAATCTCGATCGTATGAGCGGCACAGAAGACAGCACCCTTCTTGTATCTCTCAAGTATTTCGTTTCCGAGAACCCTGCCGAGATTGAAAATGGCGGAATTGTTGAAATTGGCGATCTTATCGACAATGAGAGAGAAGTGAGAAAGGCAACAGCTCCTACAGCTTCTACTCCCATTACCAAGCTTGTACTCGTTGCAAATCCTGAAATAATTTATGATGAGACCAGACATCATGGTCTTGAAGAGTATGTTAACGAGGCCGGCAAGGTTATACGTGGTTATCGTTTCCACAGCGGAGATGGTTTCTCAATGACTGCTGAGGGCTTTTCCGGCACACCCGCTAAGGGCAAGTATCTTAAGGTTGGTACTACCACAAAGCCTGTAATTGCAAATGATACAAGCACTGGTACTATTATCGGTAAGATTACAGATGTGTACACCCTTGGTGCGCACACTTTCTATTACGTTGATGTTGCACTTTGATTTGAGAGGAGTGATTTTTAATGGCTACAGTAAATGATATTGTAAAGCTTGCAGTCGATACATATAACGGCGCCCCTGCCGGTCAGTATTCCCTTGATGAATCCCACGAGGTTGTTTATAACGCTATCGTTGCTGCAAATAATGGTAAGAAATATCTTGATAGGAAAGATATCCGTGACGGCAAGTGTGGCGAGCTCTTTGCTATCATCGAAGAGACTATTGTTAAGACAGTAATTGATGGTCTTCAGGGTAATGAGTTCTTTATGAATATGGTCGAGTACAAGAACCTTGCTCTTGGCGATACTAATGAGTTTTATATTCCTGATGACTCCCTTTTCTATGTTGACGAGGTAGCTCGTGGTACTCAGGGTCTCAGACGTCAGAGACTTGGCGGCGGTAGTCGTATTTCTGTCAATATGAAGACTTACGGCGTAAAGGTTTACGAGGAACTTGACAGAATGCTGTCTGGAAGAGCTGATCTCAACAATATAATTGATAGGGTTGGCAGATCTCTTGTTAAGAAGCAGTACGATGATATTTTTACTGCATGGACAGGTCTTGTTAACAATTCCGGTTCTACTTACATTCCCGCATCTGGTTCTTATTCTGAAGCAGCTCTTCTTGAGCTTTGCGAGCATGTTGAAGTAAATAATGGACAGACACCTGTAATTATGGGTACTCGTGCAGCTCTCAGAAAGGTTACTACTGCTACTGTTTCTGAGACCGCTAAGGAAGATATGTATAACATGGGTTACTATGGCAACTTCAATGGTATTCCTATGGTAAGAATCAACCAGATCCATAAGACAAATACTGATTCTTTCCTGCTTCCTGACAATCAGCTTTATATCATAGGTATTAACACTAAGCCTATTAAGTATGTAAATGAAGGCGAGGCACTTATTGTTCCTCCTACTTACGGTATGAATGCTGATTTCTCTGAGGACTATCTGTTCGTAAACAATGCAGGCATTCAGGTTATTATTCCTGATAAGAAGTTTGCTGTTTACACAATGTCTTAATTACTATTGAGAATTTAAAGGAGAAGAATATATGGCATATTCAAAAGCTAAAGCTGCCGATATTGAGAAAACACAGGATTCGGGTACTGCTGAAACAGTGCCCGAAACTGTTTCTACCACTTATGTTCCTCGCAGAAAAATTCCCCTTGACGCTCAGGTTATGGTTAAAAATCTAACCGGAGGCAAGCTTATTTATGTAAGTAAAAGACTTGTGGGTTATTCCGAGGAATGGCATGAGTTTGGTGAGGAAATTCCAATGGAAATGGCAGAACTATATTCTATGAAGAATACTGATAGACGTTTCTTTACTGAAAATTGGATTGAAGTTGACATGGCTGTTCTGCGTGATTTGCAGATGGATCGTTTCTATGAAAATACTATTACTGCGGACGAGATTGAAAACCTTTTCAATATGAATCAAGAAGAACTTATAACCAAGATTAAAACAATGAGTCCTGTTATTAAGAATTGCGTTGGTATTAAAGCTATGGAGATGATTAAAGATGGTCGTCTTTCCAACATCAATACTATTGCAGCTTTGGAAAAAGCTTTAAAGTGTGAGCTTTATGAAAGATAAGGAGGTGGGCTATGGCTACCCCTTATTCAAAAATTTATGAGGCATTTGTTTTCAAGGTAAAGGCCTATGACCTTTTAATGTTACTCGAAGAAGACAGAGAAGATATATTATATTTATATATGATATCTGTATGTCGTAAAGTGGCAAAAACCGTAAAGACATATGCCAATCTCACTGACAGAGACGATGAAGTTAAAGAATTTCGGACAGAACTGGACGATGACATGATAGATATTATTGCTGAATGTATGATTACTGAATGGCTAAAACCTCAAATGTATTCGGATGAACTGCTTGAAAGTCGTTTGAACACTAAGGATTTTACCGAATACTCCCCTGCTAAGCTTATTGAACAAATGCGATATGTATATGAAATGAGTAAAAAAGAGTCGAGAGTTGCTATCAATAATTATACTTTTTCTCATGGCGATATTGCGGAGTTGAATAAATCATGATAACTACAAAATATAATCCAATTCCTGATGAACTATGCGAGAACTATTTTAATATTCTTATCAATCGTCTGTATAAAATTCTCCCTTTGAAAGAAGAATATTCCCCCACTGTATCAGTCTATATTGAGAGCTTGCTTTCAGAAATGACTGGTGGACAAGATGTAATTCTATTTATTCGTAATGACGGACAATATCTTAGTATCATCAATTCATTGGAATACATAAAAGACTGTGAAGATATCTCAATTTGTAAGCGAGAAATTTTTAGATGTATTCGAATCGTGGGAACATTGAAGAGAAAGTATTTTGAGGTGAAAGAATGAATTGGTCATTGTATAATCAAAGTCTCACTGTAAAAGGTGATACTCGCAGAGACCGAGCAATTTTTGAAACTCAACGTTCAATGAATAAAAGAATTCCAAGGTCTCCCGGGTATAAGAATGTTCTTATCGATGGAGAACAGCAGAATGTTGTTATTACTTCTTCTACTGAAAAGTATCACAAAAAAATAAATGCTATGCCCGGAGAGCATATTTATGCCGGAAGCATTGTCGAATGGAATAACTCTCATTTTCTCATTACTGACACAGATGTCGAAGATGAAATATATCAAAGCGGCGAAATGTATAGATGTAATATCTATTTAAAATGGCAGAATGAAAAAGGAGAGATAATCGGGCGATATGGATATTCAGAAGATATCAGTCAGTTCGCATCTGGTACAGTTGAATCTAAGGTTATGATGTCTATCGAACAGGTGTTTGTTGTAAAATTTCCTTGCGATGAAGAAACGATTAAATTAAGAAGAGATAAACGCTTTTTAATTGATATTATCAATGATAAGCCCAATGCTTATATTTTGACCGGCAGAAATGTTCTTAGTGGTAACTGGACTGCAGGTGATATTTCAGGAAAGGAATTTAATGGAAAAGATAAGGTTTTGACGCTGACATTCTCTCAGACACAACTGAGTGATGATGACAACTTAGATCTTATGATTGCGGATTATTTTGCCCCCAATAAATTAGGGGAACAAACTGTAAAACAGGGATCCTGTGTTATTTCCTATACGGGAGAGCCAATCATAAAAGTTGGTGGAAGCTATAAAACTTTTTCTGTAAAATTCTTTGATTCAGAAGGCAATAAAATCGCTATAGACCCACAATGGAAATTGACCACTGTGAAGCCCGAATATGATGGTAACTTCAAAACAATAATTGCGGACAACAAAATAAAAATAAAAGCTGACAATGTTCTGGCTATGATAGGCGACCAAGTTCTTTTGGAAGTCTCTGATGAGACAGGAACGATATCAGCTCAACTTTTTATAAAGGTGGTGAGCCTATATGGCTAATTCATTTGAAATAATCAAATATAAACAGCAAATAGGCTCAATGCTGATTAACTGTCCCGAGATTGTTGAACTTATCAATAATGATGAAATCGAAGAACCTGAAGACTTGATAGGAAAAAATATTTTCAACTTTATCAGATATCCGAACGCTCCGGAAGAAGAGATAACATTTATTGCATTTGAAGTCGATGTTCCGGAAGTTTATAGCGACAGAAACTATCTATTCAAACAGTTAATTATTACATTTTATATAGTATCACATGAAAGGCTTATGCCGACAGATGATGTGTCGGGTGGCGTAAGAAACGATCTTATTGCCGCTTACATAGATAAGCTTTTCAATGGATATGAAGGTATAGGCAAAAAAGAACTGAGACTTATCAGTAATACTGCTCAAGCCATAAGTGTAAAACATCGCTGCAGAATAATGAAATTTGTTGCTGATGACTTAAATAACAGCAGGTGTAAAATATGAGTGATATAAGTCTGTTAAACAAAACTAAGTTTAAAGTTAACGATAATATTACAGTACATATTCCTACGCTGGGGGAAATCAAAGGTGACTCACCTAAGCTTTACGGAACAGATGAAGATGAAGCAAATTTTTATTCTTTAGTTAGCTTATTTACTTCGACCTCTTCAGATATCATGCTTGAATTGGATGAGGCAGGAATGGATTTTACAAAAATAACTGATTTTCAAACTTTTTTGATACTTTTTGGCGGAATGCCTAAAAAGGTTTTAGATGAAAAATCTTCTTTAATGTTTGAAAATATAAATCTTGCTAATTTCAAAGTTAGTTTGAGTACAATAAATGATTTACCTATACTGTACGATGAGGAGCATGATATCACGATTGACGAGTTGATGTATATGCAACTTTCAACGATCTTTTGTACCGTGTATTCGATTGAAAAGAGACATCGCAAGCCTGGAGACACAACTGCTAAAGAATATATCATAGAACGTCAAAAGGTAAAAGCTAAAAGACGAAAGAAGCAAAAATATCATTCTCGACTGGACAAGCAGGTAATTGCGTTGGTTAACAATTCCAACTTTAAATACGATTTTGATACAGTTGAGAATCTTACGATATATAACTTCATGTGTAGCTTAAAACAAATCGTTAAAAAATATCAAGTCGATAATTTAAACTCCGGAATATATGCCGGAACTGTTAATGCTAAGGGCTTAGGAGATAAACTTAATTGGCTTGATTATGAGTAAAAGACGGCAAACGACCGTCTTATTTTTTTTATAAGGAGGAAAAAACATGGCTGTTACAATCAATGGATTTACTATTACTTCCCTTGAAACCATTCATGCTTACAACAGAACTACTGGTGTTTGTGAGCTTTATCTTGATGAGCTTCAGGAAGCAACTATTGACAACTCAGAGGATACTAAGGATATTACAGGTAAGGGTGACAGACTGCTTAAGCAGATCAAGAAGAATAAGGCAACTACTGTAACCGGTACTTCTGCACTTATCTGTGGCGATCTTATGGCTGCACAGACTGGCTCTGAGGTTGAAACTCCCGAGGGCGGTGTAAAGGTAAGAAAGCCTGATATTCTTGATGTAGCTAAGGGAGCTAAGAACGTAAAGACTACATTCAAGGCTGTTGGCGAGACTGGCGCAGAGATTTCTTCTCTCTGTATTCTTACTTCTAATGGTGCTCTTGGTAAGAAATTCACACAGGGTGCGGCTGTTTCTGCTGACGAATTTACATATGATCCTACTACTCAGGTAATCACTTTGCCTACAGATATTGCAAAGTCTGGCGACCTTAAGATCGTAGCATTCTACGACTATCTTGCAGATGGCTCTAAGGTTGTAAATAAGTCTGATATTTTCGGCAAGACTCTTAAAGTTTATGTTGATTGCATTGGTACCGATGTTTGCGATAATGAGTACAAGTGTCAGTTCGTAATTCCCAGAGGTCAGTTCTCCGGCGAATTCTCCATTTCTATGGGCGGAGATCAGACTGTTGAAGAGTTTACTATCAACACACTTGTTGATACATGTCAGACTTCCGCAGCTGAGCTCTTTGAGTTTATTGTATATCAGGACGCAGTTTGATTTTAAATCTATAATCAAAGGAGAGGGCTTTAAGCCCTCTTTCTTTGTACTTGTGCTTAGTGGCTCTGAGCCCGAGTACAAGGAAATTATTGAGGTGATTATATGAGTGAGATAAGAAAACCTAATACCATATGCCGCAATCCTAACTGTACTCATGGAGAAGATGGTGGCAGAAAGCATTTTTATGCTTGTTTGGCTTGTTTACGAACTGAAAGCTGGAGAGCGTACTGTTGTTCAAGAGAATGTTATGAAGAGTATGTTCAGCTCGTTCTTTTTAATCGTAGTAAGTCTCGTGAAGAGAAGTTCCCCGAAAGAACAGATATGACTATCCCTGAAATAGAAACCGTTTGGAATAAGCCAATAAAAGAGGTTGAAAATTATACCAAAGAAGTTGAGCTGAAAGATTATTTTGAAGAAAATCCTGATATGCCTCTTGGTGATATCATTGATAAAGTTAATGAGGATATTGATTCCGCTCGCAATAAATCAAATAAGAAATATAATCATTAACATAAATTAGGAGGTAAATGTCAAAGTTTATCTCCTATTTTTTTCAGAGGTGAACTAATGAAAAAATTAAAACTGATTTCGCCGATACCTCCTTCGGTCAATCATTATCTCGGATATAGAGCAATTATGAAAAGCGGCAGACCAATGGCTGCAAGCTATGTTACGGCGGAGGCTAAAAAATACAAGACGAATTTTACTTTGTATGTAAAAGATCAAACTCGGAAACAAGGATATAAAATGTCCGAAAACCCATATCAACATTATTATGTGGACTGTGTGTTTTATTTCGACAGAACAGATCGGGATAGCAACAATTACATGAAAGTAATGCTTGATGCCATCACTGAAAGTGGTTGTGTCTGGATTGATGACAACGTTGTATGTGAACGAGTACAGGCAATTTATTATGATAAAATCAACCCAAGAATTGAGCTTGAAATATATCCGGTGGACTATATAGGTATTTTTGATAATGCCTCAGCGTTAAAGAATTTTGAAAACCGTTGCGTCGGGTGTGTAAGATATACACGAAATTGTAGTCTGCTGCAGAAAGCAAAAGAAGGCAGAACTCAAGATGAAATTCATGATGGATTGTGTTTATGCTATAGAAAGAAAGGAAAATAATTATGATAAAAGAAAGAATAACATTCGCAGAAATGAAAATTTGCATAGATGAAGTAACAGATCTGTGCTTTCTCAATGGAGAATACTTGCCATATATGAAGGATTTTGCTATTTGGTATGTTCTGATGGAGCATTTTACTAATTGGGTAAAGCCCGAAATGAGTCTTGATCAGAAGTATTCTAAAACCCTTGATTTTACTTTAAGAGAAGAACTCTTTCAGAATATTCAGGTAACTTCAATATACGAAACAATGGAAAATACTATCGAAACAAAACGTCAAAAAGAAGTACAAGCCGAAGCGCACAACACTAAGCTAAATAAGCTTATTGAAGAAATTTTTGAAAAGCTTGATAATCCTGAAACTGTAGAATTACTTTCAAAATGGGGCGAAGAAATAGGAGTAAAAGAAAATGAGCAAACAAATTGATTTGCAAAAAATAATGAAAACAGCAGTAAAAAAAGCTTTGAAAGAAGATATTGAACCTGCTGTAAAAGAAGTTTATAAAAAACATGCTGAAACGTTGAAAGATATAAAACCGGGGAAAAACGCCGAAGGAGTTACAAATGCTGCTGCTAAAAAAGCACAGAAAAAGACTGCAAAGCATATAGCTCGCAGAATGTCTGATGAAAAATACATTGTAAGTAGTGATAAATACTTGGCGCCAGAATTCAAAGATACTGGCGCCTTTAGTGTTTATAACGATAAGCCGCTTGAAACTTTGATGGGCTGGAAGGATCCTTATTCAGGACAAACCGATGAATTGTCCTTTACCAGATTAGTAGTTGATGGTAACATTCTTATCCACCCTGCTCTTACAGATCATAGAAACAAAGAAAGAATGGATGAAAAGCAATGGGCAACGTATCGTGAAAATAGTCGTTTTGAAAAAAAAGCTTTTATCAATCGGGCTATGCACGATCTGAAACAGAATTATAAAGATGAATTTCAAGAGATGATTGCTAAACGCTTATTGGAAGAATATAAAAAAAATAAATAAGGTGTGTGTTTTATGGATTACAAAGGTTATACAGAATATACTTTTGCAAACGATGTCGAAATGGCAAATTTTTACGAGAATATGGCAGAAAATTCTTTAGGTTTAATGGTTAACGAATATTGTTTATTGTATTCTCACGATGGAGTTTTGGTTGACAAAATTAAATGGGACGGTATTAAGAATATTGCTGTTACATATAAAGCCATCAATAATGATTGGTTTTCAAAAATTAAACCGATCAACATAGAACAAGAACTTGCCTTTGATATGCTTCAAGATAAAAATACAACAATTAAATTAGTTACTGGAAGGATGGGCAGCGGTAAAACATACTTAACTGTTTGTCATGCTCTGCAGGCATTAAAACAAAATAAATTTGACAAGATTATTTACTTGAGGAATAACGTCTCGGTCAAAGATGTCCCTGAAATAGGATATCTCCCCGGTACAGAATTGGAGAAAATTTGTAATTTTGCTCTTCCTGTTGCTGATGCACTTGGTGGTAAAGATGGTTTGAATATTCTTATGATGCAAGGGAAACTTGAAATTGTGCCTTTAGGTTTTATAAGAGGTAGGGACTTCAAGAACTCTGCTATTATTGTATCGGAAGCCGAAAACCTCACGGCCCAGCACGTTCAGCTTATTATAGGACGTGTCGGCGAAGGTTCTACGCTTTATTTTGATGGAGATATCAAGCAGGTTGATAAGAAGATTTTTGAAACCAATAACGGAATTACAAAGGCTATAGATGTTTTAAAGGGCAACAGACTTTTTGGATATGTTCAGCTGCAGAAAACAGAACGTAGTGAAACCGCTGCGCTTGCAGATCTTTTTGATTGAAGGGCGGTGAGCAGATTTGAATATGATAAAAACTAAAATGACTTTACATAACGACATAACAGGAAGAAAAGCAGCTAACTTTGTTCATGGAGTTACAAGCAAACCTTACAATATATGGATTTATAAGAACGACAGAATGATAAACGCCAAAAGCATTCTGGGATTACTTTCGCTGAATTTACAGAGTGGAGATGAAGTTGAAGTACAAATTAGTTGCGACAACGAGAATGAGCTTTCAATTGTATGTAACGAAATTAATAATTAAGGGCAGATGACTGCCCTGTGTTGAAAGGAGTAATAATACATGGCAGGAAATATGCTTATGTTAGATGTCGGCATAAATTCTAAGAGTGCCGAAGATGGATTAGAATCTCTTGAAAGGACTCTTGAGAAAATAAGTCAAAAGAATGATAATCTTAAAATAGGAGAGCAGTTGGCTAATGATGCAAAACTTGCTCAACAAAGATATAATGATTTAATTCAACTTGTTGAAAAAGCAGAAAGCAAAACCAAACAGGTTTTTGCTATGGCAGGTTTAAAATATGTTATTGAAGATATAACTGCGCTAAACCAAAAAATTAAAGAGACCGGCGCAGAGATAGATCAAATCGAGCTAAAGTCTATTAAATTCGATGGTAAGGAATTATTTGATATAAAAGGTATCGACAAGTCAATAGATAAATTCGCTAAGGAAATTGATAAGTCTGCTAATGATTCTTTGAGCAAAATTTTGAAAACTCAGCTGGGTGATAAATTCTTTGCGGAGCAGAAAAAGAATTTACAGGATCAACTGGAATACGACATGAAACAGCTTGCTAAGAATTTTTCACAAGATAAGCTTGAAGCATATATAAACAAATACTTTAAAACGAAAGCATTTTCTGCGGCAAAAAATGGAAGCGACACAATCGCTCTTAATGGCCGTTTCCCTAAAGAAATCGAACAGTTGCTGAATAATAAAAAGATCTCTGAGCAGCTTAATGCTAACAATATTGATGTTAAAGCGATTTTGCAGCAAAAAGCAAAGGACGTTGCTTATGTTAAGGATATGAAAGAACAAATAACTAAAGAATTCATAAGTTTCTTAAACAACAATACTGATGCAAACACTTTTGGTAAGAGTTATACCGACTCTGACATTAAGGCTATGACCAGTGGTTCAAATATTTCTGAAATAACAAATGAAACGCAGAAGTTAAAAGATGAACTTAAAGAGTTAATCGACCTTTATAATAATTTTAATCATAACACAGATGAAAACGAAATATATGATACCGTTGCGCAAATAGAAGCTCTCCGAACAGCGTTAAAAAGTTTGGGTGAAGAATCTTCAAAGGTCGGGAAAATTGACGATATGGAGATGTATAAAAAGTATCTGAAAACTGTTAAAGATACTCTATCTCTTTCAAGAGATATGAACGAACCGAGTAAGACTGATGATTATAGCGAAGAATATGCGGCGCATGCACAAGCATTATCATATGACATTGATACGTTAAACGAAGTAAATATGCAGGCAATTATTGATAGTAGCGCTAAAGCTGAAAATAAAATTTCAACTTTAAAGGAACGCTTGTCTGACATCGATATGCTGATAGCAAAAATAAATAGCTATAATTCTTTAGCTCCGGGATTCGTTGAAGCAATATTTAATACGAAAGATATCAATAAGCTGAATGAACAAAGAGAAATTATTATTACTGGGTTGAAAAAGATGGGGGTTGACACATCAGGTATTGGTTCTATTTCAGGAGCTTTAACTGGCGGCAACGATAGTTTGACAAGTGGTGCCGGTGACACTCCAAATAGTGATGAAATGCTATCATCTGAAGAAGCTGAAAAACTTAAGAAAAATTATGCCGATATTACCGCCGAAGTTGAAAAGTATAAGCAGCAGATTACGGAATTGACCGCCAAAATAAAAGAGTATCGCACAACTGCTGATCAGCCTGATGATATCAAAAATAAACTTCTAACTACTGAACAGGCTCTTGAATCTGCCAAGCAGAAGATTGATGAACTCAATCAAAAAATAAGTGACTTAAATGATAAATTAGAGTTTGATTCAATAGTTGGTTCTGATGGTTTTGTGATAAATCAAGAAGATTATGATAATCTTACCTCTGCTCTTGAAAAAGTAAAAGCAGAGGCACAGAGTGCCAAAGACGAGCTTGAACAACTTAAAGCTACTTCTGTACAAGTAGGCGAAGGAGAACAAGTTGTTAAGGCTGGCAGCCCTGAAACTATTAAGGAACTTGGAGAAGCCGTTAAAGCACTTCAGGAAAGAATGAATAAGGCAGAGGAAATTTTGAAAGATATCCCCGAAGGTATGAGTGGGTTAAAAAGACTTAGCGGACAAATTGAAAAAATGTCAGGGAACTTCAATGAAGATGGCAGTCTGAAAAATCTTGGCACCACTGCAGAGGAATTGGCCGAACAGTTTAAGCAACTTGAAAATCAATTTGATGCAAAGATAGATAAAAAAATTGCTGAATTTGAAAAGAACTCATATAAAGGGAAGATGTCAAATAAAAAGTTTAATTTGGCAGGATCACTTAAAGACTTAAAGGTCGGAAACAACAAGCCTCAAAACGATATTGCTGATGATGATCCACAGAAATCAACTGCCAACACTCAAGAACTCTATAAGGAAACTGAAGCATATAAAAAATTATCTGAAGCAGTACAAGCTTTTAATGAGCTTACATCTCAAAAAATAGATAAAACCGATTTCGATGCAAGAATAAAAAGGCTGCAAGATATGCAGTCTTGTGTCAAGGATATTATTGCTACTGTAGAAAACTACGAGGGTAAAGCTAACGAACTTTCTGCTCTTGTTTTAAAGAGTAAAAATGGAGACATATCAATTCAGGATAGCACAAAACTTGACGCATTGATGAATAAATTGCAGTCTGGAATCGGCACGAATACTGAAAAGAAAAATCAAATGGCGCAGGCCAAGGAAGATGCAAAGAAATATGAGGCTGTAATTGATGAATATAATCAGAAATTCCAGAGAATGATTTCGCAGAAAGTAACGTCTGGAAAGCAATTCAATGTTTTAAAGCAAAACTTAAAGTCGATGTCTAATAGTGTTGATGCTATTATGGAAAAGTATGATACATTTAAAGGTCAAGACTTTTATTCATCTGATTTTGCAAACCGTGGAGAAGCTGTTCGTGGGAAGATAAAGGATGCTTCTTTAGATTTGAATGAGATTTCTAAATATAAAAATTATGAAGAAGATATATTTAATATCCAAGCAAAATACTCAGAATCTTTGAAGAAGCAGAAGCAAGAGCAGGATGCTATAGCTGAAGCAGCTCGTAAAAGAGCCGAAGCTGAAAAAGAGGCATCCAATGCAGTTGAGCCAAAAGAGGCACCTGTCCCTGAAAATATATCAGTTGCTGAAAAATCCAGAGAAGAGCAGAAACGTAAAGCTTTAGAGAGGCAAGCGGCCAATAACAATCAATCAGAAGTTGGATCTCCGTCATCTAATATCTTAGCTTCAGAGGCTCAAAACTTTGATGAAATTGATAAGGCTGTAACAAATTTAACTCAACACATCAATGAAAAGACCGAATCAATCAAAGCCGAAGCTGAAGAGATGACTGTGGCGTCGGCGTCTGAGGTTGAATCTGTAACTTCAATCAGTAATGCTGTTGATGATCTAAAGGCAAAAGTTGAAAAGCCATTTAAAATCAGTATTGGCAATACTCCCGTTGAAAATAAACCTTCTGAAGACACAACTAACGGCACCTTGACAGAAAGTTATAATGTTCTGAATGAAAATCAGGTTGCCTCTATTCGTGAGCAAATTGTTGCTGCACTCGGAGAAAATAATCCTATTCCAATTTCTTTCACGCCTAATGTTGAAGGACTAAAAAAACAAATCGCCGACGAGTTGAAAAAGGTTCCTATTGAAATAACCAATAACAATATTAAGGAAACTCTGAACATACAGCATTTAAAAGTCGATCCAAAAGCATTTGGTCAGGGCATTAAAAATGTTAAAATCCAATCATTTAAACTAACTAAAGAAGCCAAGAATGGATTGAAAACTGATCTTGGCGAAGCAATGAAAAACGTTGGATTAAGCTTAGATACAAAACAACTTCAGGCTGATGTTGAGGCCGCCATCACCAATGCTCGTGAAAAGGCTGCTCAAAGAGCAGTAAGAGAAGCTCAAAGACAAGAAGAACCGCAAGTTCCTAAGCCGTCTAAATCTCAGCTAAATGAATATGACAAGGTTCAAAAGAGCATTGAGGACGCTTATAATGCTGCATCTAAGATGAAAGAGAATGTTTCCGGGGCACTTTCCAATATTTCCAGAGATCTCTCATCAGAACTTCAAAATACAGTTAACACATTGGGCGAAATAAATCCATTAGAAAATTTTGATGATGCAAATGTTTTGGGAGAATGGTTAAATCAAAATAAAGCTATTATTGATAGTTGGAATACTCTTGAGAAAAAAATACAGGACGTTCTCAAGTTAAGCAATAACACAGCAGAAACTTATTCGGCTACAATGTCAAACACAGACTTTGCCTCTAAGATGAGCAAGGACTTAGACAAAATAAAGAATAAGTTTAATGACACCTTTAGTGGAGACCAGCTCGTAGCTTATAACAGTCTGAAAGAAGCACTTGATAAGAAAATTCAGAATATTAACAGTGGTTCATCGAATTATAATATCGAAAATATTCAAGAAATCATCAATGCAATGAAGGCTTTGAATGAAACTACCGATAGGTTTACCAATATCAATAAATCTGTCAATAATCTGGATAAGCTTTTAAATACACTTGAAGCCGCCAAGAAAAACACAGTTAATCGTGGCGGTCAAGGTGATGAATATTATAATAAGATAACAGATTTAATTGCCCAAATTGAGAAATTAAAAAATGAACAAAAGGATCTGACAACCGGCTCTAATAAGGAAATCAACGAATTTCTTGGTAAGGTAACATTAATTTCTGAAGAAGTAGATAATCTCAAGAAAAAAGCTTCTGATTTCAAAGGTATGGATAATATCGCTGGTTCCGCAGAGAAACTCAGCTCTAAATTTGATGATTTAATCTTTAAAATTCAGGATTTTATAGACAAAAACAGTAGGATCAATCAAGACGGTGGTCTTTCTGCCGAGTTTAATAAATTAATGATATCGGTTCAAAATGCTGATAGATCAGCAAAATCATTGAATGAACTTACTGCGAGATTTAATTCTCTGAAATCTGTTGTTATGAGCAAGGGCTTGACTGGAAGATCTTTAGGCGACGAACTTAGCTTTATCGCTTCAAAGATTGGGCTTAAAGCAATGATCGGTGGAGCTACGTATCAAGCATTAAATTATCTTAAACAGATGGTTTCTGTGGTCAAAGAACTCGATACCGGGATGACGAATCTTCAACGTGTAAGTGAAGAGACTGAATCTACATATCAAAAATTTATGACTTCTGCGGCTAATCAAGCTCGTGATCTTGGATCAACTATGCAGCAGGTAATTGATGCAACTACTGGTTTTAGCCGTTTGGGCTACAACCTCAAAGAAGCTTCTGAGTTGGCTAACAATGCTTTAATGTATTCAAATGTAGGAGATTTGGATATCAATACCGCAACAGATGACATAGTATCATCAATGAAAGCATTCAATATTACCGCTGAGGATAGTATTAAGATCGTTGATACATTTAATACTTTAGGTAACAAATATGCTCTTGCTTCTGCGGATGTAGGACAGGGCTTAAGAGAATCAGCATCGGCATTAGCAACGGCAAACAATACAATGGAAGAATCAGCAGCGATGATTACAGCCATAACAGAAATTACACAGGACAGTGCAAGTGCGGGCAATGCCTTGAAAACTTTGTCAATGAGGCTTCGTGGAGCATCTTCATCTCTTGAGGCAGCAGGCGAAGATACTGACGGAATGTGTAATTCTGTTTCTAAATTGCGAGAAAAAATCAAAGGACTTGCTGGTGTAGATATCATGCTTGATGAAGACACGTTTAAATCAACATATCAAATTATGGGTGAAATAGCCGATAAGTGGGCTGATATGAGTGATATTAACCGTGCAAGTTTACTTGAAACTATCGCAGGCAAGACAAGAGCAAATCAGGTTTCAGCTTTGCTGAATAACTGGACTACTGCGTCTTCAGCTCTGGTAGATTCTTTAAATTCAGCAGGATCCGCATTAGATGAAAACGCAACATATGTAGATTCTATTGAGGGTCGCATAGCACAACTCAAAGCATCATACCAGAAATTAAGCAACGATGTCATTGATTCTGGTCTTATAAAATTCTTTGTCTCCACGGGAGACGCAATCGTAAGAGCTACCGATTCACTTCTGTCATTTAGTCAGATATTCGAAAAAATTGCTCCAGATAGCAGCTGGGCGGAATATTTCGATGAGATCAAAGCTCTTCCCACTATAATTACAGCTATCAGTGCCGGACTTTCAATAAAGAATAAGGGCCAAAAGGCTGATGGCATTTTAGGTATTAATATGCCCTTTGTTCAGGTAACTGAGCAAATGCACAAACCGGAAAATTGCTGGAAATCACTAACGCCGTTCTACCAAAGCGCAGCTTGAAAAGGCATTCGTCATGGTGAGGAAACTCAGAAAAAACAGAACGGCTCCCCTATGCCAAAAGCTAACGGGGTTAATAATGTGAAATCAGCAGCCAAACCGCTAAGTCCATAAGGATAAAAATTGAAGGGTGAGACCTTCTGCGGTCGGTTCAGAGACTGTAAGTCGGTTGGCAAGTAATCTGTTCGTTGGATACTTGTCTGAGAGACAGTCCAATCTCGTTCGCAAGAACGTCCATGCTCAAGTGTAAAGACACTTTCAGAAGTAGTATGGAGTTATCAACGTTATCTATCAACGTAAAAGATAGAGAAATGTCTTGACATTTTACCTTAAATATGTTAATTTCGTAGAAATCACTCCAAGAAAGGAAAATATAATATGATTGAAAAAGATAATATGGTTATTAACGAGAAACCATTAAAGATTATCATTGAAACCAACCCTGATATTACAAATTATGAGACACCATTTTCCATTACTGTCAATGGTAAACATTTGGAAAACGTGAAACGCTTTTATCTTGATTGGGATAAAGAAAAGTTAAATGAAATAGTTAAGAATGGTGGAAGTACAATAATTTACCCACATCCCTTTAACTTCGGTGTAGAATATTCGTGGGATATTGAAAATGAGAATTTTTCAATGGTGCAAGAAGAGTAATCTTTACCATTGATATTTACAATCATCATATTATTTGATATGTGTTATATCATTTTATAATATTAATAAAAGAAAGGAATTAATCAATGAGTAAAAAAAGAGTCGTATTGACGAAAGAAAACAGTAATTATATTACAGCCATATCTCCACCAACTCCAGATCCAATAAAGATTGTGGAATTTGAAAAAAAGGAAATCAATCTACGAGAGATTTTAATAATTGCTATTACTTCATTTATTATTGGATTTATCCTTTTAAAAATTATCTTCCTTTTTCTGTATTTAAGGTGGTGATAAAATGATTACAGAATAATTTCTTCTTCATAACAGGCAAATCCTTGATATGCCTATGGATATAATAAATTTATTTCACGACAATAATATAACCTACGGTGAAGCCGAAACAATTATAGATGTTGTGCGTGGTATGGTAAAAGATAAACAATGTAAGAACAATGTTATTCTATCTGCCAACAAAATAGATTGGGACAACATTTAAACATCTATAAGTTTCAGCGGTGTTTGATTTTATTATATTTCAGGGTAATGGATCCAATGGCTACTTTTTCGGCATTGATCTTGTATTCACGAATAAATTGCAAATCCGATTTCCATTTATGAATGGCAACGCTCATATTACTCTTTCCGGAAGCCATATTGATGCAATAATCTAAATGGGAAATAATTTCACTCTTAGAACACACACCATTTTTAAGTATGTTAAGTAGAATATTTCTACGATCTATCGATGAAAGTCCATTCCCAGCTCGTACATTATATCCATATGAATGAAGTACTGATTCGGTGGAATTAGAGTCGTATATATTATAACCTTTATTATATATTTTACCAGTGATTTGGTCCCTGACTTCACAAATTGGAGACCCGTTAATTTTGATATAATCGGATGTAAGCATAATATATTTATTACACTGCTTACAATAGCCAATATTAATTTCAAGATTCTTGCATTGATCGTTGTGATACACGGGTAATATTCCAATGTAATCAACAATCGTGTGATTAAATTCTGAGCATTTTTTCGAAGTGCTTAACACAATTACATCAACAACGGATATCTTCTTTTTTTGCATTGATAGACTTGGCGAAGATTCGATCTTTTTCTGAGAAGATTTTGTTGAATCAATAAAATCGCTGTGATAGGCAAACTTGTAATTTTCTATCAATGTTGATTTGAAAATATGCCTTTTCTGTTCGCATTCTGTGCATTGTATATCTACTTCGTATGATTCAACACTTATTACCCTATAGAAATGATGATTACAGATGGATTTATTTTTTGAATAGAATACATCTCCGAGTTTAACATCAATCTCTGGGGTAGATTCTATAGGCTCTGAGTCCTTGGAAACTTTCTGTGTTGTTATTTCTAACTTGTTAGAATCTGCTTTAATTTTATGAAAATTATCTATCCATTCAGGCAAGGTATTTTTTATTTTTAAGTTAGCGTTAAGACAAATCTTTGCGCTTAATAAATCATTTTGAGATTTTGAACTAAAAATACGAGCTGTTCGTCCTTTATATTTAAAGGTGATTCGATTTGAATCGTCTACATTGTGTCGAAAATTATATCGCAATGTTTTATCAGGGAAAAAATGATAACTAATTCCACGAATTCCATTAAGTGAAAAATGTGTTTTACAATCGCAAGATGTTTTTTTAAGTTCGTTTATAATCGCAACGAAATCAGGCACAAAGGTATATTTGACTGAGATAAAATTAAAATTTTCTTTTTCGCATTTAGAACATTTATACATAGTGTAAAAAAGAATAATACCGTTGTTGTATATTGGTGCAATATGCAGATCCCACTTATTTTCATTTAGAAATATAGGAATTTCTGGAAATATTTCATCTGTTTCATTAGATTGTGCGAACATACACTCTTGATCGTTGACGTAAGAAGCTGTCATTTCTTTAAGGAAACTATTGACAAACATAATGTTTTTCCGATTTTCATCAGTCGATCTAAATGCGTGAATATGCTCATAGATCTGCACAATATTTTCATATAGCACATTCGTTTCCTTTACGCATAAAAAAGTACATATCTGTTTAAATAGTTCTTTTGAAGGAGCTTTAAAAAAATTTTTAATTTGTTTTATAATTTCATAAGCGTTTAAATCTTCAAAATATCCCAAACGTTTGAATTTTGCTTCATAAATAGAGGTTACTTTTTTAACACGATTTCCTTCTTCATCTGTGATAAATATGTTCATTGGTAATAAAATAAAATCAGATATAGGAATAGGAGTAATATTTAATGAATTAAATTTGAAATCATTACTTGAATTCATAACGGTTCTCTCCTTTTCCGAATCACTACCACTTATATCCGCAATCCTTACAGTGCATAGTCTTACCCAAGTTACTACTAAACAATCCAACCAAAGCAAAACCAATAGCTTTTTGAGCTGTGGATATTTTTTCTACATTCGTACTTCCACAGGTAGGGCATTTGGGAACAGACGTGCCCTTTTTCTGCTCGGCAATCTGACTGCGCTGTAATTCTAAGTGGCGCATTTCGATAGCGTGTTCGTCTCTCAGACGGCGCTTGTAGAGCTTTTCGGAGAACTCAGGGTTTCCGTAGAGAGCATCGGAATTAGCATGACCGTCTGCATCTTCTTTGCTCGACCAGCTATCATTACGAGGTGCTTCAAATGTATAAGTGATCAAATGTTCATAACGACAATAAATACATCTTTTATAAGCACCTAAAGAATGATACTTTAAACACCTTGGGCATATTTGATATTCTGCTTTAAATATTTCCATATTATCCCCTCCCATTATAAATCATAACACTGAAGAGGCTTTTTGTCAACACTTTAAGTAAAATAATTTCTCACAATTATTTTACTATGATAACAGATTGAATATATTCCAACCTGCTTCGGTTATTAAGCAATTAAAAGAACGATGGAAAAATAAAGATAATATATTTGATATTATTCTTGATGAAAAAGAGATCAAAACTAAACTTGACAAAGCTAAGGAGAAAATTAAAGACTTTTCTTCTGACTCATATAAATATTGGAAAAGCATTGCAGAAGGCACAAACGAAGCAACTGATTCCGTAAACGCTTACCTTGCAACATGCGTTGCCGGCAACAAGGCAGTTTCCGAAGAAGGATATCAAAAATATATTGGCTCTACCTATATTGATTATGCTCAGAACAATACCAATATTCAAAAGATATTTGACCGCTATATTGAGCTTAAGGGTAAAATAGACGATGCGCAGGCAGTTCTGAAAGAATCAGAAAATAATCTGGGGCTGTTTAAGCCGTCTCTCGATAACAATGCCTACGAACAGGCTAAGAAGGCTGTAGAAGATAATAAAAAAACCGTTGAGAGTGCCCAGAAAGCATATCGTGAGTTCGATAATTCTATACGAACCGTAAATACCGGCATAGCAGATTTTGCGCAAAAACAAACACTCGGTGCCAAGTCCGGTAAAATCTATGAACATCAGGCTCGTGCTACCGCTGCCGCCAAAACAGTAGAGGCAGCGGCTATGACAGCTGCAAATATTGCTCTATCGTTTGGAATCAGTTTGATTGTTCAGGCGGGAATTTCTGCGCTTGCTGCGTGGATAAACTCTGAGAAAGACGCAATCAAAAAGGCAAACGAACTTGCTGATGCTTTTAATACTGAAAATGATTCCATCAATGACAACATAGATAAAATAAAAGAACTCAAAGATGCTATAGAGTCTGGGACTTTAACCGATTCAGAAGCTTATGATAAGAAAAAAGACCTTCTGGAAATTCAGAATGATTTATATGACACCTACGGAGAAGAAGCTGCAGGAATTGATCTTGTTAATGGTAAGCGTGACGAAGAAATTGCTAAGCTTAGAGAAATCCAAAAGCTTAAAGCTCAGGAAATGTTAAATAACGGAGGATACGCAGGAGAAGAAGCTGCTGAGAAATATCTTACACAGACAAATACAACCGGCTGGAATGCACCTCTATCAAAGGGTGCAATGTCAAAATTTTCTCTTGCAGGTTTTACAGAAGCATTTTCTACAAATTCAGACGTAAAGAAAGAATTACGTCAAGAAGCTGAGAAACTTGGCGGACAGCGTGATCTAATAACTCGAACTACAACATTTAATGATGTTACATATGAAGAAATGATTGAAATTTATGATTCATTGATTCAATACATCAACGATAACTTCGAGGCCAATGATAAAGAAGCTGCCAAGTGGAGAAATAAACTTTCAGAACGCAGACGAGGTTTAGCAGAATCCGAAGATTATAAATCAAGCAAAGAAGTTTATGAGAGTAGTGCAAAAGAGCGAATTATCGCAAATGATGATGCCTACAATTATTATCTCAAAATTCAGCAAGCCATCGATGATTACAATGAAGCTGTTGTCTCCGGTGATACTGATGAAATAAATAAGGAAATTGAAAGCTTAAGTAAATTAAAAGATGGAATTTTAGACATCGAAGAAGCTGCAAATCATCAGAATGTTGCCGATTATTTCAACGAGATGTTTAGCGCATTTGACCAAGATATATCTGAACGAAAACTTCGGGATGCGATTACTGCCGGCATTAGCAATAACGGAAAGTGGGGAACTATATCTGAAGCATTTAATGGTAAGACAGACGTAGAAGCAAAAGCTTACCTAAACAATGCTGAAAATGGTCTTACTGACTTTTTAGCTGTCGCACAAGAGACATACGGTACTACGATAGATGGTATCATTTCGGCATTTGCAGATCTCGGTATTATTGAATCTACAACAGCCAGCGACACTGACGCTGTAACCAAATCGTTCTCTGTACTTGTAGAGCAAATGGATACTACAAGAGACAAAGTTGATAAATTCGATACAGCTATGTCAAAAATGATGACCGGCGAAACGATGGATAACAGCGAAATAAATGAAATACTCTCACTTTCTCCTGATCTTTTAAGTTCAGTTGAAAAAACAGCCAATGGATATGTTATAGCATATGATAAAATGGCTGAGGCAAGAGAAAAGTTTGTTTCTTCCGAAAGAAAAGATATTTCAGATGAAATAAAGGCAAACAAAAAAGAAGAAACAAAAATCAAAGAAGAAATAGCTGAACTTCAAAATAATTTATATACAACTGATGATCCCGAGAAAATGTTGACATTCTGGGAAAGCAAACTTAGTAAATACACTTCTTTAAACGATGAAGTAGGCATAAAACAAGCTACCGAGAATATTGATAAATATGAAAAGATCATCGAACAGAATGAGCAAATCAACGCTAAGATTGACGACAGAAAAAATAAAATCAAAGATATAAATGCCGAAACAGCTCAATACCAATTCTTGCTCGAACAACTGGAAAACTCTACTCAGAACTGGGTGTCTATACTTGATAGTGCGGCAAATAAATTTGAGACTATAACAAGTAAAATACTTGAAATGCGTAATCAAATGGCTGCATATAACGAACTTGATCTAACTACCGCCCTTGATTTTATGCAGCAAGTTCCTGATTGGCAGAAGTATCTCAGTGTTAATAACGGGAAAATAGTATTAAACGATCTGGATAACGCTACTCTATCTGAAATGATAAAGAAAACCAGCGGACTGGACAATGCGTATAAAGCACTGAAAAACACTACTGATAAGCTTTCATCTGCTCAAGAAGTATTCGAGACAAAACTTAAAGCCCTTAAAGAAAAGCTTGGCGGAGCAAATAGTGAAGGAAAAAACTCTGCTCAGATTCTTTCTGATATGCAAGCGAGTGGAAAATATACAACAAAACAACTTGAAGAAGCCGCTATGCGAATGGGCAAATTTGAAAATGGAATAAATGCCACAGGAGATGCTATAGAAGATAGTAAAGAAGAATTGACGTTCTTAGATGAGATTTTAAAATCCATTATTGAATCGTTCAAATCTTCTGATGCTGTTAATAAGTTCAATAAGACGGTAAAGGATCTCAAACATCAATTAGCTACGGGTGAAATAAACCAAGAAACATATGACCAAGGTTTTGCAGCGGCTGTCACCACTTTAAAGAATACAGCAGCATCTAATGATTCAGAAGCTCAAGATCTGATCGACAGTGGCGAAGAGGAAATATATAATGCTAAGCTCACTCGGCTTCAGGAAAACTTTGATGACGCAAAACTTATCATTGACAATGCTCGTGAAGACCTGCAGATAAGTGCCCTTGAATATCAAAAGCAATTTGCTGCTCTCAATGAACAGTATTACGCTCCGGGTACAAAGATTGGCAATACAGAAGATGGTAAGAAACAGTATGAAGCTAATCTTCGTGAAATTGAAAAGCTCGCAGGAGACGCATTCAGTGACATTACTTCCAGAATTCAAAGCTCTATTGATTTTGGTAAAATAATCGATCCAAGCATCATTGATGATATCAAAGAAGTATTTGAAGGTCAAGAACTTCCCAATGCAGTTGCTCAATCAATTCAAAAGGGCATAGAAACAGGCACATGGGATGCTACTGATTTAGCAGCTATGGCTCCCTATCTCTCGGAAGCCCTGCTTGGCAATTCTAAACAGTTGACCGGCGCACTTCAAGATGCTCTTGAACAACAGAAGAGTTACGTAACATCGGCATTTGAGTACGAAAAAGAGCAGCTCGACAATCAGCTTGAAGCCGGACTTATCTCATCTGACGACTATATTGACGAATACACTAAGCTCTGGGAAAAGTATTACAAGGACAAGAAAGAATTTGCAAAGGAAGATTTGCAGACACAAAAAGACATCCTTGAAGCCTACAAGAGTGAAATTCAGAAACAGATAGACGGCTTAGACGCAATGTCCGAGTTGCAGACCCAGCCTTATCAGGACGAGATCGACGCATTGAACGATGTCCAAGACGAATACGACAAGATGATGGACAAGCGCATCAAGGCTCTGAACAAGGAAAAAGAGAAGCTCGAAGAGCAGAACAAAGAACGTGAAAAGGCAAACGACATACAAGACAAGTATCTTGCGATGCAAAAAGCAAGTGTTAAAAAGTATATCGTACTGACCAATCACGGCTGGGAAGCTCAGGCAGACAGTGAAGAGTATGAACAGGCTAAAAAGGAATACGAGGACGCAAAGCAGGACTCCGTAACAGATGCTATTGAAAAGCAGATCGACGCCCTTGAAAAAGAAAAAGAAGCCCGTGACGAGTCTATCCAGACCGAGATCGAGGAACGTGAAAAACAAATCAAGCAAATCGAGACGCCTATCAACAATCTGACAAGGGTTCTGACGGCGCTCTTAGCACAGCAATACAATCTTGATCCTGACTTTATAGCCCAGCTTTTGTCCAGCGCCGATGGTACAACAGCGCTCGAAGCTTTGAACAAGAAGATGTCTTTCAGTCAATCTCAGGCTTCCGCTGCCGGCGTAGATGTTCCCGACGACACGCTTACCACTTCCGATGCTCAAAGAATGGTCGATGAATTGGCGGAAGAGAACAACCGTACTACGGAAGAGGCTGCCAAGAACATTGGGCTTGACCTGAACAGCAGTAATTCTACAGCTGCAGAGACCACTAAATCGAGCAATGCCGCTGCGCCTCAAAGTGACGAGGTGACAAAACTCATTGCTGAGTGGAATGCGTTCTATGCAGAGCTTCAAAAGGTTCCTTCCAACTATGGCGAAAAGGGACACGAGGGCAATGTAGATATTAACCACAGGACATCGGTTGTACATGATACCGAGGGTAATTACGGTACTATTTACGGCTCGACATTGACATACAGCGATCTCGCTGACTTGTTCGAGCAATATCTTGTCAGTCAAGAAAAGCAAGGCAAAATAATAAGCGAGGACATCTGGGCTATTTCCGAAAGCCTCTGGCAAAAGGCTGACCAGCACCCCGATGGAGCGTTTAATGTATCTCCCTTTAAGCCCGACGGAAAATCCGTAGTTGATCTTAACAGCGAAACCTATGAGGACGACCTGTATAATTATCTCATAAGCCAGTTGGCTAAGGGTATCAAGCTTGAGAATATGGATATCTTCATGGGCGGCGACTATACAACCGTTGACGAAGCGGACGCTGCTGCTCAGAAGGCTCACGAGGACAGCGCTGAACTCTACAAAAAGGGTGCGGAGATACTTACTCAGCTCTTATTGCAGGGCTATGACATCAACCAGCTCCAAGGTGCGGCTTATGATGGCGAGGCAATAAAAACGAACACCCAAGCTACCGAAGCTCTCACGGAAGAGATGAAAAAGTCTAACGACAATGCCGAAAAGCAAAATGCCGATAGTAAGAGCGACGACAATAAAGCTAAGGGCAATACTGTCGGAGGATATAACCTCGTTGCCGACCCCAAGACGGGTAAGATTACAAAGAAGCTTGTCACGATCAACGGCGAGCCTGTTGAGGGTCTGGGTCACAAAGTCAATGCAACCACAAAGGCTGAACATGATAAGCATAAGTCTGACTATCAAAAGGCGCTTGAAAGCGGAACATTTACCGGCTCTTTCGCAGACTACATGAGGCAGCAAAGGGCTCGCAAAAAGGGTATCGTTCCTATAACCGAGGCAACCGGCGGAGAAGCTAAAATTGTTGCCCAGGCAATTCAGGCGTTTACGAGAAGCGCTGATATTCCTATCAACTCGAATATCAAGACCAATCAGATTATCGAGCCTGCCGATGTGGTTCAGGTCAACACTCAGCCTGCGTTTAACTGTACGATAAACATTGAGGGCAACGCTGACCAAAAGACAATATCCGCTATCGAAAACAAGCTGGACGAGCGCTTTATCGAATACACCGATGCTTTAAACAAGTCAATCACTCTGGCTTATAACAAGCAAAGGGGCAAACGCTAATTTTACAAAGGGAGCTCTTTATGGGCTCCCCTATTTCTGTCTGCGAGACTGCATGAGGTCAAGTAGGCACTTATGATAAGAAAGGAATGTATTTATGAAGAAGGATTTGAGCAATCGAATTAGTGCGTTAGGCACAAACATTATACAAAAACCTAATTCTTTGTCTGCCGATTCACTCAAAAAGGCAGGCTATGACAAGACTCTCATCGGTTTTGTTTCAGATCAGCAAACCAAAGATGACGGCACAGTTCAGTGGGAAATCCAGACCGAGGGCGCCGCTTATATGATAGATGCAAAGAAAAGCAATATTACGACTGTGGGTCAGAGGGTAAGGCTGTATCTGCCGAATCATGACTATAGGAATAAGTATGCAGAGGTTATAACCGACTATGAATTTGATCACCCATCGAAAGCGGTATATGATGCCGAAAAATGCACAGTAACGGAGACTTGGCTGCTTTCCGACAAGACAGAAGAGACAAGGGTATTTACTTTGACTGTCAAGGATAAGGGTAGTTCATCGGAAGAAGTCACGGCAATTACTTTCCCCGATGGCAGTGTTATGAGCTTGGAGGGATTCTGATGGACGTTAAAGAGACTTTGACAAGATGGGCAAGAGCTTACACTGAACCGAGTTTGTTTTATGTACTTGTGAAAAAAGATGAATTACGTTATGCTACTGTAACTATATATTTTACTGAATATTTCATCAGTAATAATATAGAAATGGAACACACTATCACAAATAATTATCGGACTTCAAGTATAGTAGGAGCTATTTTTTCTGTTGATGGCACATTTATTGAACGTGTCACCATTCCATCAAATTCTTGTTGTTATGTTATGAATACCAAACTTAAAATAGAAGATACATATATATTTAAAGAAGCGATATCTCCCAAGGGATGTTTATTAGCAGAAAATACTGTTTTCAGAATAAATAATATCCACAGTTATGATAATAACATATTTTATGGCTCTACACACATAAAACACAAAATGAACGGATTTAAGGTTTTACCAACATTAGAAGGAAGCGTCGATCACAACACTGATATTAAACGAAATATTGAGACAAATAGCACCGTTGTAAAGGAAGAACACACAATAGAAAAAAGATATAATATATACTATAATTTTTATAGTCTTTATGACAATAGCTTAATACGAAAAATTGAAGATGCGTTTTTTGTAGGAGCATTGTGTTTCAATACGAGTCATACTTATAACGGTTTAGGATATTATTTTCCCTGTATGGGTGAAGGTAATAATATATATTGGCTTTATACTCAAAATTCTACAGATGATTTAAATGCGTTTGGTAAATTTGAATATATTCAAAGTTCTGGTTATGATAAATATTATAGATGTCTTGTTGAATTATTTTTTAAGCACTCATCAGACTCACCCAGATTATCGAACGTTTATTGGGGAGCTTCAGCAGATGATAGCTTGAGCTGTCAATATAAATTTCTTCAATCTTTGGTTAGAATAGAGGATTGTGCTACTGGTTTATATCGAGACGATACCGTTCTCAATAATAGTGACTCTTTAAAATTTGTAACAAGTTTAACAGAAGAAAAAATGATGAATATTTATCAATTTGCATTGGAAAACGTCTCGCCTCAAATAATTAATAATTATAACAAAACTGGGTACGTACTCTATCGTCGTGTTGTGTGGATAGGCGAAGATGGTACATATTCAAATAACGGTGCAGATGTTAATTATTATCACTCTATTTCTGTAGATATAGTAGGAGGAACGCCGAAATACGCAAACACAAAACACATTCCAAATAAAATTATGTTTTCAGATTCCAAGACTATAAGTAACGATGATTTATTCGCTATCACAGATTGGATTGATGGCTCTTCTCTTACGTATCAACGATATTTTTTAACAGATTACAAAGAAGATACATCAATTTATTTTCATGGTATTGATGGTATATCATCTTATGAAGAAATAAAAAATAATCCATTGATTGAAGTGAATAGTAACACATTTCAAGTATTTACACAAGAATTTGTTGATGAAAAATTGCTTACGGAAATTAACTTAAATAAAAAGGACGGTGAATAAAAATGTCAGAAACCCTATGGGGAATAAAAATATGGGACTCGACAGGTATATACTACTATACCGAAGTCGATACCTCTCAGGATATACAACATAATCGCCCCACTGAGTCTCAGGTGGGCTTATATAACAAATACCCTTTCCATACGCACAATGGAGAGGGCTTTTATTTTAGCGGCAGCTGCTCGGGTAATTTCTCAGACAACCAGTCGGGAGAATGTTACGAGGATTATAACTTCGACTACCGTATTGACGAGAACGGAAACTACATATATAACACGGTATATCTCGTTGGTTTTATGAAATGGCTGCACAATGACCATATCAAGTATCTTCAGCTTTCAGAAAATTTCGTAATTCCCGTAGGCATTCTCGGTGAGGTATCGACTTCAACAGAACACACTATAGACGATGGCTACACTTGCAAGGTATCATTCAACTGGGAGCAGCTTGACGATGATTATTCGCTCATTGACAGTTCCGTAAAATATTGTCCCAAGTGCAACAGTATAACCGCCCCGACAGCGGTTTACTGCCAGAAATGCGGAACCAAGGTAGGTGGCACATAATGGCTGTAAGTGACTACATACCTGCCGGAAAGTACGATATTGCTCAGCCAATACATGAGGGATATCTGACCAAAATCCTGTATCCTCACGCTGTAACGGTCAAGCTTAAAGTTGAGATCTGTACTTACACGCCTTATGTGGTGCAGCCATTGAGAGATATCTCGGACAGCGTTCTTGACTTTAACTACGACTGCGACTGCGAGTCCAATCCTCGGCAGACCGCAAGCATTACTGTTAAAGTCGATAAGGATGACCAGCATTGGTTCATGCGCCGTGAAAACAAGAGCCGTGAATGGTTCGATGGTAACGCTACTCGTTCTATAACGTGGCAGCCGCTTTTATACAAGATATCAAAACAATATTTCGTAGAGAACGACCGCAGCAATCCGCAGAAAGTGAGCTTCGGGTATTTCGTACCAACAGACGATAGTTACACGTATGATTCCACTACAGGAACTATTCAGATAAATCTGTCGGGCATGACTATAAGCTTCACGAAGGAATACGGCGGCGGTATTACGATGGAGCGAGAAGGTAAGACATTTATTGACCCTAAAACGCATGAATATACAACAGTGGTGCTCCCCCGCTGTTACAAAATTCCTGCGGAGCAAAGCATTGACAACAAGCTGTTCTATAAGATCGCTATGGGTTCTTACACAAATGAAGAGCCTAATCTCAGAAGTGAGTCAATGCCCGTACCTGTAACATATGCCTCGGTTGAAGGTCAGCAGCTTTATGATATCCCCTACGACCTTGAGTTTGATGCAGACATTTGTGTCCAAGATGTATTTGATAAAGTCCTTGAAATAGCATATCCTGCGAGCAAGGGCAATCTGTGGATAGATGAAAACAGGACGCTGAGAGTTAAGCCGAAGCCCACTATACGTGGCGACCTCGTTATGTACTGGCGTGATTACAAGGACATTGTTATCAGCGAGAACATCAGCTATAATGATTCAGGATTCTATAACATCACTGAGGTTTACGGCAAGGACAATATCTATGCGGTATGCGAGCAACATCACCTTGATATGGGTTTATATCCCAGAAAGCAAGTTATTACTGATGACACGCTCCAGACAGAAGAACTTTGCCAGAAGAAAGCTAACTGGGAAAACTACAAGGCTCGCTATGGTCGCATGAGCATTTCTGTAAGTCTTCAGGACAGGTACATGGCTGCATTCCGATATCCATCGCTCGCTGTTGGCAGGACTATTGAATACACGACCATTGACGGCGATACTAATTTGTACTATATAAATAAGATATCAAACGGTTCTAACAACTGGACTATTGAGCTGACATTGTTTAAGCCACTGTATGAAGTTGATGACGACCGAATCAAGCAGACGCTGGCCATACCCGTGATATTTAATCATGAGATAATCAACGATGATTACAACTTTAAGATCAGGCTTTACGTCAAAGGTGCAGACATCGGGCTGGGTGTTGCCAAAATTTATGACGGCGAGGGTGGCTCTTTCGTCGGGGAAAGTGCAAACACTTTGGGCACATATAAGCTAAACTGGGGCAATGTCGGTGCATACAAAATCGTGGATATACCTATCACGCAGAATGGAAGGTACAGATTTGCTGCGGCGCTGTACAGTCCATTCTATGAAGACTCAGGACTGAGCGATTGGTATTATATCACGGTGGATGAAGTGACTACTCGTCCAATAACCGAAGATCCCGATCCTTATCCTCATCCCAATATGTTTGAGCCTGATGGACCCCACGATCCATATCTGCTTACAAACGATAACAAGCATCTTATTACAGATAACAACAAGCATGTTTCGCTATAAGGAAGGTGATTAAATGGCGAATGATATAAAAACCACGGCGCTGCCAAAAGTAACGGCGCTGTCGGGTTCCGATGATATTATAGTTAATGCTTCGGGCAAGACATCTCGTATCAGTCTCGACAGTTTTACCGCCAAGATATCAAGCTGGGATTCGATTGCAGACAAGCCTTTCGGCACGATAGACGGCAGTTATTTCAAGGTAAATGTAAATTCAGGCAGTTCCATGCTGTCATTATCGGACGAACTGGTACAGAATATATCTGATATTCAGAAAGCAGAGACAGAAACGAGGGCAAATGTTGCGGAGCTTCAGACCGCATCACACACCCATGCAAATATGCAAGTTATTGAGTTATTCGGTACGAATAGCGAAGGAAAATTAACATGGGAAGACACGGTAGTGGGCAGCGATTATACTCTCCCAGCAGCGACTACATCTGCTCTGGGTGGAGTTAAACCTGACGGCAGTACAATAACTGTTGACGAAGATGGTACTATCCACGGAGCAACAACTTACACGCTTCCAACAGCAAGCACTACAGTCCTTGGCGGTGTTAAAGTCGATGGAACAACTATTACTATCGACAGTAACGGCGTTATAAAGGGCAGCGAAGCGCAGCCTTATACGTTGCCTGTAGCAACCACTACGATTTTGGGCGGTGTTAAGCCAGACGGTGAGACCATTAAGGTCAGCTCGGAGGGTGTAATCACGTGTATTAACGATAGTGCTATCCCAAGCTGGGTCGCAAATACAGCGTATGTTGTTGATAATTTAGTTGTTTACGGCACAATTATTTATCAATGTACCGAAGCTCACACATCAGGAACAGAGTTTGATGCTACTCATTGGACTGCTTTGACAGGTCAGCAGGGTGAAAAGGGAGACAAGGGCACCGATGGTGTCTCCCCTACTGCCAAAGTTACACAGACCGACCTTGGAGCTACCATAACTGTGACTGATGCTAATGGCACTACGACCGCAAATGTATCCAACGGTACATCTGCTATGTTGTCGGTATCGCAGACGGAAACGGGCTGCACGGTAACTGCGACTGATGGCTCGGGAACCACGAGCGCTACTATCACCAATGGTACAAACGGTACTAATGGAGATGACGGAAAATCGGCGTATGAACTGGCGGTAGCAAAGGGTTATACAGGCAGTGAAGCTGACTGGTTATTATCACTGAAAGCACCTGTACCGTCTATCGACTCAGACACAAAACACTGGCTAATTGGAGAAGAAGACACAAATGTAATTGCCGAGGGCAAGGTCGATATCAATACTGACTGTGCTGTTTTATACGCAACGCTTCCTGCATCCGGCTGGAGTAATACTGCTCCTTATACGCAGACTGTAACAGTAACATCTATCAGTGCAGACAATATGCCTATTGTGGACTTGAAATATTCCGACACAGAGGATAACTGGGACAGTGAGGAAAAGGCATTTGCCTGCCTGACTAAGATAACAACTGCTAATGGCAGCATCACGACAGTTTGCCGCAAAGAAAAGCCGACTGTGGATTTTACCATACAGATGAGGGTATCAGGTGATGTATCGGGTATCAATTTCGCTTCTAAGAGCGATCTGGAAGCTATAAAGACCAAGATATCTCAAAGTATTACGCTGAGTGCTGCAAGCTGGGACAGTGAGACTAAGACCAACACAGTATCTGCAACAGTGGATACGAGCAGGCTAAACACGCCTATTCCTGACGCTGCGTCTCTCAAAGCGTATGCCGAAAATGGTGTTTATTTATCGGCGGAGACTGATACAGCGTTTGTATTTTCTTGCAGTGAGATACCTACGGAGGATATTACAGTTAAGATAAAAAGTGAGGTAATCGCATGATAGGAAATAATACATATGGCGGTGGCGGTGGAAAGCAAAAAGGTATATACCCCATTGACAGTTCAGGATTGCCTACAGGTGATGTTATTGTACCTGATGGGGTGACAAGTCTTAATCCAAACATTTTTTACAACAATAAAAACATCACAAGTGTAAAATTGCCTACAACCTGCGTAAAATTTGATGGGTCGTGTTTTTCTGGTTGTACTAAACTAAAATCAGTCAATATACCGGATGGTATGCCAAGCATACCGAGTAATTGTTTTTATAATACAGCTGCTCTATCTACGGTTTATATCCCTGCAAGTGTTACATCTATAGGTGATAGTGCTTTTAATTATGCTGGCGTTTCTAATATCACACTTGCAGAAGGAACGAAGATGTCGTTAGGTTCAAGTTGTTTTTCCCGAACAAGTGTTACTAATGAAGATGTGACAAATATACTCAATCATGCCGGCTCTTTAAGTAGTTATGTGTTTGATTATACCACCACAATTACAGAGATAGTAATTCCAAAATGCTGGTTTGGTATGTTCGGTAATTGTACGAACTTAAAGAAAGTAACTTTGACTGGAGCTACAAAATCCAGCAGTGAAACATTATATCATTTTGGACAAAATGCTTTTCAGAATTGCACTGCATTGGAAGAATTTATCTTTGACATACCAGAGGATAAACAACAGGTTCAAAAAATAGCGTATGGAGCGTTTAATTCGTGTACAAAATTATCTTCTTTTACTATTCCTAACACGGTGCAAGAAATCGGCGATTATGCTTTTTCGGGATGTACCTCTCTAACAACTTTAAACATTCCAAGTAGTGTAACTAAAATTGATATATACGCTTTTAGACAAAGTGGGGCATTAAGTAATTTAACTATTGACGATAATGCGTTTTACTCTCTTGGAGGTTATTGCTTTAGCGATAATAAAAACATTACGTCTGGAGAGTTAGTAAAAAAAATACTTACTCACGCTACTACTCTTGGAACTAATATTTTCCAAAGTTGCAGTTCACTTCCAGCAGAATTGGAAGTGCCTAAAATTTCAACAGGAACTTTTTATAGCTGCACTTCTCTTGTAAAAGTGAATGTAACAGGTTATCTTGATACACTTAGTATGGGAAATGAAGTATTTAAAGGATGTTCAAAGCTGGAGGAAGTCACTTTGGCAGAAGGCGTAACTACAATAGGTGTGCAAGTTTTTTATGACTGTAAGGTCTTAAAGAAAGTATATTTACCCTCAAGTATTACAACTGCAACTAATTCAAGCTTGACATCTACAAATAATTCTTATTATGTATTTTATAACTGCACAGCTCTTGAAGACGTTCAGGTTGGCACGGACTGGAACATGAGTCTTCGCCTTAACGTATCCTCTAATCTTACGGTAGAAAGCATGGTTGCTATGTTTAACAACCTGAAGAATCTGACCGATGAAACGGCAAAGACACTTACTCTTGGCAGTACAAACCTTGCAAAGCTTACAGATGAACAAAAAGCTATAGCTACTAATAAAAACTGGACATTAGCGTAAAGGTGGGATAACATGGATTGTTTTATTACACGAAGAGGATATGTAAACAGTGGAGGCAGTTCAAGCAAAGTTACCCCTGAAAAACTGGGTTATGTATCGGGGGCAAATGCCTTTTTTGACGGCAGATGGAACACGCCTTACGGACACGTTTCCGATGGTGCATCGTGGACTGATTTGGTGCATGAAAAGAGTGCCTATCGAGTTTCTATGGGAGACACTGAAGCCAAGGACTACATTGATATAGATTACTACATTAAGCCAGCCGTAGCCAGTGGCGGTATTGTCTTGCCGATAGATATGTCAACTTACAGCAGTTTTACCGTAGAAGCTGTGGTGAAGATTGTTTCTTTGGATAGTTACCAGAGCGATATAATCAATACCTATGCAAGTGACAATTACGGCGGGTTCGGTATTACAGCGGAAAACTCTACAAAAATTACGCTTCAGGCATACTCAGGCGGTTGGAAAAATATGTCTTCGACCTATACTAAAGGTGAAATTGTCTATGTGGCAATGACATTTGACGGTAGCTCGCTGAAGTCCTATATAAATGGAATTTATTTATCTGAAGCAAGCTGTACAAATAAGATAACAAATACTTTATTCCCGTGTCTTGGCGTTAAAGCAGGAGGAAAGAATGAACACGCTGGCGGTCAGAGTTATTACTACAGAGCTGCTATTTATGATAAGGTACTAACAGCTGATGAAATTACTCAGAACTACAACAGGGACGTATATAGGTATGTTAATGGCAATGCGGATGATATTGATGACAGTGGCAGTGGGGATAAACCATCTGCTACAGTTGAAAAATCAACTGTCTCTTTCACTGCAAATATAACTTCCACATCAAAATATACCGTAGAATATAAGACATTGTATGATACCGCTCCTGCCTTTGAATTATACATAAACGATGAGTTAAAAGGTACTTATAGCGCTATAACTAACAATACCGTAGTCATAGATTTGGCAGACCTTGCTTTGTCTATTTCTAAAGCAAAAGTAGTCATTAAATCAACATCTTACTATGTTGGAATTTCACAAGTATATTCCGATGGTTTTATGAGTATGACAGCTGACACAATAACAACTGACGATGGCGATATAACAGCCTCAGCAGATAGTTATCGTTCAGGCTGCAATCCGTATTATGCTTTTGACGGCTCAACGGATACAAGTAGTTACTGGTTGGCAAACACTAAGACTACTCCCACATGGCTACAGATACAATTTCCAACGGCAAAGGTACTGAAAAGTTTCGTTATGTATAAAGCTCATGCACAATATGACGATTGCGTAAAAGCCTTTACTCTGCAAGGGTCTAATGATGGTTCTTCTTATGTTGATTTGGGCAGTTATGTTTTCTCTGAACAACTCATAACAGTATTCAGCAAGACATTTGAAGTCAATAATAGCACTGCCTACACGACTTATAGATTCTACATCACGTCTGCAAATAACTATCCTATGATAAATGAAATATCAATGTTCTTTGATGACGACATCAATATCACTAATGAATTGTCTATTGTTAATATGGGAGATGGCAGTGATAACAATGATAGCGGTCGTGTTTTAATCGGCGGCACTGTTTACACGGGTACGGAATATAATGAGCAGTCCAAACCGATAAGCGGTCTGAAAGATGAGCTGACAGAATATTGCGGTTTCGGCAATGACGGCGATTTTATCCCCTGCAATGCAGACGGCACATTGGGGTTTACCATAACTTCAAGCACTATCCAGCAAAATTATGGAGAGAGCAAAACCAAAGCCGATGAGTCCGACTTAGTATCAACGTACAATGTTATTTTGAAAAATGATAAAATCTTTGCATTTAAACATGGTGAAAAAGAATTTCATATCATTACAAAAGATACAAATGGAAATCCTGTACTGTTTTGGTGCTGGAATAGCCAGTATATTATTACCAATTCATCGGGATCGACAGGATATATGAATTATGTTGCCAGAACCAATGCCTCATACCAGCATTATATTGTACCTATGTGCGATTTCCTTGCAGGAAATAGGATAGACGGATTATATCTTGTAGCTGCATCGCCGTCAACAAGCTACACTGATTATTTTGTCGATTTTGGCGGAGATATTTACCGATTTTTTGGACAGGGTGGACATCAATTTGCGGTGAAGGTGAGTACATAATGAAGAAGCGTAAGATGGAATTTTCTAAGAAATGGCTTATAGGCTGTATTTGCGTTAGTTTATTCTTTACGTTGGCTTCATACGTTCTGGCGTGGTTTGACAAGAACGCCGTGGAAACACTCAGTATAACGATCATAGAGACACTGTGGGGAACTTCCGCAGTGTCCTTTGTATTTTATGCGGGACTTAACGGCGTGAGAGCCTACACGGGCAGTAAGTGGGGTGTTCCAACTGATGAGACGGATAAGGTAATTACAGATGAAGAGCCGGAAGAGATAAACTATTCAAACCGATATGGCACCGATGATATGTCGGTGGAGGATATTTTAAACGAGTACGATAGGCGGTGATTATATGGAACTGATTGCAAAAGGTGCGGATATTTCTAAACACAATGGAAATATTGACTGGAACAAAGTTAAGAAGACTGAGGTTAACTTCGTGATCATCAGAGCAGGATTTGGATTTAATACAGTTGACCCGATGTTCAAGACCTACATTGAAAATGCTATAAAATGCGGGCTTGATATCGGGATATACTGGTTTAGCTATGCAGGAAGTGTGGCTGATGTAAAAAAGGAAGCAGAGTTCTGTCTCAAGACGATATCGCCCTACAGAAAAAGCATAAATTATCCTGTGTTTTTCGACTGGGAGAGCGACAGCTATAATTACGTAAAGAAAACATACGGCATAACTCCTACCAAAAAGCTTGTATCTGATATGGCTGTAGAATTTATGGACACCATCGGACAGGCTGGTTACAAGGTTGGCAACTACAACAGTGTAAGCTACCTGAATACATTTTTCGATGACAGAGTTAAAGAGAACTATGACACTTGGGTGGCTCACGTAAGAGATGCTAATGGCAATCCTTTGGAAAAGACGAGCTACAAGGGTAAGTATACTATGCACCAGTATTCTTGGGTCGGACGACCGAGCGGCTTCCCCTCTAAGACCGACATGGATTACTGTTACAAGGATTATATCGGCAGGGGCACGGCTACAAAAACTGAGACGGTTAAATCGTCAAAGTATGTTGTTCCCGATAATATCACATTTAAAGTACCGACATTTAAGAACGTGATAACGACTTATCCGCTGAAGACTTATGGCGAAATCAAGCTTTCTGACCATTTCAAGGTCAAGGAGTTTACCAGTAAATTCGGCAATAAGGTCTATTCGGATAAAGTCAAGATACATAACAAACTGATTGAAATTCTGGAGGCTCTGTATGCCAAACTGGACTGCTCGATGATTATAGTCAACAGTGGTTACAGGACTGCGGAGCACGACAAAGCGGTCGGTGGCAATGGGTCGGGATATCATGTTCTCGGAAGAGCGGCGGATATTATCTGCTATGACAAAAACAAAAAGATAATCGACGCTAAGACCGTATGCGTAACGCTGGAAGAGATGGGTGGAATATACGGTATAGGGTATATCAACAGTCGAGCTATCCATGTGGATACGAGACCCAAGGCTTCTCAGTGGTATGGCGACGAAACCAAACGTGGAGCGCCCAGTATCACGAAGCTTGGATACAAGTCTTTCCGTGATTATTTCAAGATGTAACAGAAAGGAAGTTTTATTATGACAATCGACATTACAACTATCATTGAGCTGGTCATTACCCTGCTCGGCACAATTATTACCGTCATTGTAATACCTTGGATCAAGACTAAGCTGAACAATGAGCAGTGGAACACTCTTAATGAGTATGCGATCGTATTTGTAAAGGCTGCAGAAATGCTCTTCAATGGAACAAATCTTGGCAAGGATAAGAAGAAGTGGGTAATTGAGAAGCTCACTGCAATCGCAGAGGAGCATCATCTGAAATTCTCGGCGGATGCAATAGAAGCTGCTATTGAAAATGCGGTCAAGAATATGAACGACATACTGGAGATCACGGACTATAAGCCTGAAATCTCGGAATGAGGTGGGTTATGTCTGTTGAATTTAATGAGAATTATCTCACAGCACTTACTCAGGTTGATGAGAGAAGCAAGAGCAACTCGCATCGTCTGGACGAAGCGGAGGCTGATATTCGAGACCTTAAAGAAAAGAATACCGCCTTGATCGAGATGTCTGCGAGTATAAAAAATCTCTCAGAAGGTATAGTTGATATCAAAGCCGATGTTAAGGACATAAAAGTAGAACAGGGAGCATTAAAGAATGAAGTTTCTGACTTAAAGAATGCTCCCGATAAAGTTCAAGCCACATGGTTCAAAGACATTGGCAAACTTATAGTCACTGCTATAGTGACTGGCGTTGTAGCTTTCGTTCTTGGAAGCTGCTTCCCTATTATTTTCAAGTAAAACAATAAGAGGCTACTGCGTATAGTAACCTCTTTTGATATTATTTGTCTTTTTTGCTCTTAAGCAATTTGCTTACGTAAGAAGGTGACATACCCAATTCATAGGCAATATCTTTTTGAGATTTGCCACCTTTAAGCATCTCTTCAATGAATGGCAGATTATCTTTTTTCTCGCTCTGGATAGGGTTCTCTGTTTGTGTTATTTCATAACCTCCGTTTGAACGAGCGGTGTAATTGATGGTAAGAATACCATCTTCTGACATCTTACGCATAGCAACAGATTGATTGCGGATAACTATCTCATTATCGCAATTATCTTGTAACAGTTCCCCTATTGTTTTTTGCGCAAGCACTTCTGGAATTGGAGATTTAATATAATTGGTAATTTCTTGATTAGAACAAGATTTCTTAGCACTCATAAAAGTGCGCCTCCTTTAAAATAAATTACCAGTGAATATATTCATTTTCCCATTCACTTGTTAATCCTATTATATCTTCATAATGCGTAAAAGTCAATAGCTTTTAAGAAGAAAATCATTTTCAGCACTTTGCACAAAATCTCATAGAAAGGATTGATAATATGGCTGGTATAAAAAGTAAATACGGCAACGATTATAATACCCCCATTAGCGAATATGTCTTGACCGACAAAGCCGAAATAGCCGATCTCCCCACAACTACATCTGACGCAAAGGGCAAGTTTGCCAATGACGTGAACTTCAAAAATCGCCCTGCAATCGGTTCAATAGCACAGGTTATTGACAGTAATTCGCTTACAGTCTATATGCTTTCAAACTCAGGTTGGGTAGAAATATGATAATCAATAACAAGAAAGGAAGGTGACACTATGGATATGGTAACTTATGGCATACTCTCTAAGAGAATCAATGGCATTTTAAGCGGAGTTAAGTCCACTGAAGTGCAAGGCTCAATCTTGATTTTCAATTTTACAGACGGAACTTCTCAGGCCATGACGTTTCCTACTCCCAAAGACGGCGTATCAATCACGGACGTTGAGGTCGATGCAAACAAACACTTAATCGTTACGCTTTCTAACAATACCACTGTTGATGCAGGACTGATCTCCACTGTTAAGGGCGACAAAGGTGATACCGGAGCCAAAGGCAAAAACGGCATAGATGGTAAGGACGGCATTGATGGAACTAATGGCGTAGACGGTATCTCCCCTACTGTAACTATCACAGAATCGACAGGCAGGCATACTGTCTCTATAACCGATAAAGACGGTGTAAAATCTTTCGTCGTCAAAGATGGTTCTGCTCTTGATGTAGATAATTACTATACTAAGGACGAAGTTATTGCGGAGCTTGCTACAAAGGCAAACATAACCGATATTCCTGTTGTACCTGTAAATGTATCTGAGTTTACTAACGATGCAGGATACCTTAAGAATACCGTAGATAATCTTGTTCACTATTATAATAAGGCTGATACTTATACTCAGGCGGAGGTCAATACACTGATTTCCAACATCAATAAACTTACCTCTCAGATAGTTGACCAGCTTCCTACAGAAGATATTGATACAAGCGTTATTTATCTGATTAAGCAGGAAGATACTAATACTTATATGCAGTATATGTACATAAATGGCGCTTGGGCGGAGCTTGGTACAACTCAGGTTGACTTATCTGATTATTATAAGAAATCTGAAGTTGATACGAAGTTGGCTGATAAGGCTGATAAGACAGAGCTTCCTACGGTTCCGAGTGTGGTTTCTGCATTTACTAATGATGCAGGTTATTTAACTGAATACACTGAGACTGACCCTACTGTTCCTGCTTGGGCTAAGCAGGAAAATAAACCAACCTATACTGCGGCGGAAGTGGGTGCGCTTCCTGAAGACACTGAAATCCCTATTTTCACCAATAAAGCCGTTCTCGATAAAATCAGCGAAGAGAGAGTTGAGAGCTGGAACGAAGCAGTAACCTCCGCACATACTCACGATAATAAGATTGTTCTCGATAAGTTTACGGAGTCCGATGAAGGTGAAGTTCTTTATAAAGGCAAACAGATAGCAAGCGGTAATCTCTGGAATGGCACTAAGGAAGAGTTTGATGCTATTGAGGATAAAGACCCTGATACTACTTATGTGATTACTGATGATAAAGATGAGGAAGTGTCTCTCAGCGACTTGGTTATTGATGACAGTTCTACTACGTCTGAAACAAAGTCTTGGTCTGTGAAGAAGATAAATGATACTGTTGTTTTGAAAAATACTGGAATATTATATAAAAACGCTCCGACATCTTCAGGAATGACAACCTTTACATTAGACATATCCTCTTTAGGACTGACCCACGGTATATATCATTTTAAATGTTATATAGTAGGTAATGGCAATGTCGCTCATTGTGCTGAAGGCAGTATTGGACAATATGATGGTAGTTATTACATATCTATTGATTATAAATCATCTCACATTTCCAGTATTGTTACAAATGGAACAACAATTACAGTTACAACTTCTGCAGCTCATTATAATCTTAGTTTTTCTATTCAATCAATATATAATTGGGCAGAATCATAAGAAAGGAGAGTGAAACAATATGTCAATATATCAAGGCGACCAGAAAGTTGCAAATAATATAACTATCGAGAATACTTCATATTCTGTGCCTATTGGTACAATCATCAGCTATGCTTCCACTACTCTCCCTGTTGGTTTCTTGCTTTGTGATGGCTCGGAGATATCAAAGACTGACTATGCTGATTTATATGCTGTTGTTGGCAACAAGTTCGGCACGGCTACGGATACTACGAAGTTTAAGCTCCCTGATTTGAGAGATAAATTTATACAAGGTGCTAATGGTAATTTAGGTGCAAGTAAAGACGCTGGATTACCGAATATTACTGGTAAGTTTTATCACGATACAAATGCAAAAGCTGGACTATCGGGTGCATTTACATATGAAGGTACAGGCCGACAAAATTTAGCAAATGATGCACCGACAAATTCTGGTCTAATAACATTTGATGCTTCAAAATCAAATGCTATTTATGGTAATTCAGACACAGTTCAGCCGCCCGCAGTTTGTCTTCATTATATTATAAAAGCATCTAAGGTTTCAGACCAATCTTCTGATATCATAGACGACGCTGCTAATACAACAGATAAGACTTGGAGTGCAAAGAAGATAAGTGAAAGTATTCCTACTACTTTGCCAGCCAATGGCGGAAATGCTGATACAGTGAATGAGCATACCGTAGAAGACAATGTTCCCGCAGGTATTTTTGCATCTCTTCCATTTCAATGGGAACTAATAGGTACATCTACTCCTGAAACCGGTGATACTTCAACTAATACTTTTAAACAAACAATGTCTGGCGGTAGCCCTTTCTGTGTATATCATAGTTCTGGAATATTCTGTTTTGGCAATGGTGTTCCTGCTAACAGAGGTAAACTTTATGGAATGACCTCTGGAGCAGTCGCTTCTGTTACATATACCTCTGCTGGACTACTTACTGTTGAGGTTGGTTCTGGTACAGCATATATTTATGAAATGAAAACAATAAACTGACCCTCTAAATATTGAAAGTAGGTGATGATGTGTTTAATATTACTACTCGCAAGGATATTGTTAATATTCAGCTCACCCGTGGAGACACTGCAGTCATTGAAACGATACCTGTAATCGACGTTGACGAAGACGGCAAGATAACAGATGTGGATCAACCTATTACGCTTAGTGGGGACGATAAAGTTCTCTTTTGCGTAGGCAGTGCCACCGGAAGAATTTATTTAAAGAAGGTTCTGACTGCCAATGATTATGATGATGCAGGAACTCTTGCTGTAATACTTAAACCATCAGATACCATCCATTTACAGCCTTTCAACTACAATTTTGATTTTACTTATTTGCCTGAAAGCGGAGATGCTTACACCTACGCTTCGGGTATTTTTAGTTTGATTGATACAGTTGGAACTATTGAGAATGTAGGTGATAACAATGGTGGTTAAGGGTATTGTAAAGACCGGTTCTGGTGGGACAACTACGAGCAAAGAACTATATTTTAATACACGTCTTGAATTTCCTGCCGTTGGCAAAGAAAATATATTGTATATTGCAACAGATGAAGACCTGATATACAGGTTTGATACTGAAACAACATCATATGTTTGTCTCAGCGGCGGAGACAGTGATATAAATAGCATAAAGGTAATTCAAGGTATTTTATAAGAAAGGATTGATTCAAATGACTACGATGAATGTAAAGGTACTGCACGTATCCAAGACTACAGCGCAGTGGGCTGATGTAACTGATGTAATATCTAAGGGCTTGCTTTGCGTAGAGTTTACTGCTGACGGCAAGACCAAGCTCAAGGTCGGTAACGGTACAGATACATATGCTGATCTTCCCTATGCTGGTGGGGATATTGACATCACAAAGTATTCTACTACTGAGGAAGTCAACAACGCTATATCTGAGGCTGTTTCCGCTCTTGGAAATCTTATGACCGTTAAGGGCATCGTTGAAGATACTACTAAGCTGCCTACTACCAATAATAAGGTAGGAGACGTATATCTTGTTGGTGTCCAAGGTGAAACCACTGATAGTTTTTCCGAGTACGTTTGGACTGAGAACAACAAGTGGGAATTTATGGGCAGGGTTGCTACTGAAGTCAGCCTTGATGCTTATGCGACCAAGGTTTGGGTAACAGAACAGCTTACCGGTCTTAATGATGCAAAGCACACCCACACCAACAAGGATATTCTTGATGCGACCACTGCGTCTTTTACAACTGAGTTGGAGACAAAGCTCAACGGTCTGAAGAATACAACGGTAGATGGCGAGATCTCCGACGTCTCTGAAAATCCTGTACAGAACAAGGTCATCAAGACTGCACTTGACGACAAGATTGACAAGACAGATACTCTTGTACTTAACTGCACATTGTAAAAGGTGGTCTTATGGCTGAAAGAATTTTCGATAACGTCAAGATAACAAGCAGCTTCGAAATACCTGAAGCCAGAGAAAATTTAGTTTCAGGAGAAACACTTGGAAAGCTATTTGGTAAGATAGCTAAAGTAATTGATGATCTTGATCCGAGTGCGTTTGAAGGGTTTCCCGTTTACCAAAACACGACTGCAGAGTGGGACAAGCAGAAATCTCTTATTGCCGAAAATGGTGTTATATACGTTTACACTGACTACTCTTTTACTGGCAGTGATGGAAATACCTGCGTTGTTCCCAACATCAAAATAGGTGACGGCAAGGCGTATTTAATTGATACACCTTTTATTACAACCATTACTTCGGAGCTATTAGCAATTCATGAGAATGACACTATTAAGCACATTACCAATGAAGAAAGGCTTAAGTGGAATAATATAGCAAGTTCGTCTGACTTTGGAATGGTAAAGACCACTTCAGCAGTGACCAATACAACTGGTTTTACAGCTTGTCCGATAGTTGAAGGAGTTCCTTATTACTATGACCATACATATTCCATTATGACTGCGGCAACTGAGTCTGCAAATGGTAAGTACGGTTTAGTACCCAGTCCCGCTGCGGGCAAACAGAACAGTTTCCTTCGTGGTGATGGAACATGGGCAGATGTTACAGCAAGTGATTGTCTTCCTCTTGCGGGCGGAACTATGACAGGTACAATAAAATCTAATGCTCAGTATCCTCTTATTGTCAACGATGGAGATAGTAAGGCTTACGGTTTCCCTCTTAGGGTTAATAAGTCTGACGGAACAGCGATGTGTAACATAGCAACTCAGCATACAGATGCCTTGAACGCTTTGTTATTCCAGATTTACGAGCCAAGTGATACCTCAAAGTATGCTTATTTTAATATTTACGCAGATCCCTCTACTGGCTATCGCATGGCGACTAACTGTACAATGCCCAAAAACTACACGGCAGGTACTGTATTATACGGCAACAAAGCGACAACCGTAACGCTAAACTATAAACCATCTGCTGTTCTGCTCTATTGTGAAGCAGTAAACACCGGAGGCTGGGCTGTTATGGGATTAAATGCTTCTCATTTGACATCAACAGGATTTACTATTCCTGCCGGAGAAGCAGACAATAGCTCCGTGTATTGTTTTGCGCTGAAGGGTGGTTCATACTCGCCTTTTCTCGGTTCAACAGTCCATTATGTAGCATTTAAGTAA